GGTGGGGGGGGGGGGGGGGGGAACTACAGGGGAAATTCGTCGGCAGCCTCGCGCAGCGCTGCGTTGGCGCAGTGCCCTTTGCCGAAAACGTCATCGACGAGGCCGGACAGGACGACACACCAGCGGTAGCCGTTGGCCGCGCCCCATCCGAGGGTAGCAGAGATCGTCTCGCGCGACGACGGCCGGGCGCGGGCGAAGAACACCCAGCACGGTGCCTTGACCAGCACCTGCATGAGGATGTCGATGGTGAGCAGGAGCGAGATCAGCACCTGCAACGCCCGCTTGGGCATAGACGGGGGGTTGGTCATGTCATCCTCCTGCGGTCGGCAATTCCGGCCAAACAATTCCGGCCGGGTGGGGGGCTTGGGTGATGTCGCGCAGCGCCTGCCGGTAGGCCGCCCAGCGCGCGCGGGTCGCGTCGGGCACATCGGGTAGCGCCGCCCAGTCGCAGGCGTGCAGCAACGCGTGACGGCGTGCGCGCACTTCCGCCCAGAGCGCGTCGGGGTCTTCGGTCCGGCGCTCCCGGCGGTGGGCCAGCTTGCGCTTCACTTCGAGCACGCAGTTCCCGCAACGCCCCTTGTCGTCGAGGGCGAAGTCGTGAACGGCGTGACCGCACTTGATGCAGGGTTTCGTATCCATGTTACCTCAATATGTAAGCGTCAGCTGGCACTTTTCACCCCCCGGCGTCGCCGAGCGCGAAGAACTGGCCGTACCCGGCGCCGTCCACGACACCGACGTGATCGACGTAACGGAGCCTCCACCGGCATCAGTCGCACCTATGTCCGTGACGCCAGATGGCGCGGTGACCACCTCATCGAACGCACCCGTGATCGTCTTAGTGCCGGGGGTAAAATATGAGTTGGTGCCTGACAGATAGGAGGAACCTGCCAGTACCCACGAGCCAGATACCTTGGCATAGATATAAATCGCCACTGACCAGTCGGCGTAATATAGGCCGTAGCTATCGTAGTAGGCCGTCGAAGTCGTAGACCACGTGCCCTGTACCCGATACTGGTTGCCCACCGCATCAGGATTTGAACCCTTGCTGACCACACGGTTGGGCTGACCGGTTCCACCCGCAGCATCCGTCGTCAGGTTATAGTTGGTCGGTGCCCCCGGCACATTGACCTTGAGCCTTACAGTCGCACCGCTGGCGGTCTGATTATCCAGATACAGGTTGTAATTCTCGGTCGTACCGATCGGGGCGAGACCACCGGACTGGAATGTCGGGATTGGCAGGTATCCGGCGTTCGGGTAGCTGATGCTGTCCCCGTCCCCGACCTGCATGATGTACGGCGCGACGGCCATACGCAGGGCGAGGCCATTCGTGAACAAGATGCGCCCGCCGATGATGATGTCACCATCAAAGGTGGCGTTGCCGTTGGCAATCTTCATCGCCACCTTCTTGTTGGTCCCCGCCGCGTTGGTGACGACGACTTCCTGCGCCTCAAAGCCGATGCTGCTGGTGGGGTTCCCGCTGCCATCAACCGCCATCAGCTTGACCGACGCTGTAGCAGCGCCTGCGCTGGTCGAGAGGGTCACGTAGGACTGGAGCTTGCCGGTGTGATCGGCGATCACACCTGCCTGATAGGCTGCACTCGCCTCAGCGGTGTAGTCGGTGGCAACCGAACCAGCTTCGAGCTTGATCTGACGGAAGTTGCACGAACCCCCGTTCGCATTGAATGCGACGCAGCGGACTACCAAATAAGCGGTGCCGGTCGGGGCGGTCTCAGTGTGGGCGTAGGACTGACGTGCTTCAAAGGTGTTGCTGAAGTCGTGGCCGGAGCTGTCAACCTGCCCGCCGTCCAGCAGCACGTTGTTGCTGGCGTCGTAATAGATGACATCGCAATAGCCGTGGGTGCCGCTGCCCCAGATGGCACTGTCGTAGGACAGCGTATGCACTTGGCCGGCAGTCGCGGTGATGCGGTCGGAGACCAACACCTGCGTTCCGTCTATCCACGTCGAGACGTAGGCACCCCAGTAGTTGGTCCATGCACCAGAACCAGCTACCTGCACGTTCCAATTCGTGACGTTCGTCCACTTGGCAAGGCCGCTCTCGAAGCCGCCATTGGGTAGCAGGTTCGGTGAACCGGCAGACAGGCGCTGGGTGAAGGTCGATGCCTGCGATTGCAGCGTGGCGATGCTGCTCGATTGCATGGTGATGGACGCCGAGAACTGGCTGGCGGTCAGGTCATCCGAGTAGAGGGTGCAGGATGCCCCTTGCTCCAGCTTCACCCGCTTCCACGCAGCACTCGTGTTGGACCACGTGCTGCCGCCCCAGATATCGAGGTGGACACGGGCATAACGCACGCCCGAGGGCGGGGTCTGGTTCTCGATCTTGACCAGATTCCATCCGCTATTTCCGGCGTTGACAACCGCCTGCCCCGAATACCCGAGGTGGTTGTGTCCACTGTCGAGCCACTGGACGTAGGCTCGAACTTGGGCTGACCCCGTCACACCGCCAGCGTAGATTTCCGCCTGCAGACTGATGGCGGCAGTGGATTGGTAATCGACGTCCTGCCAAAGCCCCGATCCGGTTGTGTTGTTGCCCGAGGCCGAGACGAAGATATTGCCTTCGCCGTAGGTGCCAAGGCTGACATAGACGGGGTAGCTAGGGTTGTCCTGGTTCCACCCGGTTGTGCCGTTGGTCGCGCTTGGGTTCTTGAGGATATTCGGCTTGACCGCGATCGACGCGTTGATCGTCGATACCGACGTGGCAACCGATGCTATAGCGTTGGTCCGCACATCAGCCTCGTAGCTGATCGCGGCCTGCACGTTCTCCATCTGGTAGCGGCTGCCGCCGGGGGAGTAGTTGTTGAACAAGGTCTGCCCGCTGCGGGCCTTGCCAATGTAGGGCCTCCAGAACCACGCCCAGCTATCGCTCTGTCCAGAGTTGGTATCGATTTTGCGCAGAGCGAGAAACATGCGGGTCGTGCCTGCAGGGGCTTGGATCGCCTTGACGCCAACCTGTGTCCAGTTCGCGGGGTTCTTGCCGCCCGTGCTGACAGCGTCGCCTGCGTAACCGTAGCCGGTCCAGTTCCCCGCGTCGTCGAGGAACACCAGCACGACTGCGATGGGTGCTCGGTGGGCAGCACAGTAGGCATAGGCCTGATAGTATTCACCTGCGGTGGCGGAAACAGCAGCACTGCCCCACTCACCGATATCGGTCCCTGTGCCGAGACGACCGTCCTGACGCATCGACAGGACATTCTCAGCGACGGGATGCCAGTCTGACCCAGCACCGTTGACGGTGACGTTGTCGAACACCATCGAGCCGTTCGACTTACCGAATGCCCAACCCGCTGTCAGGCCGTTCGGGAAGTCCGTGTTGTTCAGGAGGTTGCCGCCGCCCGTGAACGCAGCGGACAGGGTGGCGCTAGTCGCAGCGCTCGACTCGCTCGCCGAAGCTGCGGAAGCTGAAGACGCGGCGTTCGTGGCCGAGGTGTTTGCGTTACCTGCGTAGGTCGCAGCGTTGCTGGCATAGGTCGATGCGGTGGACGCTGACCCGCTTGCCGACGATGCGGACCCGGCAGCGTTGCTGGCGCTGGTGGATGCCGCGCTGGCCGAGCCGCTGGCACTATTAGCGCTGTTGGACGCTGCCGTTGCCGAAGTCCCCGCCGAAGAAGCCGAGGTGCTGGCGCTGCTTGCACTCGACGATGCCGCCGACGCGCTGTTGCCCGCGCTGGTTGCCGAGTTGGCAGCGTTCGTCGCACTGGTGCTGGCAGACGACGCGGACCCGGCAGCGTTGCTGGCGTAGGTAGCAGCCTGACCGGCACTGGTGCTGGCGTTGCCCGCATAGGTTGCGGCATTCGTCGCTGACGTGCTGGCGTTGCTCGCCTGCGTCGAAGCGGTTGAGGCCGATCCGGCAGCGTTCGAGGCATAGGTCGCTGCCGAGTTGGCCGAGCCGGATGCGTTGCTCGCCGAAGTCGCGGCGCTGCCTGCGCTCGACGACGCCTGCCCCGCGCTGGTGGCTGCGTTGTTGGCCGAGGTGGTCGCGCTCGATGCCTGCTGACCTGCGGTGGTTGCCGACGCCGCAGCGCTCGATGCCGAGGACGCGGCTGCCGTCGCCGAACCGGCAGCGTTGTAGCTCTCGGTAATGTCGGTCAGTTGCAGGCGGCGAACGTGGTAGACCGCGTCGGAATAGCTCGACCCGGCGTTGTCCCAATTGATGTGCGCGCGCGGACGCGCCCAGAACAGGTTGCCATCGGCGACCCAGTCGAGGTCGAACGTGGTCCACGTCGCGAACGGCATGGCGGTGAGGAGGTTGACCGCCGACGTCACGCCTTGCCAAGCGCCCGAACCATCCTGCCGGTAGAGGCCAAAATGGGCAAACGACGGACGGCCGTTGGTCGCCTCGACGACGCGGGCGATGTCGATCGACACGCGGTAGCGCCGCCCCGGCGTGGGGACGAACGTACCGCGCGAGGCTACCAGCGCATACTGGTTGGCACGCGAGGCAAACACCGGATAGCTGGCGGAGCCGAACCAGTCGTCGCCCCAGATATTGCCGGGCGTGTAGTTCCCCTCGTCGCTAATCCAGAACTGGTGCTCATTGGGGGTGAAGCCCGAGGGAAGCAGCTGCGCGGCGGCGGTGGCTGAGACTGACGAACTGGTCGCGGCGCTATTGGCGCTGCCCGCCGCGTTGGTCGCCGAGGTCGCGGCGCTGGAAGCCGACGACGCTGCATTGCCCGCGTAGGTGTAGGCATTACCTGCGTAGGTGAAGGCATTACCCGCACTGCTGGCGGCGTTACCTGCATAGGTCGAGGCGGTGTTGGCGCTGCCCGAGGCGTTGGACGCCGAGGTCGCGGCGCTCGATGCGCTGCTGGCGGCTTGGCCTGCGCTGGTCGAGGCGTTGTTGGCCTGCGTCGTCGCGGTCGAAGCCGACTGCCCGGCGGCGGTCTGCGATGCGGATGCGCTGGAGGCCGAGGTGGCAGCCGCCGTCGCCGACAGCCCCGCCGCATATTCGGACGTGATGTCGGTCACGACCGGCGCCGACAGGTACATGTTACCGGCGTTGAAGTTCTGCGCTGCGCCGCCCCAGCCCGAGAGGCCAAGCACCTGCACGATCGGGAACCAGTACGGCGGCCAGCCGCTCGCAGGGATGGTGACGTCGAGGCCGATCGGCACCCAAGTGTTGGCGGGGATATGGAACGACCCGCCGTTGCAACCGGGTGCAACTGCGACGTTATCCCCGCTGACCCCGACAGAAGTGCCGTCACTCCAGACGCCCGTGTTCGTGCCACCAAGCCAGATATTGACATAGGCGTTGGTGGCATCACCGATGGCCCAAGCCGTGTAGCGGTAGCGCCGCCCGGGCTGCGTCACGATGCCCTTGGCCGGGTAGATCGAGAGTACGTTGTGACTGGTATCAGTGCGAGCGAGGTAGGGCGATTTCCAGCCCCAGTCGGCATGCGCGGGTCCATCGATCGAGACGTTGTTCTCGACGATCCACGCCGCGCGTTGATCCGGGGACAGCCCGCCGGGCAGCATCGCTTGTAGAACCGAGGTGGCCCCGTCCTTGGCGCTCGCTGCCGTCGTCGCGCTGGAGGCGGCGCTGTTGGCGCTGCCCGAAGCATTGCTGGCGCTGGTCGCTGCCTGCGACGCCGACGTGCTCGCATTGCCCGCCGAGGTGTTCGCGGACGTCGCCGACGCAGCGGCAGCGCTGGCGCTGTTGCCCGCGTTGGTGGCCGAGGTCGATGCTGACGAGGCACTGCCCGAGGCGGCGCTGGCGCTGTTCGCGGCGTTGGTGGCCGAGGTCGCGGCAGCCCCAGCCTGCGTGCTCGCCGTGCTCGCCGAGCCGGCGGCGCCGGTCGCGCTGGTGCTGGCGTTGTTGGCATAGGTTTGCGCCTGCCCGGCAAAGGTCAGCGCGTTCGACGCCTGCATGTAGGCGTTGCTCGCCTGCGTCGCGGCGTCGTTCGCCGACGTGCTGGCCGAGGTTGCGCTGTTCGACGCGCTGGTGGCGCTGTTGCCGGCGGCGGTCTGCGATGCGCCTGCGTTCGACGCGCTGGTGGCAGCGGCGCTCGCATAACCCGACGCGGCTTGGCTCTCGGTGACATCCTCCAGTCGGAAATCGCTGATGCGGATTTCCATACTGGGCTGACCCCAATCGCCATCAATGATTACGAACGGGATGATCGCCTGCACGCCCGCCGGGATCGTGGTGACCGCGTCGATCAGCTGGTAGCCATAGGTGCCCCCACCGCCTGCGGCGTTCTGCCACCAGAAACTCTGGGTGCCATCCGCCATGAGCATCGAATAACCAAGGCCGCCGGGGAACGCACCGAACTGCACCGACACGTGTCCGTAGACGTGCAGCTTGCGCCCGCCCCAGTTGCCGTAAATCCAGTCACCCTCGAAGGCGTCGCGCGTGTTCGCAATGAACAGCGCCTTGCCGCCCGACACGGGGGCGAGAGGCTGGCCGTAGTAGGCGGGGTTGATGACCGAGCACGGCCCGCCGGTCGGGTTGTACCACTGGCCGACCGAGCCGTCCGAGAAGGTGCCCTTGCGCACGATGTTGCGCGAGGCAGCCGAGCTTTGTGCCTGCGCTGCCAGCGTGGCGCTGTTCGAGGCCGAGGAGGCGCTTCCTGCTGCATTGCTGGCGCTGCTCGAAGCCTGCGACGCAGACGTGTTGGCGTTCGATGCCGACGTACCCGCTTGGCCCGCGCTGGTGGCCGCATTAGTTGCCTGCGTCAGCGCCGAGCTTGCCGAGTTTCCCGCATTGGTCGCGCTGATCGCAGCGTTCGACGCGCTGGTGGCAGCCGCCGTCGCCGACAGCCCCGCCGCATATTCGGACGTGATGTCCTCAAACTTGATGCCCGTCAGATAGACATGGTTGCCCACCGGACCCGTATAGTTGGCAGCGTTGTAGATATGGAACATCGGACGGACGTACGCGGGCCAACCGGCGGGGACGGTGAAGTCGATGCCGACTTTGGTCCACGTGTTGGCGGTCAGCCCGCCCGAGACGATCGCGGCGGGCGGGCTGCTGACGGTCGCGTTCACGTTCTGCGAGGTGCCGTCGTCCCAGTTGGATGTGCTGGTGCCGCCCACCCACATTCCGGCGGCGCAGGCGCTGTTCCACGCATAGGCCCAACCCGTAGCCCGGTGACGCCGTCCCTGAACGGCAGGGATGCCGAGGCGCGGGAATACGTACATATCACTGACAGCCGGATCGCCGTGGGCCAGATAAGGCGCGGGCCAACCGTCGTTGACTTGGGCCGGCCCAATTACCTCTGTCGAACGATCGATCCGGTAGGCGTCGCGCCCGTAGGGGTCCAAGTTGGGCGGGAACAGTGCCGCCGCCGTGTCACGAGCGCTGTTCAGGTAGCCCGCCGTGGTCGAGGAGAACGACGACGCGCTCGACGCACTGCCCGCTGCGTTGGTGGCCGAGGTCGCGGCCTGCCCTGCGCTGACCGACGCCGCGCCCGCGCTCGATGCGGCGTTGGTCGCCGATCCTGCCGCTGCCGTCGCCGAGTTGCCAGCATTGGTGGCGCTGGTCGAAGCCGAGGAGGCGCTACCGGCGGCAGCGCTGGCCGAGTTGCCCGAGTTGGTCGCCGACGTGGCGGCAGCCCCGGCGCTGGTCGAGGCCGAGGATGCGCTACCGGCGGCATTGGTCTCGGAGGTGTGCGCGTTGCTGGCGTAGGTCGCCGCGTCATTGCGGAACGACAGCGCGTTGAACGCCTGATTGTAGGCGTCGGTGACCGACTGCGCAGCGGCGCTCTGGGATGCCTGCGCCGCGTCGCGCGCGGACTGGGCGGCACCCTGTGCGCTTTGCGCGGCATCGCGCGCGGTCTGGGCACCGGTCTGGTAGCCGAGCGCGGCATCGCGGGCCGACTGCGCGGCGGTCTGCGCGCTCTGGGCGTTGGTCTTGGCGGTCTCGGCGGCGGTCTGCGCGGTGGACGCGGCGCTCGATGCCGCCTGCGCCTGATCCTTCGCCGTGCTGGCGGCCGAGGCATAGGTGTTGGCGACGCTGGCGCTGGACGCCGCTGCTGCGGCGCTGGAAGCTGCCGCCGCCGCCTGCTGCGCCGCGCTCTGGGTCGAGCCGTACGTCGCGATCAGGCTGGCGATGTCGCTCTGCGCCTGCGAAATCTGTCCGGTGACATCGGTCGGCCCGGCGCTGATCTCGGCGCTGGGGGTGCCGTCGCCGAACACGTCGAAGGGCACCAGCTTGAGGTAGTGCGTCGCCTGTGCGAGCTTGGGGATCGTCACCCGCGAACCGGTGCCGGTGTAGCGCAGATTGGCATTGGTCAGCGCGACCGGCGAGGTGGTGTCGGCGTAGACGCGGTATCCGGCATAGTCGGGGTCGGCCGGATCGGCGACGGTGACCATGATCCCGTCTAGCGTGCCGGTTGCAGCCGGTTGCACCGCCCACGTCGGCGCCGGGTTGGTGAACGTCGTCGCGGCCATCGCCGAGAGGTTGCCGTTGACGTCGAGCATCTGCACCCCGATGCGCGGACCCCGGATCGGGCCGCCGTCGGCGTTCTGCATGTCGTAGGTGTAGACGTAGCTCGCATCGGTGACGATGGCGGTGCGGCGCACGCTCACCCCGTTGGCGGCGTAGACCGTGACCTTGAAGCCCGCGAAGAACTGGTCCTTGAAGGCTTGGCCCACCTGCCCGTCGGGGGCGCCGATCGCGCGGGCATCCCAGCGCACGGCCAGATCAGGTCCCGAGAAGGTGACCATGCCTTCGGGCGTGGTCGGGTTGGTGACCATCGCGCGTGCGTTGACGTTGGTCGCGTCCTGCACGTTGTAGAGGCCCGAGAGCACCGCCGAGGGCACGCCCATGGTATTGACCGCGAAGACGCGGCACTCGTAGGCACCGTTGATCGGGCTGTCGATGATCGCTTCGGTCGAACCGGTCTGGGGCAGCGAGGCCCAGTTGCCGCTGTCAACCCGGTAGGAGAACATGTAGCCCGAGAGGATCGTGGTGTCCGACTTGGTCCACGTGACGATCAGGCTGTTGGCGACGCTCGCGCCCGAGGTGCGCGTCTCGACCCGGAACTGCATGTCGGTCGGCGGCGCGCAGTACGACGGGTTGGGCAGCTTCTGGTAGGTGCCGGCGGGGTCTTCGATGAAGTTGGCGCTGTTGTCGGCGATGTCGTACTTCTCGGCGCGGTATTCGAGCGCCAGCACCTCGAACTGCCCTTTGGTGGCGTCCGCGATCGACAGCACGCGGAACGGGCGCGGCTCGACGCTGCCGATCTCGGACAGCGCGAAGATCGCCCCGACAATCGGCATGTCGCCGCTCGGCAGCGGGGTCGCCAGCGTGACGATGTCGGTGCTGCCCGGCGCGTTGGTGACGGCGGCCGAGAACAGCTGGCCGGTCTTGGTCATCACCGAAAGCTCGTACTCCTCGCCCGCCGCGAAGGGGAACGGGGTGTCCATGCGCACGCTGGAGGTCGCCACGTCGAGAATGCGCCCGCCCATGCGCGGCCCGGCGTAGGCGGGGTCCACGATCTCGATGACTTCGCCCGGGACCAAGTCAGCCGCCTCGTAGCCCGAGGTGAACTTGACGGTCTCGGTCTCAAGGATTTCGGTGGCGAGCAGCCAGCGCCCGAACCGCCGGGCCTGCCCGCGCGAGGTGCAGCCGATGGCCGCGACTTCGGTGGGCAGCATGCCGTATCGCTTGATACCTTCCTTGTCGGGGATCACCTCGTAGTCGATGGTGTACCCCAGCTGCGGGTTGTTCCACGAGACGATGGCGACGGTGTGACGGGCCTTCTTGGAGGTGCCCGCGTACTCGAAGTCGCCGTTGATGACGTTGGCGGGCGCGAAAATCTTGACGGTGCCCTGCGGGCGGTCCTGCGCCAGCGAGAACAGCCCCGCCGACCAATAGGTCATGCCCCGGAACGCCGAGGCGAGGCCGGTGAGCACGTTGTAGACGGTCTCGGCCTTGTTGATGACGCCGTTGAACGCGAAGCGCGGCTCGACGCCGCCGTAGCCGTCCGGGACGCCTACAAATGTTCCCGTCGTCTCATTAATCGCGTCGCAGTAGCGCGCGATCTGGTAGAGAGACCACTTGTCCACGTAGACCGGGTCGATGCCGGCGCCGTAGCGGGTGTTGGTGGCGATGTCGTACATCACCCACGCCGGGTTGTTGGTCCACGCCCACTTGAAGGTGCCGTCCCACAGGCCGGTATAGGAGCGCGCGATCGGGTCGTAGTTGCTCGGCACGCGGATGATGAGGCCATAGACCTCGTAGGCGCGCGCCGGGATCGTGGTCCCGAAATACTGCGCGTCCACGCCCACGCCGATCAGCGCGGTGAACGGGTAGGTGAACTTGTGGTCGTAGACCAGCTGCATGCGGCTCCAGTTGGTCGCATTGGTCAGCTTGACGGTGTTGCTGTCCGCCGTCTGGCGCACGATGGTGACATCCCACGGCCCTTGGCCGGGCAGGTCGATGCGGTAGTCCTCCTCGTAGGGCGACACGCACTTGCCCGAGATCGTCGAGACGGCGGCGAGCACCTGCGGATCGGTGCCAGCGTCGGCGCGGCTCTTGACGTAGATATTGTGCACCACGGTCGAGCCGGCGATGTGCTGGCCGTTGTCCTGCGCCTCGTTGAGCGCGGGGACGTTGAGCGTGACGATCACCGCGTCGGCGTCGAGATCGCTGATGCGGCGGGTGTTGCTGATGCCGGCTTTCAGTTCAAGCTGACTGAAATCTGCAACGGGTTGCATCGCCGATGGGAAACCCGCGATGTAGTCCTGATCGGCAAGCCCGGGCGTGAACACCCATTGCACGCCGTTGAAGTTGGCGGTGCCGTCGGCCGAACGGATCGGGGTGTTGTCGAGGTAGATCGACTTGTCGCCATTGACCAGCCCCCGGATTTCGCCTTCGCTGATCGCGTCGAGCACGTAGCCGGTCGCGGTCGAGCGCAGCGAATTGGGGTCCTCGACGAACTTGCCGCCCTTGCCGCCACCGGCACCCGTAACCGGCCAGCGCCGCAGCGTCTGGGCGGCCGACTTCATCTGGGAGGGCTTGACATGTTCGGTCATGGGAGAAGTCCTCAAAAGGAAGTGTCGATGTACTCGCCGATCAGGCTGCCGCCGTTCCACGCGAACATGGTGCCGCTGCCGCCGTAGCGAGTGTTGGAGACGCCCGATGAGATCGGGACCGAGCCGACCCGGATCGGGCCGCCGTAGACCAGCGGTAGCACGTCGCCCTGAACGCCGACGTTGCTCGCACCGGTGAAGATATAGCTGTCGTCCTTCTTGGCGTCGGACGCGGCGGGGGCCTTGGCGAGGACTTGGCTGACGCCTTGCAGCGCGATCATGCCTCCGATCAGCGCAAGGTTGCCGAAGGTGACGTTCATGCCGAGCAGCGAGAACGCGGTGGCACCGATCGCGTGCGCACCCGTCGCGGCAGCCCCGGCGCCGATGCCGCTCATGATCGCAGGCGCGGCGATCCACGCGCCGGCCACCAAGGCGACGCCGATCAAAATCTTGCCGAGGCCGCGTCCGCCCGCGCCGGTCACCGCCGGGATCACGTGCAGGTCGCTTGCCCCCAGCCCGAGCTTGAGCATGTCCTCGTCCAGCTGGCAGGTCTCGTCGGCCAGTTCCGCGCGCAGCCGCGCCGCCGGGATGCGCCCGCCCCGGTAGTCGGGGAAGTTCTGGCGGATCAGGGTGAACGCGCCGTCGCGGATGATCCCCTCGAAATCGGGGCGCTGGATCAGGATGGCGCGGATCGCCTCGGACGCGCTGTGGACGTCAAGCTCGATCCGCTTGGACCCCATCGCCTGCGCCAGCGTCCCGTAGAGGTGGATCGTTTTCTTCACATGGGGTCTCCGGTTGACGGTCCAGTGAGGTGTGGCGCAGCCAAACTTCGATGCGGGGAAGCCAGCGGGAAAGCGGCGCTTCCTCTGACACCCTATTAAGTAGGTGGTGCACCATCATCTGTCCACCCGTGTAGACAACACCATGGTTCAATCTGTGCGGAGACATCACCCGCACCAGCCCGACATCGCCCTTTTGCAGCACCAGCGGCGAGCGTTCGTCGCCCGGATCGGTGTGGATTTCATGGGGGGCCAGCCGGCGGAAGCCTTCGCGCCGGTAGTAGTCCATGAACAGGTCGGGGGCGGTGCGCGGGTCTTCGCCTTCCGCGCCGAGCCACCATTCGTCGTCGCGCGGCTCGCTGGTGATCGCGATGCCGAACTGCTGGCGGTAGTAGCGCACGATGGCCTCGACGCAGTCGGCGACGCCCGGGCGGAACGGCACGCCGGTGACCGGGGCATCGGCCTCGATCGGGAAGCTGAACTCGTCGATCACGCGCGGCACGGGGTCGCTGTGCGAGAGCGCCGGATCACCATCGCTGCAACTGGTTGCAACCGGCGGCACCAGCACCACGATCACCCACGGCACGTTCGTCGCGCGCTGGGAGATCATGTCGGCCCGCGACGGCGCGCGCTGCCCCTTGGTGTGCGAGTGGACGATGGCGACAAGGTTGCCCGCCTCCAGCGCCGCCTCGTACGCGCCGGGGTCAAGCTCGAAGCTGTCTTCGCGCCGGTCCTCGGGGGCGACGTTCTCGCAGCGCTGGTAGGCGAGCACACCGTCGTCCTGCCGGGTGACCATGCCGCAACACTCCTCGGGGAAGGTGTCGCGGGCGTGGGCGTAAATCTGGCCGCGCAGGTACGGCGGCACGCGGAAGGCGTGATCGTTCATCGCTCGTTGACCCCCAGAAAGCCCCCGTAGGGGAGGACGCCCTTGGCGCCGAAGCGGAGCTTGCACCCGGCAAGGTCCTGACTGCACGTGTCGAGCGCCTTGTCGGTGACCGGGTTGCCGTCGATGTCGAACATCGCCGTGCCGGTGTACGAACACCCCTGCACGTTCGAGTAGTCGAAATCCCCGGTGTTGACGTCGTAGACGCGGTACGGCCACAGGCAGGTGTGCTTCCAGCACTTGCGCTTGGGGATGCTCTCGCCCTCGCGGTCGAGGAAGCTCGCCATGGTCCATTCGAGGTAGAGCTTGTTGGCCTTGCCCTTCTGGATCACCTCCCACACCGTCGGCGGGTAGGCGGCGTCGGGGTCGGCGTGGGTCTGGCCGTCGAGGAACTGCGAGAAGGTGACGATGCGGGTCAGCACCGCGCCCACCAAGTCGCGGTAGGCCGCCGCGATGCTGCCGGCGATGTTGTTGATGTTGGCGATGCGCAGCATCGGCTGGGGCAGCTGGCCGCGCCCGTTGATCTCGAAGCCCGTCGCCTCGATCGGCACGCTGGCGTAGGTCTTGCCCCGGTAGACGATCTGGTTCTCGCCGAGCGAGGACGGCGAGAAGTACAGCTTGCCGCCCGGCGGCAGGTCGGCGGTGGGCAGCTTGAGCGGGGTCAGGTCGAGCACGAACAACTCGACGCGGTTGCCCGGGGCGAGGCTCTGGCTGACTTCGGCGATGGTGGGGTTGGTGGTGCCGGTCATGGGCGTGCGCCTTGATTACGGGGTCACTGGGGGTTGAACGAGCGCACGAAGCTGGCGGTGATACCGTAGTTGGCCGGACCGATGAAGCGCGGCTTCCACTTGGTGCAGCGCCAGCGCGTCGCCGCCGCGTCGCCGGGGTACTTCCACATGAACGTCCCCGCACCGGCGAGACCGGTCAGGAACGTGTCCACGCTCTGCGCCTCGGCCTGCGTCAGCCCTTCCCAGACCACCTCGGTGGATGGCTTGATCGTGTTGATGCCGTCACCCGAAATCTGTTCGTAGCCGTCGCCATAGGTGCTGACGTTGTTGCGCGGTTCCTTGTCGATCTCGACCGGGAAGATCGGGCCATAGGACAGCGGGAAGGTGGGGGTCGTCATGGAAGCTCGCTCCTACACGTGTTCGTCAGCGCTTGGACAGGATGCCGCCCGAGCGCAATTCGTTCGCCAGTTGGCGCTTGACCAGTCCTTCAAGCGCCTTGACGGTCTGCTGGCTGATCTCGGCACCGGCTGCCTTGGGATCGTGCACGTCGCCCTGCATGGTGATGCTCACCTGCGGCGCGAAGTGGATGACCTGACCGTCGCCGCCCATGCCGCCCTTGGGCAGGAGCGCCTTCACGCCGAAGTTGCCGTCGGCCATGCGCATGGTCGGGAAGATCGCTTCGCCCGCCTTGGCGATCACCGGTACTTCGCCCGCGTTGACCCCGGGGATGCCGCCGACGTGGAACCGGCGCGCACCGGCGAACACCGACGGGCTGACCACGCTGGTGGATGGCGCGTTGCCGCCGGTGATGCCACCGGTGTGGAACACGCCGAGACCGAAGCCCAGCCCGGGGAAAATGCTCTTGAGGCCCGAGAGCAGCGTCTGCTGGAGCGCCAGCCGGGCGAGGTCGGCAATGATCGAGTTGATGAACCCCGAGAAGTTGAACTTGCCGGTGGTGATGAACTCGGCAAGGCCGTCCGACGCGCCCTTGAACGCGTTCTTCCACACGTCGGCGCCGGTCAGCGCCGTGTTCTCCAGTTCGATGCCGAACTGGATCAGCCCCTTGCGTGCCTGCCCCATGAAGCTGTTGTTGGCTTCGAGCAGCGAGCGGGCGCGGGCCTGCGCCGCGTTGTAAATGTCCTGATTGATACCAAGGCTGGCGAGGACCTGTGCGAACGCCGCGCCGTCCTGCGTTCGCATGGCTTCGAGCGCGGCAAGCTCGCGCTGGAGCGCCGCGTTCTTCGAGAGCTTGTCGTTGAAGCCCGCGTAGGCGCTGACCAGCCCGGCAACCAGCGACGCGCCCTTGGTAACGTCCCACGCCTTGGCCGCGTCAGTACCGGCCCGGGCGATGTCGGTGTCCACGCCGTGCGCGCGGCCCGCGTCGGTGACCTTGCCATCCTTGTAGAAGCCGGCCTTCTGCGCTTCGGCGATGGCCTTGTTCTTGGCCTCCATGATCGCAAGGCTGCGCTCGTCGAGCGACAGGCCCGAGAGCTTGGCGCGGTAGTCTCGGTCGGCCGCGTCGTGGGCAAGGTCGTACTGCTTGGCGAGCGCGTTGCCGATCTTGTCGGTGACCAGCGCGACCAGCTTCGCCATGCGCACCTTGTCGTCGTCGAGGTTGACGATCTTGTTGTTCACCGAGAGGATTTCTTCGAGCGCCGACTTCTGCTTCTTGATCTCGGCGTCGAGCGTGGACATACCAGCCTCGTCGGTGTTGTCAGCGAGCTTCGACCAGAAGTCGCTTTCCTTTTCCGCGTCGGTCTTCGCGCCGCTCGACCCGCGACCCGTCTTCGGGTTGCGGTTGGCCTTGATCGCGTCGGCGGCTTCCTTGATGCGCCCGCGCGCGTGCTTGTCGGCGTTGGACGCGATATGGTCCATCACCCAGTTGCCGGCCTTGTCGTACTCGCCCCACGACTTCTTGAACGCGTCGCCCATGTGCTGGCCCATGCGCCCGGCAGCGCCAGCGAAGCGGTTTTCGAGCACCGGGATGTCGTGCTCGCCGACGCGCTGGAACACCTGCCCGAACCCGGCCGAAGCGAGGATGCCGTTGGCCTTGTCGAGGAACCAGTTCACCCCGTTGATCGCCATCTGGATCAGCTTGTTGATCGCGCCGATCGCGAGGTTGACCGCCGAGAAGAAAATGTCGCCCAGCGCCGACGGGAAGTCATTCCACGCGGCGATGACCGCGCGGATCGTGCCGGCGAACGCGGTGTAGATCAGCTTCGCGATCAGGTTGCAGAACTGGCCGATGCTAGACACGAGGTCCTTGAACATCGTCACGATCAGATCGACCGTCGCCTTGATCCACGGCACGTCGTAGGCGTTGTGGATCGCTTCCTTGACCGTGTCCCAGATGCCGACGATCGTATCGACGTAGGTCACCTGCAAGTCGTTGTGCTTCTTGATCTCGCCGTTCGCGCCGACGGTCTCGTCCTTGAGCTTGCGCATTTCCTTGGACGTCAGGCCCAGCGAGTTGGCGTAGTTGGTCAGGCTGGTCTTCTCGGCCTCGGTGTTCAGTTCCTTGTGCACGAGGAACAGCCCGGCCATACCGGCGATGACGACGGGGAGCACGGTTTCGAGCAGCCCCAGCTGCGTGAGCAGGATCGAGGTCGAGCCGGCCATGCGGGAGAAGTCGCCGCGCCCCAGTTCGCGGGCGAGCACGACGCTCTCGCGGATCGCGCCCGAACCCAAGTGGAACTTGGCGGCGGTCTTCTCGGCGGCGATGCCGACCTTCTCGACGTCGCGTGCGGTCTCGCCGTACTGCTGGACGAACGAGGCGGCATCGGCGGCGGATTTGCCGGCGGTGGACCCCCAATGCATCACCGCGTCGCGCGCGGCGTCGTACGCGCCGAGCAGCGAGTTCTTGATCCGACCCCCGGAGGCGACCGCGACCTTTTCGGCGTCAGCGGTGGCCTTGGCGACGGCAGCCGACGCGACAGCGGCTTCGGCGCCGATGGCGTTGCCCGCCGCGTTGACGATGCGCGTGGTGGGGTTGATGTTCTGCTGCATGGCGGGCTTCGAGCCGGGACCGGCGCCTGCCCCGACGGCCGGGGTGAGCGGGCCGGTGGCCCCCATGGCGGCGTTGCGCTCCTCCTGCGCGTCCACCGAGCGCGCGACCATGGCGCTGATCCGGGCCTGCGCCTGCGCTTCGCTTTCCAGCTGGCGGGTCATCGCCCGGCTTGCCTGCGTCGCCCGGTCCCGCACGGCGGCCATGCGTTCGGTGGTGGTGATGCCGTTGGCCTGCGCCACGTCGGTCGCGCGCACGGCCTGCGCTGCCTGCGACGCGGCGGCCTGCATGTCACGCGACGCGCGGGCGACGTTGGACAGTTCGCGGGCGGTGTTGGCCGCATCGCGTGCAACCCGCTGCAAATCGGCCGACAGCGACTGGAGCGCCGCCCGCGCGTCGTTGCGCATGCGAATGATGAACAGGATTTCGCGATTGGTCATGGGTCCGCCCCCGGGTTAGGACTTCTTCGACCGGCGATCCTGTTCGGCTTGGGCCTCGGCCACGGCGCTGTCGATCACCATCATCGCGATCGTGTAGCGGTAGCCTTGTTCCTCCAGCGAACCGGGATCGGGTAGATACCCACGCATGTAGGAACGATACGCCTGAAAAACAGAGGCGAAGTATGCCGGCTTCTCGTATATGGGCCGACGCGGGCATCGCCATAGCTCGTGGCCGTCGAGCATGACCGGCAGGGGCGCGTTTTTCTCGCATCCCCGCTCGGTTTTCTGGAGCGCCGTGCAGGTCGAGCAGTCGCGGTCGGGGAGCAACTGCATCGCCAGCACGGCGACCCTTAGTTTCCCGCTTCGACGCCCGTCATGTCGTTCATCGCCATGAGCTTGCTGCCCAGTTCGGCGATGACCTCCTGCGGGATGGTCGAGAGCACTTCGTCGGTGACGACGGCGTAGCTCTTGCCGCCCATGTTGCGCTTGAAGGTGCGGAACGGGATGTCGTTGCCGGCGGTGTCCTTGAGGCCGGTCCACCCGCGCAGGCCGAACTGGCAGGCGAGGTAGTACAGCTGGTTCTGGCCGACCGAGACGTCCACTTCGTCCTCGGGGGCGGTGGGGTTCACCGCGAAGGTGGTGGCGTCGTCCTTGAGGCGGCCCATGACCTTGCTGTCGAGGGTGCCGAGCTTGAAGGTGGTCGCGCCGTCCTTGCCCGCGTCGGGGTCGAGCTTGGACTGGTAGGCTTCTTCTGCCGAGAGGGTGAGACCGATGATTGCCATGATACCTATCTCCTAGGTTGCTTGGTGGGTTTGGGGGTTCGGTTGGGTCTGGGGGTGTTCTTGGTGACGCGGCGCCGGTCGATGTACGTGCCGGGGACGACGTCCACGATGCCCTGCGCTTCACTGGCGGTCAGGCACACGTCGTAGATGCGCAGATTGTCGCCCTCGGGGGTGAGGACGTTCATCCGCTGCATGACGATGTAGACCTTGATCTCGAACATGTCGGGTCTCGCCAGTGGAGGGGAGCGCCCCGGTGCAACTGGTTGCAACCTTCCGGGGCGCTGGATGGGCGGCGGTGCCGGGGCGGATCAGCCGAAGTGGAACATCACTTCGTCGTTGCCGGCGTAGCGGGCGAACTGCATGCCCACGTCGTACATGCGGTTGTTGTTGCTGTCCGAGTAGCCCAGCGACGACGTCTGGACGCGCGGGCCGAACAGCGACACGGTGTTGCCCACGGTGTTGCCGATGCGGGCGAAGAACGCCTTCTGGTCGCCGGTCTGGTAGTCGCCCCAGAACGCGTGCGTGCCCTCGGTCGTCGCTTCGGGCTGCAAGCCGCCCTGCGGGGTGCGGTCCTGCAAGGTGTAGCCCCGGAAGCCGAGCGGTGCGTTGGCGTCCTCGCGGACACCGGCCTGCAAGGACAGGTTGAAGCTGATCTGCTTGATGACCAGCGAGGCATCCTTGCCCATGGTGACCAGTGCGTCCTGAAACAGCGCCGGCAGCTTTTGCTCGAACACGAGACCGGTCGGCAGCGCCGCATCGACCACGTCGTTGTGCACGCCCATGAAGGTGAACTCGGCGGTGACGATGCCGCCCGCGTCCGCCGTGAACTGGAACGTGCCGACGGCGCCGGTGAGCTTGTGCTTGATGCCCTCGTAGTAGACCTCGATCGTCGCGGTCTCGAAGCCTTCCGACACCGGCACCAGCTTGACGCCGATCGGCCACACCATGACGGTGAAGCGGTCGCCGATGGCAAGGTTGGTCGTGATGGTCGGGGTGATCGTCGCGCCGCTGGTGCCCAGCGAGATCGCGCCGCTGGCCGCGATGTTGGTCGATGCCGTGCCGTAGTCGGGGTTGTTCGGGGTCACGGTGAACTTGGCCGCCGCCGCGTTGCCGCCGGTGGTGCAGGTCAGGTCGAACATCACCGGCTCGGTGTTGTTGGGGGTGCCGCCCGACGCCCACGTCGCCGCGCCCGCGTTGTTCGCGCCGCCGAACACGTTCGAGACGCGGTCGGCCGTGGTCGAGCACGGCAGCAGCGCGAAACCGCAAGCGCGGAACAGGCGTGCGAGCTTGGCAGCATCGGCGGTCAGGCCGGTGGCGAGGCCGTTCGAGCGGATTTCGTGCTTGAAGGTCACCTGCCCGAGCCGGCGGCCGATCATGAAGGGGAACGGCGACAGGTCAGCCTTCGAGAACTTGCGCTCGATCTTCTGCATGTCGGACGTGTACTTCGGGTCCTCGACCAGCATGGCGTCGCTGGCGGCGGACAGGGTCGCGGCGGTTCCGGGGGTGCTCTCGATGCCCATGAGCAATGCGGCGAGGGTGTAAAGCATCGTCATTCTCCTATCAGGCGGCAGGGGTCGCCGTACATGTGTCGGTATCGGACGGTGACGTAGATCGCGCCGCCGACGACAGTCTCGGTTTCGGCCTCGATTTCGCTGTCGGAACCTGTCACCTGCAAATGTAGGCACAGCCCGTCCAATTGCGAGTGGGCGAACAGCGTTTTCTCGATGTCGGCCAACATGAGGTTCACAAACGTCGCCGGGCTTTCCCCGACGTACGCGCGCACCTCGAACTCGATCGACAGGTCGAGCGCCTTCTCGATGGCGAGGCTGACCGGGCTACTCCGCTCGTGGCCCTCGACCAGTGCGAGCACCGTCTTGAGCTTGCGGTCGTTGTCGGAAATGCGCGCGCGGATCACGCGCTCCCAGATCAGCCCCGGCTCGCCGCCGATGTCGGTGGCCGCCTCGAACAGGGTCTTGAGCGTGGTCAGGATGCGCTCGCGCACGGGGACAGGGGCAGGTGTGGTCATGGCTGGGGTCTCACCACTGGATTTTGTCGATTGTGGCGGCGATGGCGGCCATCACCGATGCTTCGTACTGGGTCGCGTACAGGTCCCAGACGTTGGGGATGCCTTTGAGGCGGCCCGGGATGCGCACGCTGGTTTTCAGCAGGTACAGCGGCTTGGGTTTGCCGTTCGGACCTTTGATGCAGATGAGGAGGTTGCCGCGCTTCGAGCGGATCACGAACGTGCCCTGCCAAGCGCGCGAGGACGACTTGAGCGGCACGCCCCGGCCATCGCAGGCAGCAGGCAGCGGGATCGTCAGGTAGCGCGACCGCTTGGCGCGGATCACCCCGCCGTCGAGGTGGATGCCGAACACGCCCACGTTCACTTGCGCGGAAATGCCGTCGATGGTCGGCGCGGGCGTGACCTTGGCGGACTGCTTGAAGCGCTCCATCAACCCGCCCGAGCGGCGCTGGAGGCGGTCGGTATCGTTCACTAGCTGGCCGTTCCACGGCAGCTTCCCGTGGACTTGCTCGACGTAGCGCACCACCTTGTTGAGGTGTTCGTTTGCAGCGCGTTGCACGCCGACGGCCGATGCGTCGATCGCCTTGGTCAGCTGGTCGGCGATGTACGCCCCCCAGTTGTCGTCGGGCGCGAACGTCGAGCCGCCGATGGTGACGCTCATAACGTCGGCAGGGGAAATCCCCGCGCTGGTCGCCGTGAGCGTGTCGGCCATCAGCCCCTCCCGGTCAGCACGCCGCGATAGTCGAGCAGCAGCGGCATGGCTTCCATGGGCAGGCCGTAGCTGTTGGGCTTGGCCTTGTTCTTGTCGCCGTCTCCGGTCGATCCGGCGGTGTCGGGCATCACCCGGTTCCACAGGTGGATCGCGGTGAGGATCGCGGCGCGTTTGAGGTCGGGGGCGAGGTCGCCCAGCGCGGCCGACAATGTCTCGTCGTCGCCGATCGCGTAGCCGGCGGTGTACGTCACCTTGAGCGTCGAGCGGCCCTGCCGCGTCGGGTAGGTGAGCAGCACGCGGCGCAGGTCGGTGTCAAGGAAGTAATACTCCTGCGGGAGCACGGTCTCGTCACCAAACAGGCGGTGCGGGTCATAGCGGACCGTGACGGGCTGTTCTGCGTCGATGTTCATGCCCGACAAGGGCAGCACCTGTTCGCTGGTCACGGTGTGCGAGGCGTTGTTGGTGCCCCAGTCGTCGCCGTAGAGGTCAATCCCGCGCATGTAGCTTTCGCGGGCATTGTGCAGTTCGGTGCGTTCGGCGCGGGTGAAGCTCTGCCGGCATTCGCTTTCGATCAGCTTGCTCGCGGCGGCGATGCTGTCGGTGATCCGCTGGTCGTAGGCGGTGTTGTTCTCGCGGATGGAGAGCAGCGGCTTCACGTCAGCGATGGAGATCAAGCGGGCCATGACGGAAACTCCCCCGGCGAAAAACGGTTGCGCGGCGAACGGGCGGCCGGGGTGATCCCGCGCCGCCCGCCGGTGTTCGGGTCAGATGGCCTCGAACTTGAACTTCTGCCGGTACTCGGTGCTGGCGTCGTCATCGCCGTCGGTCACGGTCACGCCGTCCACGGCATGTTCTTCAAGGTAGTCCTTGACCACGCCGCTGATGGTGACGGGAACGCCGGCCTTGAAGCGCAGGATGCGCGTGCCGTCGCCGCTGACGTTGTAGGCATAGTTCGCGCCGCGCACGAGCGTGGCCTTGAACTTGCGCTCGGCCTTGTCCGCCTTGACGCGGGTGCGCGCGGGGACTTCGGCGGGCGGGTTGGTGGTTTCATCGGACATCGGGATACCCTTTCAAAGTGCAACCCGCTGCAACGCGGGCTGGGGATTGCCGGTTACGCGGCGGTGGCATCCTTCCCGGCAACAGGCGCCGAGACAGGAATTTCGGGAATTTCGGCGTTGACCAGCGCGGCCATGGTGGCGAGCGCGTCGGCCCAGCGCTGGAACGCGGCGGCAAGCTCGGTCACGGCGACGCCCGGCAGGACGCGGGCATGCGCGGGCAGTTCAACTAGTGCACCGTCCACCACGGCGAAAGGTCCGCTGACGCGGCAGGCGTAGGGAACCGTCAGGCCCTTGGCCTCGGCGTAGCGCGCCACGTGGTAGGCGCAGGTCTCGATCATGCCGTTGACGACGAGCCGGATGGTGTTGGCGTCGTAGACGCTCATCGCCTCCTCGTGCTCGACCAGTTCGGCCATCGCCGGGATCGCCTCGGGGGCGTTCACCGCGCCGATGACCCCGAGCTTGGCAAGGATCGCCGCGACGCCCTCGCACACGCGCTGGAAGCCGAGCGTCGCCGAGACGCCGGACGCAGCCCCTTGCGCGGCGGGGTGGAACGCGGGCACGCCCAGCAGCACGTCGCACACGGTGCCGCCCGACTGATCGGCGAGATTGCGGACCGAGAGCGCGGGCCGCATGCGGGTGCGCGGCGCGGGTGCGTCAGCGTCGGCAATATCGGTGGCGTCGGCCATGGCGCGTCTCCTGTCTTGTGCGCTACCCATGTAGGCGGCAACACCCAAAAGAAAAGGGGCCGGGCCGCTCTAGGGCGGCCCGGCCCCCAATCCTTGACCAGCCGGCAGGCTAGACGTGTTCATCGCTTACGACGCCGACCACGAGCTATCGCCGAGATTGATCGCCTTCGAGATCGCTTCCAGCGCCTCGATCTGCACGTCCACGCGCGCGGTCAGGACGATCACGACTTCGCGGCTGCGGATGTCGCGGTCCTGCTCGATGCGCAGGTTGCGCTGAACACCGAAGATGATGTTCTGCGGGTTGGTGTAGATGAACTGCGTGAGCGGCATCAGCGCCGCGCCCTGCATGTTCGAGCCGAGCACCGGGATCGGGGTCGAGCCGGTCAGCAGCGCGTCACCCAGACCGGTGAGGCGAGCCGACTGCTTGACGCGGTAGTCGCTCTCGATGTCCGGGTGGACGATGAAGGCGTTCGACTGCGTCGCCCGGCGGTAGGCCGTCGGGATTTGCTTCTTCACCTCGTTGAAAATCTCCGGGCGAACGGGCGCATTGCCGCAGTCGAAGACGTTCATCGAAGCGCGCTTGAGGACGCCGTCCACCAGCGCGAGGTAGGGGTCGCTCGAACCCTTGTCGCCCAGCAGGATCAGTTCCTCGAAGTCGATCGCAGCGCGGCTGGCGATCAGCGACAGCACGGTGTTCGCCATGCCGCCACGCTCGATGTTGTCTTCGAGCACTTCGTAGGGGATGCGCACCTCGGCGATGGTTTCCTTGGTGGCGAGCTTGATCTGCCCGGTGGTCGGCGCCGAGCGGTCAGCCGCACGGACGTACCGGTCGTTGCCGCCGTTGTCGGCCGCGCCGGTGTTGCCGGTGGACGAGTTGCGCGCGGCGCGCATGATGCGCTGGCCCAGACCGATCTTGTTGATCTCGGCGGTCGGACCCGACATCGGATAAACGCGGCAGGCGTTCAGCAGGGTCGGGCTGTCCATCAGCGTCTGGATGAAGACGTTGTTCTGGGTGGGGTTGAGCAGACCGCCGTTGTCGGTGATCTCGGCGAGGGCAAGGTCGGCCTTGCGCGAAAGCTGTTCAGACATGTCTTGGTACTCCGGGTGGCGGGCCGGGGGGCGTCCCCGGCAGGCCGATTGTTGGCAAATGCGATGCACCTACACGTGTTGGGGGCTGATACCCTTAGAAGCCCAGCGCGGCCTTGATCCGGCGCTGCTCGAAGCGAACGTCGGCTTCCGACTTCTGGGTCTCCACGGGATTGCTGCCTTCCGCCTCGCTGGCGTCTGCGCTTTTCCGGGACGGCACCTCCGTCGAGGCAACCGGTTCGGACGCGGGCGCAGCCTTCTCGGCGACGATCGCGTCCACACGCTCGGACACGGCCTTGACCGAGCCTCGCATTTCGTCGGCGAAGGACGCGAACCACGCCGGGGCGGGTTCGCCTTCGCTCTTGGCGACTTCGGTCGCCGGGGCATCGCCCTCGGCAGCGCCGTCAGCGCCTTCGATCACTTCGGTGCCGGCGTCCTTGGGGGCTTCGCCGCCCTCGGTCTTCTCGGCGACGGGAGCACCGCCCTCGGCGCCGGCTTCCTTGCCGTCAGCGCCTTCGATCGTGAGCGCGGCGTCGGCAGCGATCTCGTCAGCGGTCTTTTCGGTCTTGATGGTCATGGTATTCTCCTCGGGCTTGCCGAATGCCTCGGCCAAATCGTCGGCTTCGACGCCAACGAGGGTGGAAAGGATGGTCAGCAGCTGGAGGCCGACGGACTTGAGGTCGTCGATGACGGCCTGACGCGGTGCGGCGTCGTCTTCGTCGTCGGCGTAGATCACGTCGTAGTTCAGGTCGGACACGAGCCACTTGAGGTCGCGGATCAGGTTGGCGAGGGACGAAATGTTGTAGATCGACTTGAGCCGGGCCTCGGGGATGCCCGCCGCCTTGGCGCGCGCGATCATCGGCGCGTAGACGTCGCCGAGATTGATCGTCACCTCGGCCGCCGATTTTGCAACCGGCTGCACTTCGCTGGCCGCGTCCGCGCCCTCGGCGCCGGTCACGTCCTCGCCGCCGCCCGCCGGGGCTTCCTCGGCCGCCTTGAACAGGGTGACGCTGATGCCGCCCAAGTCGATCGTGCGCACGTCCGCGCCCTCGGGCACGTCGTCGCTCTTGACCGCGTAGTCGCCGGGCGTACCGGTCACCGCGTAGTCGGTGTAGCCGCCGTCGTTCAGCCACGAGGTGACCGCCGTCATATCGGTGTAGCCTTCGCCCTTGAACGCGAACGCGGCGACGGCGTAGCCCTGCGACTTCATGGTGGTAATCATGGTGGCAAGCTCCTTGTCGTCGGCGGCTTTCAGGCTTTCGGCCTTGCAGGCATTGAGGGCGGTCTGGTTCGCGCCCGCCTTGCACAGCGACACGCGCATCGGCTTGGGGGCGGTGAGCGCGGTGGCGATGGCCTTGGTCGAAGTGGCGGTGCGGCGCATGGGGGACCTCACAGGGAAAAGCGGTGGGTGTGGTTGTCGAGGCCGGCAGCCATCGTCTTGCAGCTGCCGAAAATCGCGTGGCGGTGACCGTCGGGCGCGGTGTCGGTGAACCCGCCCTCGATCTTGCCCATCTTGCTCACGTAGACGAAGAACGTGTGGTCGTGCGGCTCCAGCTGCGCGCCCTTCTCGGTCACCCCGAAGTGGTCGCGGTAGGTGGTCACCTCGACGTCGCACTCCACGGGAACCACCATCGCCTCGAACGAGTAGGCGTTGATCTCGCCGCGCTGGTACTTGTCCCACATGTCGTCCGAGCACTTGACGCCCAGCACCCACGCCCCTTCCGGGTAGTCGGGATCGCCGGCACGGGCGATGAAGCTCTCGACCGGCACCGAACCGTTCGGCACGCGGTCGTGGTTGGTGTCGATCACCTCGTCGAGCTTCAAGCGCATGAAGTCGTGCGCCATGGTCTCGATGTCCTCGGCGAACATGAACTCGCCGTAGCTGTCCATCACTTCCGGCGCGTACACGACCCCGTAGACGATCTGCTTGGCAGCATCCGCCTTGACGATCTGGATCATGCGGGTTTGCGCACGAGACATGATGTCGGTCCCTTCCACGCTCGCGGTACGCGATTGCTTGCCACACATGTAGGAAGTACGCCGCGTGTCACAAGAGGGGAGCTTGCAACGAGTTGCAAACTACCCCCCACACATCAGACGTGCTGTTCGACCACCTGCGGCGCGTCCTCGGTCTCGGCGCCGGGCACCACCTCGCCATTGATCGCCGTGTCCGGCCCCATCAGTGCCTCGCGCAGGACCACGAACGCCTCGGCCACCCGCTCCAGCTTCTGCGCGTTGCCCGAACCGCCCGCGCCGCCGCCCGGGACCTTGCCGGGGATCGGGGTCTGGCCCGGGATGTTGCCCTTGGGCGGCTGCACCTTCGGGATCGGGATGATGTTGCCCTGCGCGTCGAGCATCTGCCCTTCGGGCACGTCCTTGGTGACGTCTTCGAGGCCCTTGAGTTGGCCCTTGACCAGCAGCTGGAGCGCCATTTCAAACGGGATGTCGCCCCATGCCTCCTCGATCCGGGGAAGCTCAAGGTCGAAGTATTCGTTCGCCATGTCGATCGTGGTGTTGGGCGACATCGCGCCGCCTGCGATGAACGCGTTGATCGCCTTGATGACCTCGTCGGGGTCGGTGATGCGCGGCGGGTTCGAGCGCAGCGACCAGAACTTGGGCTTGTAGGTCGCGAGGATGTGGTCGTTCATCACCCCGTCGGTGACGCGCCGCGCCGGACCGAACACCTGCCCCTCGGCCACCTCGTAGGCGGTCTTGGCGGTGGCGTGGGTGTAGTCTTGGCTCTCGCCGACGAACAGCGGCGGCAGGCGGAACGCCGAGCGGATTTTGGTATCGCAGTCGCCGCCGTATTCGAGGAAGAAGCCTTCCTTCTGGCGCTCGCCGGCCATCGGCTTGAAGTCCACGCGCGGCGGCGGGATCGTCCCCGCTTCGGCCTGCGCATGGCTATCGCCGAGCGCTTCGAGCACCAGCACGCGGTTCATGCTCTTGCGCCCGCGCGCGGCCGAGACGTGGCTCTCGATCTGTTCGAGCGAGCCTTGCGTGATCCGCCCGCCCGACACCAGCACGGCGAGCGCGGGGATCGCGTTCTCGCGGAAGAAGTCGAGGTTGGTCAGTTCGGCCTGCCGGGAACCAAGGATCGCGGGCAGCTGGTTGATCCAGCGCGGCACGCCGTAGACGTAGCCCGGGGCGTAGATCGACATGTGGAAAATCTCGGTGGCGCGGTGCTCCTCGGGGCACGCTTCGTCCACCTGCCCGGTGCGCGCGTCGATCGTGCGCGGGTCGCCGAACTCCTTGAAGTAGACGACGCTGGTGCCCGAGCGCTGCACGAACCGGCGGAACTTGCGCTGCACGGTGATCTTCTTGACGGTGCCGTCCGGCCCCATCACTTCCTGCGTCACCGCCACCGGGTCCTTGTCCTTGAGCGTCATGCGCAGCGTCGCGAACGGGACGTGCGCCATCACCGCGATCTCCTCGGTCCCCGGGGTGCGCAGCGCCTCGAACGCGGCGTTGCCGGTGGTCTCAAGGTCGGTGCGCAGCCGGGCGCGGGTCTCGTCGAGCGAGTAGTCGGGGTTCGGGTTCATCAGGAACCATTCGAGCCGGTTCTTCTCGCCGACGGCTTCGGGGCTTTCCTCCTGCCCTTCCGGGCCGGTGTATTCGAGCCGCCAGCCGTGGCCCTCGGTGTTGACCACCATCGCTTCGATGCACTGGCGCAGCATCGAGTTTTCGCGCGGCAGGTTCTGGAGCGCGTTGATGTTGAACGGCGGCTGGATCACGGCAAGCTCGCCCGAGACCGCCATGTAGTTCTGCGAGAACGGGTCTTCGATCACTTGGCTGTTGGCCGACTTGAGCGCGGCCTCCGCGCTGGCGGAAAACAACAGGCTGTCCCCCATGCCCACCCGGCCGTTGCCATGTTCGGGTGCCACGTAGGCGGGATTGGCGTTGCGCTTGCGCACGCGCGTGGTGTTGGTGGTCATCGGGGCCTCCGGGGAACCTGTGTGGGTTCCCCGGTATGTGGGTACGCGCAGCCTATATGTCTAGGAAGCGCATGCCACGTGCGCCGCCTAGAGTTGCAGCACCCGCCGCGTTGCAACCAGTTGCACTTCCTCCTCCCCGTCCGCGTCTAGGTCGTTGGCCGCTTGGGGCAGGGGGGTGTCTACCCCGAAGGTGACGTTGCCCGCGCCGTAGGCAAACCCGAGCAGGTAGCCCGCGACATAGCCGACCCGCGACGTCGCCGGTTTGCCGATCCGGCTGTAGGCGTCTTCGATGCCCCATGCGTGCTGCGAGCGCGCCGCGCCCCACGTGCACAGCATATGTCCGGGCAGCGGCGTGACGTTGGCGGGGAGCAACGCGTCCAAGTCCTTGCCCGCGCGCTTGGCCTTGAGCTTCGCGCCGGCCAGTGCATGCAGCGCGTGCTGGAGGAAGTTGGCGAGGCCGTGCGTCGCGCGGATCGCGGTGATGACCTCGGCGGGGAGGTAGCGGTAGCGCTCGGTGACGTACTTGGTCTCGTCGTGCGCCATGAACACCGGGATCATGTAGGCGAAGTGCGCGCATGGCGTGCGGTAGCTGTCGGTCACCACCTCGACGGGGAGCATGAACACGCCGTGCCAGCCGATCGCCGAGCGCGTAATCATCAACCGCGCCGCCGGCACCGCCCACCAGAAGTTGGCGATCTCGCCGCGATGCTTGTCGAGCACCGGGTAGTGGCGCGCGGTCGCTTCGAGGTTGAGTACGGTGAGGCCGCTGTGGCTGTGGGTCAGCCCGAACACCAGCGCCGTGCCCGCCGTCTCCGAGCGGTAGGTCACCGTGTTGCGGTTCCTGCGGTACACCGAGTGGTCCGGCTCGACGTGGCGCGTGTGGCGGATCAGGGTGGGCGAGGTTACCGACGGCGGGAACACGCCCGACGCGCCCTTTTCGGGGCCGATCGTGTCGAGCACGTCGCTGATGTCGAGCATCCGCTTTCCACACGTGTTCTCTGGCAACGTGTCAGGATCGGCGATGGCCGCGCGCTTCAACGGGTCCTTGGGGACGCCCATGCCGCGCCCGAGCGTGTCCGCGCCGCCGCGCCCGGCGAGCTTGGCGGCGGCGAGGCTCGACACGTCGTAACCCTCGTGGCGGTAGGCGATCTCCATGTAGTCCCACGCCGACATTTCGCCCGACAGCACCTGCGGCACGGCGACGCCGAGCGCGCTGCGGTAGGACGGGGAAGCCGAACCGCGCAGGTTGCCGTGGATCAGGTTCAGTTCGGCCGAGCCTTGGCCCTTGAGCGGGGCGATGCGGTCGCCGTCGGGATCGGCCAGCGTCAGGTCGATCGGCACCTTGCCGTCCTTGGCCGTGTCGATCCACACCTTGAGGTCGTGGGCAAATGCCACGGGGGACCAGATGTTTTCGGTGTCGGTCAGCTGCGGGCACAGGCGGGCGCTATAGGTGCGATCCCGATTACCCGTAAACCCTGCCGCCTTGACGTGTCCGTTGGGCAGCACCTGCCAGCCGTAGGTGCCGGCGGTGTCGTCCTCGATAAACCGGGCCAGTTCCTGCGCGCCCTCGTCGAGCAAGTCGATCACGATCTCGGCGTGGCTGAACGTGTGGCTCTTGGGGTCGTTATCGACCACGACGCGCAGCAGCTTGACCTCGAACGTGCGGCGCAGCAGGTCGGTGATCGGTGCCCAGTGGTAGCGGCGAAGCTCCTCGGCGCGGCCTTCGATGACGGCGCTCTGCGCGTTGTGCGCGGCGATGATGAGGTCGCGCTCGCAGGTGGTCATCGGTTTGGTGATGGTCACGGTTGCCATTGACTGTGGTCTCCTCGCTTGTGGTCGGGTCCGCTGCCACGGCCCCTTGCTGATCTTTCATACCACAATCGGGGTACGTGTCAACGAAATCCCGCTGCAACTGGTTGCAACTTCACGCCTTGGCGAACTTGCCGCGCCCTTCTTGGCCCGGGTACTCGCGCGGGTGCTTGTCGGGGTTCTCGGTGATCCAGTGCCGGAAGTGCATGTCGAAGTAGTAGACCACGACCGTCTCGCCGGTGAGCTTGGGGTGGGGCCGTTTCTTGGACTGCACCGGCCAGCCCAGCGCGCGAAGTTCGCTGGCGCGGGCGTTGATGGTGAGGAGGTTCATTTCCATGAGCGAGGTGAACGGGTCGATCTGCTCGCCGTTCAACAGCCGGGACAGCAACGCGTACTGCTTGGTGCCCTCCGACGGGATGTGGGGGGCCGAAATAGGGGGTGCCGCAACTGCCACGTTGGTTCTCGGCGCCGGTCAGGCTTCGGGCCAGTGGTCGAGCACCGAGCCGTCGATCTGCACGGTGATCTCGTCCTGCCCCTTTTGCAGGAAAATCTTGGTATAGGGCTTGCGCGTCGAGCTACCCCGGCTGACGATGATCCGGTAGCCCTGCTCGATGTAATCGCGCACCTTGGTCACCATCGGATGCTCGTCGAGGCCCATGGTGGCGACGATCTCCGCGTTCACCGCGATGTTGCCGCCGCGCCCGTCGAGGCTGGAGGGCTTCTGCGCGAACGTGCTGATGAACCCGAGCGCCCGCGTGAAGAACACGCGCAGGTGCGAAGGATAGGTCCCGGTGACGTACATATATGCGGCCCGGTCGCGAAGATCACGGTAGCCCTTCGATCGCGTGTCGCGCAGGACCATGCTGATCTCTTGCTGCAACTCGGTCGGATTTGCTTGGCCGGTGGCCGAGCCTTGCGCTGCGTTCATGTATTACCTCCATCTGGCCGTCCCCGACGCGGCAATATTGTGCTGGTTTGCCCGAACTCACCCGCGCTGCGCCGCAACATGCATCCAGTGGTGTTGCGCTACCGCATGGCGGAACATTTGTAAATAGCGTTCGTGTTACCCAGACATTGCCTGTCGGAAGATATGGCCTCGGTTTTTTCCTACGGGTGTAGCTGCAACGGGTTGCAACTTACTTGTAGAACCCTACACGTGTTGGAAAGTTCCGTAGAAAATAGGGCAGGGGGGCAGTCACCCGCCCCCCGCATACAAATACCTGTTAACGAATGATTTAGCGCAGGAAAACCGGCAGCGTCCCGGCGTAGGTGAGGTGGCACACTTCCTCGGGGAACACCGTGTCACCGTCGATGCTGGTCACGGTGCCGATCTCGTCGGTCTCGAAGCACTGCAATCCGCCGTCCTCGTTGACCGCGCCGACGACAAGATAGGCGCCGACCGGAAAAATGTGATCCTCGGGGACCATCCGGTACGCGTCGGCGTAACCGCAGAAGACCAGCCGGGAGCCGACTTCGATCTTCGTGTCCACTTGCTGCATTGCTATCGTCTCCGGGCCGCGATAGCGCGTTTCATGCGCCGAGCGCGCGCCGTCGTCAAGATTACGCGTGACGGGTGCATGCGTTCCGGGTAGGTTTGACGTTGAAACGGAACAGGAGCGTTGATGGCCCGCGAGCGTAAGTTCGATACCGAAGCGCATGACGCCGCCGCCGAGATTGCCGACAGCATCGTCGCTTCCGTGGACGGCCGGGCGACGGGCATCATCGTGGGCATGCGCGCGTATCGCAAGGGTCAGCGCACCCGCGATCCCGAACTGGCGCGGCTCGAAGCCCAGCTGGCCGAACTCAAGACCAAGCTCGCCGTGGCGGAAAACAACAGCGTCGGCACGTGGACGCCGTACGAATGCCAGCACGTCGCGACGCTGCACAAGTATGGCATGAAGCTGGCCGAGATCGCCAAGCTCACCGGCACCAGCGTGGCGCAGGTGCGCGAAGCCTTGCGACTCAACAAGGACAAGCGCTTCCGCACCGCGTCCGACCGGCTGCCGCCGGTGCCGGGCCGCCGGCAACTCGACGCCGACTAGGCGCAGCTGCGCGCTCGGAGTCTGGCTCCATTTAACATAAGAAGCATTATCGTTCCCAGATCGGGTATGGTGCGAAGGGGTAGGGGTCGATGGGGTGATAGGGGTCGCTCCTCTGGCTGATTGGAGCCTTCCCCCTACACAAGTACCCCCGCGCGGGCAAGCCAAACCGGTTGCAACTGGTTGCAAAGTCAGGGTTTGTGCGCGTCAGCGGTGCCCGTTCACCGCCAGCAGGATCGGCGCGGCGAACCCCGCGATCAGCAGCAGGCAAATCCACGCGACCGCCAGACGCCGGCCGATGTCGTGGTGCACGTCAACCCGCCGGACCGCGCGCTTCACTTCGACACCTCGGCGCGGATCGCCGGGTACGGGTGGTAGTTCTCGATCTGGATGTCCTTGGGGGCAAGCGCGAACATCGAGCCGTACGACAAGGGCGGCAGGTTGAGGGTGGGCAGGTAGCGGGGCCGCCGGGACAGCTGCTCGCGCGCCTGCTCGACGTGGTTCTCATAGAGGTGGTAGTCGCCAAGGCTGTGCACCAGTTCGCCCGGCTCCAGCCCGACCTCACGCGCCACGAGGTGGGTCAGCAGCGCGTACGAGGCGATGTTGAAGGGCACGCCAAGGAACATGTCGCCCGAGCGCTGGTAGAGGTGGCAATTCAGCCGCCCCTTGGCGACGTGGAACTGGTACATCACGTGGCACGGCGGCAGCGCCATCAGGTCGATCTCGTCCACGTTCCATGCCGAGACGATGTGCCGGCGCGAATAGGGGTCGGATTTCAGGTCGGCGATGACCTTGGCAAGCTGGTCGTGGGTGCCGAACATGTTCTGGATCATGCCGTCCCCGAGCGTGACAGGTATCGCCTTGCTGGCCGCCGTCCAGAACCGCCACTGGTGGCCGTAGACCGGGCCAAGCTCGCCGTTCTCGTCCTTCCACTCGTCCCAGATCGTCACCCCGTGCTCGTCCATGTAGCGGGTGTTGGTCGAGCCAGTCAGGAACCAGAGAAGCTCCACGACGATCGCCTTCCAGTGCACCTTCTTGGTGGTCAGCAGCGGGAAGCCCGTGGCAAGGTCGAAGCGCATCTGCGCGCCGAACAGCGAGCGCGTGCCGCCGTTGCGCCCTTCGCGGCGATCCCCGGTGAGCAACACCGCGTTGAGCAAGTCGAGGTAATGGCGCTCCGGGCTGTGGAAGTCCTCGGCGAAATACCGGGCGCTGGCGTTATCGTGGGGGGCGTTCATCGGGTGCTTTCCAGACGTGTTGGTTGGTCAGATCAGGCGCTGCATGGCGAGCTTGGTGACGTCCCGGCAGTGCGCGGCATATTCGGCGGTGGCTGGCGATATCATGATCCCGGTCTTGACCGCGTAGAGCGGGAACACGGCGCCGGTGGGGTTCTCGAAGTCGTAGCCCTCGCCGCACCATTCGCTCATCACGTCGATTTCCTGCCAGCGGTACGCTCCCGCGCGCGGGATGAACTCGCGGAACCGGGATTTGATGACGGCGGCGCGGTTTCGCTCAAATGGATCGCGGAACAGGTCGCAGAACAGGAAGTCGGCGCAGTCGAGGCCGAAGTCGCGGCGCTGTGCTTGCAGCGGGTTGCAAAATTCGATGAGGCGCAGCTTGCGGGATCGGTTCGGGGTCACCCGCCTGCCCGGGACGTAGTACACGGCGGTGACCTCGGGCTTGGCGACGAGCATCGTAACGAACGCATCACTGGGGCCAAGGACGACCACCGTGCCTTTGACAGCGGGAGCGTTGACGATCGCGCGCAGGGTTACCTCGTCGCGATTGGGGGCTGGATCGAGCAAGAGCTTCTGGCCTTTCTGGCGTTGAGAAAGGAAGCTAGGTGGAACACGTGTAGGTGTCAAGGTGATTATGCGTGCCGCGCGGTATGACCCACTGAAACCCCCCGAAAAATCCCACGAAAAAACCCGCCGCACGTCATCGGTGCAGCGGGTTGCAAAATCAGCAGCGGGGACGATCAGTCGGCGGGGTGGGCCTCCCCTTCCCCCGTGGCAGCCGCCCGGCGCCGGGTCAGTAGCGCGAACACCGCGACCAGCGGCCACAGCACGACCACGGCCATGCCGAACCCGCGCCCTACCCGGGTGAAGCGAAACGCGGCGAGGAGTTCGTGATCGTCGTAGCTCTGCGAGCGCGCGAGGGTTGCCAGTTCGGACAACCAGAGCCGCCGGCCTTGGCGCAGGTAGCACAAGACGGTGATGACCAGCAGGATCGCAAGGACCACGTTCATCTGTACGGCGTTGAGAAGGGTATTCGTGGGCATCTGGCAGTGTCTTTCGTTCGGGGTCAGGCGGACGTGATCGCGGTGTCAGCCCGGCCGCCGCCGAAAACCTCCCCCGCGCGCTGCGTACTTGTGTTGGCGCTGGGGGCGTGAACGGTATTTGGTGCCATATCCAAGGTCCTCCCCCCAGTATGTCGGTTGATGTTGCGCCCATCGCGGGCATGGCAAGGGGGCATTCCCCCCGTTCCTGATATGTGTCTACGTCCAACTTTGACGCGCGTCAACCTATCAAATCACCATAGGTTCCAAATAAATTTCTTGAAATGTTGGATAACGTGAGTTTTTTGCGGTGTACCGGGCACATAGCAAAGGTCCGGGCGTAAAAATACCGTAAAAATGCATCAAACCGCTATTCCGCGCCAAGTCAACCTGAACCGTTGTTCACTCTAGCTATGCAAATGATTGCGTTGCACGTCGCCCGGTGACTTGGCGGCCCTCCCCGTAACCGCAAACGATGCTTCAAGCAACAAACGTACGTCGCACCGTCCGGCATGGCTTCCGGGGGCGTTGCCCGTGCCTCGCCCACGAAAAAGGCCCGGAAAGTGGTTTCCCACCTCCGGGCCTTGACGCTGCTGACACCACCAATTGGCAGCGGTGATGCCGGCGACCGGCAGGGGGAGGAGACCCACCCGTTACGGCCTTGCGCTTATCGCTGGAAACTATGTCTGATGGCGCTGATTGTCAAGGTCGAACAGCCGCTTCATTTCGTCTGGATCAAGCACTTGGCGCCCGTGCAGCCACATTTCGAGCACCTGCCAGTCCTGCTCCGGGTTGCGCAGCACGATCGTTTGCGGGCCGGTCTGCGTCACCGCGTAGCCCGCGCAGCTGCCAAGGACGAACACCGCCGGCCGGTCGTCGGCCACCATCGGGTGCCCGGCGATCACCATGTCCGCATCGAGCGCGCCGGGGGTCAGCGTCTTGTCGTCGATCCGCTTGGCGTAGCGCGGCGCGGCAAGGTACGGGCACACCTGCACCGCGTAGCGCGCGCAGTCCTCGTGCATCGCGGGGTCGAGGAAGGCTCCCTGCGGGTGGGTGAAGCAGATCGGGCCGCCGATGAACCAAGCCCCCTTCCCTTCGTCCTTGAGCTTGTCGCCGCACAGCCCGCACAGGCCCTTGGTGGCGACTTCGAGCACGCGCATCTGGTCGCTGATCGTGAAGTGCGCGCGCTTGCCCTTGTCCACCAGCGCCACGTAGGGGATCGGGTAGCCTCGGGGGTCCTTGGGCCGCTTGCGCAGGCGCTTGGGGACTTCGATCGCGGTCTGGGTCGGCATCATGCGGCAATCCTCGCGCGGCTGCGCCCCAAGGGCAAGGGATAGCGTTTCGTCGCCGGCACGCCGAGCGCCCAGTTGATCTTGGCGCGGCTCACCGGGTGCCACTGGGTCTGATCGACGCACACCGAGACGTAGCGCTCGCTGGGGATCACGCGCGAGTGGAGGTGGCCGTGGACATTCGCCACCCACTGCCCGACTTGGCACGGGTGCACCGGGATGTGGGTCAGCACCAGCCCCTTGAGGTACTTGCAGCCGTGGACCTCCTCGAACATGTCGAAGCGCCCTTCCCGCATGTTGCCGTCCCAGTTGCCGCCGACCAGTCGCAGGCGGCCGGGCAGGTCGCGGAACACTTCGATGTCCTTGCCGGTGTCGCCGATCATCCACACCACGTCCTCGGGCTGCACCAGCGTGCGCCAGTTGGCGATGATCGTGTCGGCCATCGCGGTCAGGCTCGGGAACGGGCGCGGGTTCTTGCCCGGGGTCAGCACCGACTTGTCGCCGAAATGCGTGTCGGCGATGAACCATTCGTTGGGTAGGGAAGCGGTAACGGTAATGGGTAGTCTCCTCGGGTATGACGGGGCGCTGCCTTGCCCCCGGTTTGCTCTCTGCTCATACCGGTTTAGGGGTACGGCGTCAAGCGCTGTCTACAAATCGGTCTCGTCCTCGTCGGTCATGTAGCGGACAAACTCGTCGGGGTCGCGCGGCTGGAACGCGCCGGTGCGCACCATGCGGTCCCGTACCGCCAGCCCGCTCTCGTTGTCACCCCGGCAGGGGGCGAGGCGCGGATCGTCCGGGTCCACCCCGTTGGCAATCGCCATGTCGCGGTAGCTCGCGTAAAGCGCGACGCCGTCGGGGTTGCCGACGCGGTCCACATCGAGCCTGCCGTCCATCTGCGCGAAGCGGACGCCCATGTTGTTCGCCGCGTTGACCAGCAGGAAGCCCGCGCACGTCGCCGGGTTTTCCTTGCCGCTGTCGTGGCAGGCGAACGTGCTCATCGAGCCGTCATAGGCGGTGTTGGCGCTCACCCGGTACGCTTCGGCGGGGAAGAAGCCGATCGCGGCGTCCTTGCGCCACGGGCAGGTCGCGCACGGCTTGAGGCGGGCTACCGCCTTGGCTCCGTTGCTCTTGGTTTCGAGCCGGACGACCCCCCAGTCGGCGCCGTCACCGCCCTCCCCCACCGGCCGGACGCGGGTGGCCTCGGTCTGTCTGCGCTTGGACGTGGGCGTCATGGCGGTACGGTCTCCTCGGGTGGTTGCTGCCTGCCCCCTCGTACCATATGCCCGGTATATGGTCAAGAAATAGGGGTTGCAACCGCGTTGCAACCCCCTCCCCCCTCCGGGTTAATTTTCCGCGCCCGAGCGCGGGCAGACAGGATCAGACCAGCGCGTCGGTGATCGTGATCGTGTACTGCTTGTTCGCGTTGCTGTCCACGAGCGTGCCCGAGGCGACGATCGAGGCGGCGTTCTGCGAGCCGGTGATGTGGACCACCGAGGCGTTGGTGTAGACCGCGTCGAGCAGCGCAGCGTCGGCCGAGCCGGCAACCACCTTGAGGGTGATCGTGCGGGTCAGGACGGCGATGCCCTTGGTCTGCGAGCCGGTGTACGAGCCGTTCTTGCGGAACGAGCCATCGACGTTGGCGCGGATGAACGCGTCGAACGCAAGGTGGCGGTCGCGCACGGCGGCGACGTTGGTGAGGTTGGTCTTGTCGATGGCGAGACGGGTCACTTCCGCCTTGACACCGGCCCAGAACGAATAGGTGTCCTTGCCCTGAATGGCGCCAGCGAGGCTTTCCCAACCGCGCGGAACCTTGCGTGCATTCGAGTATTCCATGGAAGCCTCCTGTATGTGTAGGCAGCAACTAGCACTAGTGCCCCGCTCATATAGGAAGCGTCGTGGCGGGTGCAATACCGCCCGTGCGGGGGTTAATCCAACCCGCCCGCTGCAACGTGTTGCACCAGATCGTGGTAGCCGCCGACGTACGCGCCCTTGACGAATATCTGCGGCACGGTGCGCGCGCTGCCCTCCAGTTCGAGGCCGTCGTAGAGCCGATCGCGCTCGGCTTGGGTTTCGAGCTTGAGCGTGATGTGCTCGGCCCCGAGCCGTTCCAGCAGCGCGTCCGTCCGGCGGCAGAACGGGCAGCCATCCTTGGAAAACACGACGATGCCCTCCTCCAGCGCGTCCCCGACCATGTCCCACGCGGCGGCGAGCGCGGCGTCGATGTCGTTGTCGGCGATGGCGGGCGGAATGATAGCGGCAGGAGCGTTCATGGCGTATTCCTCTGGGTTGATGCGGCGTCTACATGTGTTGCTTGGGCGGGCCGAAAACAAGGCGCGGCCACTCCATACGGCGGCTTTCCGGGCGGACGATGATGGCGCGGGTCACGCTTGGCGCGCTCGGCGCGCAGGAAATAGCGGGCAACCCGGTCGCAGTAGCCGTTGACCTTGCTGCGCGGATCACCGCCGCCGCTGTGCCCCTTCACGTGTCGCCATTCGAGCGTCAGGTTGTGCCGGGCAAGGAACTCCTGCGCGACCCGCGCGGTCTCGACACGGTCGGGCTGCTTGTGCCCGCCCTTCTTGGTCTTGGCCCCGGCAATCGCCACGCCGACGGCGTCGTTGTCGGTCTGCGCGACGATGGTATCGCCCGGCTGGATCACACCAGCCTTGAGGCCCATGTGGATGGTGTTGAGCAGCGCCCGGCTCTCGGCAACGGTCGTGCTGAACATCGCGTCCTTGAGCACCCCGCCGCCGCGCGCGGTGCCGCGTACGGACTTGACCCAGCCGCCCCACGTCCCGAGGCGCATGTGCGGGCACAGGCCCGCGTCGGAAAACACTGTCACCAACACGTGTTGCTCCGACGTGCAATTAGATGAACAAGTCGGGTTGCGTCGAGACCAGCCGGTCCTCGCCCGAGAGCACGATGCGGCGCGCGAGACCCTTGCGGATCATGGTGGTCGCCCACGAGCGCGTCACGCCGCCGTCCTTGGGGGTGCCGATCGGTAGACCCCGCGCGCCGGCATGATTGAGCCGTTCCGAGGGGTTCCACGCTGACATCCACCGCTCCATTCACTGGGAGCCTCCCGCGATCTCGGCGAGCATCACGTCGATCTGGTCCCGGGCAGCCTCTAGGTAACGCCGCTTAGCCTGCGCGCCCATGTCGGGCAACTCCCCCGTGGTCAGGCCCGGGCAGATGCTCGCCGCTTCCAGCATCGAGGCCGCCGCCGCGCCCATTTCGGCGGGCAGGTCGAACGCCATCAGCATGTACGCCGCGACCAGCCGCTGGCGCCGGTCGATCGGCATGCCGGGCCGGTGCTCGCGCACTTCCCAGTCAACCAAGGTGCCGTCCGGGTGCGTGACCCGGAACGAGCCTTGGTCGTCGCCGTAGTTGGCCTCCAGTTCGACTGCGAGCGCTTCGACGATCTCGGAAAGGTCGCTGATCTCGGAAAGCTCGGTGTTGCCCTGCACCTTGAGGGTGATCGTCGTGGTGGTGATCGGTGCCTTGCTCATAGCTCGGCCATCCATTCCCGGTCACCCCAGAGCACCACGGCGTTGCCGGCGATGTAGTCGCGGGCGGACAGGCGGGTTTCCGGCGCGAGCAGCCCGGCGCGCTTGGCGACGCGTTCCCATTCGAGCGTCGCGGGATCGTTCACGGGCTTGAGCGGGCCGCCGTAGGCACCCTTGGCCCCCTCGTCGATATAGACGACGCAGCGCTGCTTCTCGTCGCCGAGCAGGGTGTCCCAGCCGGGCACCTTTTCCATGTACTGGCACTCCAGCGCCGCGTAAATCTCTTGCAGGCTCGGCACCCGGCCGTCGCAGGTGGTGGTCTCGGTCGTGCCATCGGGCCGGATGACCCGCATGTAACCCTTCATGGTGAAATGTCTCCTCTTGCTGCCGGCTACGAGTATAGCAAAATCACGTTTCTACGTCAAGCGCAGGCTCCGGGGGAAGGCCGTGTTCATACCAGTCCGCGTAGGCCAGATGCCGGCCTTCTGGGGGAAGCCCTTCCCGCTTGCAACCGGCTGCAAACCCGGCGCAGGGTCGCACTTCGCCCGGCTCGGCGCTGTGGCAGCCCCAGTTGAGGCCGCGCTCGCGCTTCCAGCCCATGATCTCGAACACCGAGGGCACGCAGCCGAGGTTGATCGCGTTCTCCGCGCGGTCCGAGTGCGAGAACGGGTAGGTAGGGCACATTTTCGCGGCGCTCACCGCTCGCCCTCCCCGCTGCCCGATCGCGTCCGCGTGCCGCACCCTGCCCTGTCGGGTCGCCAGAAGCGCGCGGCGCGGCCTTCGGGGTTCTCGTGGTGGAGCAGGAACGCGTTGGGGTTGTCGAACGCCTCGCGCGACGCCTCCAGCGTGGTCTCGGCGACCGCATGCGCGGCGCTGCCACAGGGGTGGCCGGGGATCAGGCCCATATTGCGCCGAAACGCCGCCAGACCGGCGCAGGAACGCGGCCGGTCGGCGTCGGGATCGTGGTGGGTGGCGACATGCCCGTCGAAGTGCTTCGACATGTGGCAGGCGATGTCAGCGGGGCCGAACGCGGCTTCGAGGTACATCGTCGGGGTCCAGCCGCCGAGCGCCCCGGGGACGGCGTCCTTGCGCCACGGGCACCCATTGCAGGTCTTTTTCGCCGGGCTGCGAAAGCCCTTGGCGGCTGGGACGAGCTTCAAATCCTGCGACAGGGCGTCGTCAGGCGTGCGGGGGTTGGGTCGGGCTTGCGCCATAGGTGTAGGTCTCCTCGTTTGCTGCCGAGGACACCTTACACCCGTGGGCGCAATAATCAACCCCTAGATTTGTAGGGGTTGATTATTGCGAGAGGCGGACGATGACCGAACCGGTCGAACGCGTGAAGTCGAGGTAGTAGGTCTCACCGACCTCCGACGGGATGATCGCCAGCTTCTCCTGCGCGTTCCCGGTGAACTGCGCGTAGGCCGCGCCGCCCTGCGTCACCGGCAGCTTGGTGGTGCCGCCGTCGATCGAGCGCAGCAGCTTGACCGTGCCGGTCCACGTGCCGGACAGCGTCAGCCACATCGCGCGGCCCAGCTGCGGAACAAACGCGTCGCTCTGCCCGGTGGCGTTCAGCGTCGCGACCAGCGGGGTGGAACCGGCCGCTCCGACATCGGGGACGAACGAGCCATCCTGATCGACGCCGCCGGTGACCACGGCCATCGCCTGCGGGGACGTCCTGTCGCCGGCAACCAGCGGCACCGCGCCGTAGAACATCCGGCCGTCGCCAGCATCGAACTTGGAGAGGGTGGGCTTGGGCATGGTCGGTCCCCTGTCTGTGTGGGTTTCGCGTCAGCCCCCCATATAGGAAGGGGGCCGAGCCGATCAACAGCCCGGCCCCCTCGCCCGTTGCAACTGGTTGCAACCGTCAGTCGGCCAGCACCGACGTCTTGGCGTTGGTGATCGCCTCGCGCGCGGCCGGGGTCAGGAACCACGTGAACCCCTCCCCCGTGCGCCTGCCCTCGCTGCGCACGAGTGCCCCGGCAACCTCCAGCGTCCGAATGCGGTTGCCCGTTTCCTTGACGCTCTTGTCGATCAGCGTGGCAATCGAGCGCGTCGTCAGGCCCTCGCGGAACACGTACAGCGCCCGCATGATCTGCCTACCCGTGTTCTCCCGCTCGGCCAGCGGCGTGTGCCGGCGGGTCCGCATGGTCGCCGTCACCTCCGTGACCGGTTCTTCGGGGGCAGGCTTGTGCGAAAGCACCACCGGGCGCGCTACCGCCGCCGGATCGAGCTTGGAGACCACGTGTTCGCGCGGCGGGAGCATGACTGGGATCGGCGTGCCGCTGACGGCGTGGTTGACCAGCCCGCCCGTCGGGGTACGGCGATCCCAAGGGTACTTGGACGGCTCGGTCGGGGCGGGGAACGCTTCCTCGGGGGTGGCCCACGCGATCAGCGTTCCAGTGTGCTCGGCCTTGCACGGCGCATCGGTTTCGGGGCGCAGGGGATCGCCGATCGGGCGCAATTCCTGCCCGAACAGCGCGAAGAACTTGTCGATGATACGCATGATGCCAGTCTCCTCGTTATGCGCCCGGGTGCTCCCAAAGGCTGATCTTGTCGAAGCGGGTGCCCTGACGGTTTTCAGGCCACTCGTGGAAGGTGAAGATCGGCGCCGAACCGTACACGCCGTCGAGCACGTACAGGAACGCGTCGGCCGGCGGCACATCGCGGGTCAGCCGGTCGGGCCAGTACGCCTTGAACACCCGGCCCCGGTACTCGAAGCTGTCGGGGAACACGTGGTGCGCCAGTTCGCGCGTCACTTTCATGCGGCGCACAGGTGTTGCCGTGCCATCGCCGCGCTGGATCACGCCGACGGTGGACGCCGCGCCGCCGGTGAGCGCTTCGCGGGTGGCCTCGGGTTGCTTGGCCGGGCACGGCTTGGCAAGCTCGCCCCACGTGCCGATCCCGTCGGTTGCACCGCAGTGCACGCAAATCTCGTCGAACGAGCTTGCATCGGACACGCGGGTATCGTGCGATGGGTGGCAGCCGGCCGGACCGGGCAGCGCGGCGTCGATGCGGGAAAGAATGTCCTTGAACGTCGAGTAGGTCGCCCGAGAGCGCACCTCACCCGCCTCGACCCGCGCCACGAACCGACGCGCTGCCGCGATAAGATCGGCGGTGGCTTGCGCGTCGGGTTCGGGCACGGGGACTGGCGATGCAACAGGCAGCGCGGAGCCGGTGGGCTTGGCCCGCTGCTTGGCGCGGATCGCGTCGAGCTTGCCCCAGACGCGGGTCAGTTCGTGGCTGGCGCAGGTGCGCATGTCGTAGGAGCGCGCGTTGCACAGCGCCGCCAGCGTGACCATGACGCCGCCGATCTCCTGCCCCGGCTCGCCGACCTCGCGGGCGAACACGTAATCGACCAGCGCGTGAGCGCGTTCCTTGGTCCAGCCGGGGGTGGTCTGCGCCAGTTCCAGCGCTTCCTCGATAAACCGGTCGGCGCGCTCGGTGACATCGCTGGCGATGGCGATGCCGAAACAGGCGATCGTCCAGTCCTGCACGGCGCGCTGGAACACGCCCAGTTCGAGGCGCATGGGATCGAAGGTCATTACGTCGGTGTCAGGGGTCACTTCTTGCCTTTCCGCCGGGCCTTGCCGGCTGCTTTGTTGGCCTTGCGGCTCTGGAGTTTGCGTTTGGCGCGGTGGCCGTAGCGCGCGGCTTCGCGGTCCTTGGATTGGACCCTTCCCGCGCCCCAGTCGTAGATCGCCTGCTCCGGGTCGGGGTAACGGACATCCTCCGCGCACTCGATCACGTAGGGCGTCCAGCCGTCGCGGCAGGGCCAGCTGTCGAACAGCAGGTTGGGCACCGTGGGGCTGCTCTGCATCACGCGAAGTCTTCCAACGGCTGTGCGCCATTGACGTACAGGGGATGCCGGGGGGCGCCGCTGTTGGTGGTGCCGAGGCACGCCAGCTTGGTCTCGGTCATGCGGGCAATCCGCTTGAAACGCTCGGCCTGCCCGATCGCCATGCTGTTCGCGCCCCATGCGCAGAGCACGGGGATGCGGCGGCACTGCGCGTAGTCGAGCACATAATCGAGCGCGTGCTCGTTGTCGGGGCCGAACGGGTTTGCAGCCCGTTGCAACTCACCCGGGTTGGTGGCGCGCAGCGCGAACAGGTTGGCGACCATCAGCCCCAAGTACCCTTCCCGCTTGGCGAAGCCGATGCAGCGCCGGATCGTGGGATCGTCCAGCCGCTCGTCGGCCGTGCTCGGGTTGAGCATGACGATCGGCAGCATGAACGGGCGCGGGTAGTCCGCCGGGTCGCCCTCGTTCCAGATGCGCGTCAGGCGGTAGCGGTACTGGCCGCATGGCGAGATATATGCGCTGGCGTAGCGGGTGGTGCGCGCCTCGGTGGTCGGTTGAGCGATCTGTGCCGTGCCGTGCATTGTGTCTGGTCTCCTCTAGCTACCTACATGTGTTCTACATCGCGCCGCCTACACGCGCAACATAATTTTACGTCAAACGGTTGCACGGATATTTGCAACTCGTTGCACCGCGATTATCTCTCGGGGCATGAAAACGCTCTTGCTTCTCGCCGCTCTGGCCCCGGTTGTTGCCGGCGCTGGCACACCCGCCCCGCGCACCGCGTCCGATCCGTTCATCCGCTACGCCCGGCACGCGCTCGATACCCGCCTCAAGGACTATCCCCGCGCCCGGTTCCGCGACGCCCATGTCACCGTCTACGGGGATACCCACCGCCGGGTGCTGTGCGGGCGGATCAACGCCCCCAATTCCTACGGGGCGATGACCGGCTGGCACGATTTCGTGGTGGGGACCAACGACATCGGCGATCCCTACCTGTACGAAGGCACCGACGACGTGACCGTGGCGATCATTGCCCAGCGCTGCACCGACGGCGTTCAGGCAGAGGAGCAGGACGTGTCTGGGTTGATCGCGGCCAGTGCTCCCGGCGCGGGCGCCGGGGTCTCATAGTAGGGCGCGATCCCGCGATAGCGAAAGGCTTCGAGCGCCACGTCGTCGAGCTTGATGCCGAGATGCAGGTCAAGGTCGGCCTCTGCCTCGGCGATCAGGCTTGCCGCCAGCGCCGCCGGGTCGAGGAGGTCCTTGTCGGTGCCGTACTCGTGCAGCGCCCGGATCGCGAACACGATCAGCCCATCATCGCGGTCCAGCTGGCGCGTGCCGTGCGGGACGTACGGGTCGAGGTAGTAGACCGTGCCCTCGGCAAGCGGCAACGGTTCCTGCCCTTCCACCTCCAACCAGTGGCTGCCCTCGGCGTAGAGGATCAGGCCGCCGATGCGCACGTCCGACGCAAAGTCCCGGTCGGTGTGCGTGCCTACCCCGCCGCGCCAGCCGGACAGGCAGCCGCACACCATGATCCCTTCCCCGTCCTCGTCGCCGAAGCCCCAGTCCGCCTCGTGGCCGAGCACCACCTTGAGCGCGGACCGACGCAGGGCCTCGGGGATCGGCGCGACGCCGGGGTGAATCGACGCGGCGGACGCAGCCCGGTGCATCAGTAGTCCCCCTTCCCGCGCGACACGTTGTCCTCGTCAAGCTCGATCTTGGTGCCACAGGCGACATAGGCGCGCAGGCGCTGTTCGACGCCGTACACCCGGCCGATGTAGGACTTGGACTCGGGCGTGATCGTGTTGTCGCCGACGTAGGCCCCGGCGAGCGTGCCGTCCTCGCGGATCAACAGCCGGTGCTTGCAGCGGTACTTGTCACGCTCGGCGTAGACGTTGTCCTCGTCGAGGTAGACCCACGTCGAGCCGTGGTCGTTATGCTCGACGATCACGGTGATGATCTCGCCCCATGCGTCGCTGTCGTGGGTTTCGAGCATGTACTCGGCGATCTTCGAGAGCTTGACCTCCTTGGGGGCCAGCGAGAGCAGTTCATCCATGTCCTGCGCCAGCCTGCCGGCGACGACTTCGCTGACACGCGCCTCGATCTGCGCTTTCAGCATTTGCGTGACGACGTGGCCGTAGCTCGGCAGATCAATGCGATCGACCTTGAGCGCGTCTTGGACCGCCGCCTCGATCATCTTACCAACGTCGGAATAGGTGCGCAGTGCACGGTCGATGGTCTCGATGACCAGCTTCTCGACACGGGTGTTCACTTCCTTCTCGACGAACTCGGGGGTCATCTTGGCCGCGACCGCGTTGGCGATCAGGCCGGTGAAGGCGTCGGGGGCGGTTTCGGTGAGGGTATCGGTGTCAGCCATTGCGGGTCTCCCAAGGCGAGCGGAAGGTGGGGGCGGCGGGGATGTTGTCGCGGTCGAGCACGTAGGAGGTGCGCTCGTCGGGGATACCTCCCCCGCGCTTCACGGTGACGTGCACCCTGCCCTCCCGATCGTCCGAGAAGCGGATGCTGTCCCGGAAGCTGCGCAGCACGGCGTTGTAGATCATCGTGTCGGTGACCCAGAACATCCACCACTTGCGGCGGCCGATGGTCTCGTGCACCAGTTCGGGCACGGTGTCGGTCTCGATCAGGTTGATCTGGTCGAGCAGCATGGGAAGCTCGGCGAGGAAGCGGTCGCGCACGCCGCCTTCCTTGGGGATTTTCGCCATGTCGTGGATCGTCACGCACGGGTACGTGCGGGGGCCTGATCCCTGACTGGTCTCGGGGTTGGTCTCGGTAGTGATGGGGCTTCTCCTCGTTGGTTACTTCCCAAGTGTTATACCACAAATGGGGTACATGTGTAGCTATTTCGGTTGCAACTCTCGAAGTCGGCGACCCCGTCCCGGGCGAAACCGCCGAACAACTCGAAGCGCAGCTGGCCGTTGCCATCCCGACTTGGCCCCTTGATGTGCAGCGCCATCACCGTCTCGAACGTCCGGGGGTAGCCGCCGCGATCGAGGTGCCGGCATATCGCGTTACCCGCGCCCCTCCCCTGTGCCACGAAGAACGCCGCGTCGATCGTGCCCGCCTCGGTGCGGTGGCCGTCGGTGTACGTCTCGTCCACGTCGATATTGCCGATCCACTCCAGCGGGATTTCGAGGAGCTTGGGCGGCGGGGCTTGCTTCGCTTCGAGCGCGCAGGTGACGATCCGATAGGGCAGCAACCGCATTGCCCGCACACAGGTGTTCCCCGGGGCCGCGATCACCACCCGCCGGGGGCCGAGCGCATGGATAAACCCGCCGCGCAGCGCGCGCAGCATCAGCATGTCATCGTCGTGGGTCAGCATAGGATGTCGGTCTCCGTGACAAGGTGTTGGACGGGAACGAAGCCCGTGAGGCTTGGTTGCGCCTTGGCGTGCTCTTTCACGGTGCGCAGTGCTTCGGCTCGGGTGCAATCCCGGCCGACGCCGTGGACGAGGACGTGATCGACCGACGACAGGCTCTTGCGCCGCTCGAACAGCACCGACACCACGTGCACATGGAGCGTGGACGGCGCGGGGTCAGGCGCGGGCACGGGACCGGGGGCATCGTCTGCGTAGGGCGCGACCGGCCCCAGCACCACGAACCCGAAGTCGGCAAGCTCGGTGGTCGGGCACGTGTCCAGATGCCCGGCGAACTCCCACCAGCCGCGCCGGTACGACGCCACCTGCCGCGCGCCCTGCCCGTCGATGTCCTCGACCCAGTAGAAGCCGTCGGCGTAGTCCTTCATGCCCGGGCGATCTCCTCTACCGTCGCCCGCCGGACGCGCACGTAGTCGAAATCCATGTCGTCGTCGGACGAGAACCCGTCGCCCCGGTGGTACACGGCGGTGACGCCCTCCATGACCCACCAGCCCTCGCCGGGGCAGTCGATCAGCCCGCCCACGGCGTAGTCGAGGAAACTGCCGTACGCCTGTTCGTAGCTGGCCGCGCCGGTGACGCCCTCGGCGCCGTTCAGCACGGTCGCGCTCTCGATGCTGTGCTTGCCAACGCCCCAATGCGGATCGGTCTGGTCGGCGTACTCCTCGGCCACCACCTCGAAGATGACATCCTCGGGCGAGTTGAAGTCAAACTTCTCCGGTTCTTCGTCGCGGGCTGGATCGGCTGCGATCAGGTCGGTCACCGGCCGTCCTCCAGCAGGAAGCAGGCACCGTGCGGGATGCCGTAGGGGTAGCTGTCGAGCAGGACCATTATGTTCTTGTCGGTGCTGCCATACAGGTAGATTTCCCACGCGCGCTTGGGGTCGTCCCAGCGGATGTAGTGCAGGCCCTTCTCGATGGCATCCACCTGAGACACCTGCTTGAGCACACTGCGGCGTTGCAACCAGTTGCACTCGCCCTTGAGCGCGGTCACCTCGGCGTCGAGCTTGTGCCACAGGTACGACATCACGAGGAAGCCGCCGCCGGTCACCATGAACGCCGTCGCCAGCGGCAGCGCGGCAGGATGCAGGTCCCCCCGGGCGACGCCCATCATGCCGAACACGCCCATGCCGATGGTGATCGCCGCGCAGAGGTTGGCGACCTCCCGCCAGAAGCGGGACACGCGCGGGGGATGGTCGGTGGGGGACGATGTCGCCGATGCCATGGTGGGTGGTCTCCTCGCGGTTCGTTTGCTACCTAGATGTGTTCATACCACAACAGGGGTACGTGTCAAGCCCAGCGTCAGGTTGGTGGTGTCGTAGGTCATGGCGTGACATCCCATGTCGGACCGCCCGGGCAGGTGCAGGTGCATTCGTTACCCGGTCCGCCGTCGCGCTGACATCACTCCCCATCGCGCGCCTCCATAAGTGCAGCGCGGACGGCGGCAATTTGTGCGCTGGCGAACAGTTCACCCGGCAGGCTGTTTGGATCGGGATGGACGTACCCGACGACTATCCCCGCCGCCTCCTCCAGCCCGGCGAGACGGCCCGCTGCGAAGGCGGTTTCGCGGTGGGTGGCGATAGATTGAGCCTCAGCAGTGAAGGCTAGACCAGCGCGTACTCTGTCAGCCATTTCATCGTCGAGTTCCAGCAGGTCGATCAGTAGGGCAATGTCGTCGTCATTCACGGTCATGGCCTGTCTCCCTTACGGTATTTCATCCTGAGGGCGGCAACTGCGTCCACCATATCGCGCTTAAACACGCACTCCGGCGTGACCTTGAGCCAGCACCACCACGCGGCAACTGATAGCCACCAACGAATGCTCATGGCTTGGCTCCGATGGCTGCGATAATCTTGTGGAGATGCGTGCCGACGCCGAACACGAAACGGATAGCCTCGTCGGAATCACAACCGTCTGAAACCCAAGCGGCGTACTGGTCTGACATTTCCGCCTCAAGTTCGGTCAGCGCCTCCACAGCCTCCCGCTCCCCCGTCGCTGCGGGCATGGCGGATAGGGCTGCGGCATTGAGATAGCGTTCGGCAGTTGGCCACTGATCCTCGTCGAGAACCCGCGCGAGATATTCGCCGAGTTCGCGCAAAGGCTCCGGCGCTTTGCTGACAACGGCATTCATGTGGGCCATCCACTCGACTGCCGCAGCCTCACGGTCTGGCGCGGGCATGGCGGATAGGGCTGCGTCGGCGATCCACAAATCCCAATCGCTCAAGTCCTCCGGGAACCCGTTCGCATAGTAGTCCGGCGTACGCTTGTGGTCCGCAAGACTGATCGCCCTTGCCACGCGCTCCCGCACGTCGTCGGCCACAGCCTCACGGTCTGGCGCGCGGAGTGCGGCGAGGTCAACAATCCAGCCATTGCCGCCGCAGCGAGTGCATTCGGTATGACAGGCGCCTTCATCCAGCCCGTCCGGATAACCCCCTTCGCCTTCGCACTGCGGGCAGACTTTCACGGCGCGCTCATCCGCCAGTGTTCCGTTCATGGTGCTTCCTTTCGGGTGTTCCAGACTGATGCGGCTTTGGCGCGGCCTCGGGCATCGTCGGGATACCAGCAGCCGCGTTCGACCGCGCAATCCTCGTCGCTGCACTGGACCTTGCAGGCCATTCCGATATGGACGCGGTTCCGTGCCAACATGCCGGCGCTTCCGCAGAACGGGCACGGCAGCAGTTCCGCCGCTCTCACCGCTTCGGGTGTTGGGTTGCTCACTGCTCGGGGTTCCTTTCGAGATAGGTGCGGGCGGCTTCCTCTGTCGCGTGTTCGGTGAAAACAACGCGATCATCGCTTTCCAGCGCGTCCATTTCCTCGGTCGTGCGAACATGAACAGCGCACCAGATCGACGGCAGTGAGCGCGCGCATTCAACTTCAAGGATGTGATGGCCCGGTTCAGGGTCGTAACGGTCAATCACATCATAAACGTCGAAATCGCAGCTTTCCGTGTAGCTTGGGTGATAGAACCAAGTTGGCTGCTGCGCTTTCGCCAGTGCCGCCCTCGCCTCTGCCAGTTCGCGGGTGAGGCGGTCGATGGTGTCGCGGTTGGCTTCGAGCGGGTCATCGTCCTCGGTCTGGTTGTCCCGCCGCTGGCTGACAAGCTCGTCGTACATCGCAGCGAACTTCTGCGTCATCGCGATCTCGGCGGTCAGCTGCGCGTCACGGGCAGCGATAATCCGCTCTAGCTCCGCGATCTTGGCGGCCTGCACCGGGTCAGGCATGGTCTGCCACGTGCCGGCGTGGTTGATGTAGAACCACTCGTTGGTCTTGGGGTTCACCGCGAACAGGTTCGTCCCCTTGGGCAGTGCCGGGTGGGTCGGCAGGGGGGCCGTCCAGTTCTCATCCTTGGCCGCCCGCGCGGAGCAGTGGTTTGGCCCGAGAATTTCGTTCTCTCGGGGCGTGCCACCGCACCAGCGGCACACGCTATTGGAATGCCCTAGGCTGGCGGACCGGTATTCGTGGGGGCAATTCGTCACGCGTGTTCTCCCTCGTTGGTTGCAACTGGTTGCACCGGGACACGTACCCGGATGCGGGGCTTGGGGAGCACGTCGGCTTCCTCGGCTTCCTGCGCCAGCGACATGCGTTGAAGCTCCCCGCGCCGCTCGTTGATGATCCGTTGCAGGGACGCCAGCCCTTGCGCGTCGCTTTCCCAGATGATTTCCTCGACGCTGATCCGCTCGATGACGTTGCGGGCCTTGGTGGTCTTCGGGGCGCGTTCGACCAGCGGGTAGGCGCTGACGGGTTCAGGCTCGGCTTCCTCGGCGGCCAGCGCCAGCATGTGCGCCTTGGCCTTCTCCTGTTCGGCCACCGCGTCGATCACGATCGGCTCGCCACCGCCCACGGGGTACAGCAGCGTCATCGTGCCGGTCATGTCCGGCTGGCTCGCCATGTCCACGCCGAACAGCTTGACGTCGGCCGCCGGGGGCTTGCCCGGGGCGTGCTGGTTGAGCCATGCGATCAGGCTCGGCTTGTCGGTGGGGACCTCGATCTTCTCCCAGCCCTTCATGCCGTCGTTGGCGGCCTTAGCGTCGGCCTCGGTGCCGGTCCACACGTGTCCCTTGGAGCGATAGAGCCGCATCAGAACATGTCCTCCAGCCCCTTGGCCGCGTCACGGCCGAGCTTGTACCCGAACCCGCGCAGGATGGCGCGCAGGAGGATGGACAGGATATTTCCCATGGTGGTTGGTCTCCTCGTTCTTGTAGCGTAGGGGCTGGCCTGCCTGCCGCCCTACACGTGTTGCTTAGACCAACGGGGCCTACACGTCAAGCGTTTTGAGGTGCAACTGGGTTGCAACTGGTTGCAGTCGCCGGAAGCGCTACCCCCCCTGCCCGCCTACCCGGCCTTGTCCGCGTTGGCGCTGGCCCATAACCGCGCCGCGCCCATGCCCGCCCGAATGCAGCGCAGGGCGAACGTCCCGGGGGCAGCACCCTTGGCGTTGACGAACCCGGCGAACGTCCGCTGCCAGCCTTGGTCGAAGAACTTCTGGTAGGTCTCGCGCGGCCAGTCAGGGTGCCCCGCAAAGAATACATCCGCCCGTCGCTGGCGGTAGGTCGCGCCGACGTCGGGGTCCGCCTCGGATAGTACCTGTTTGATCCGGGGCATGTTGTCGCGGCTGCGCTCCGGTGTCATACCGATCGCCAGTTGCGGGGCGCGCTTGGGGGGCGGCGGGGGCGTAGGCGCCGGCAGGTTTTCCAGCGCATCCCAGATCACGCCGTGGATGACTTCGCGCAGCTGGTCACGCGCCTTGGGTACGCGCCGCCGGGTGTCGGTCATCAATCGCTGCCACAGATCGCGGCGGCCGGTGACGTCTTGGGCAACCCGGGCGTGTATCGCCGCCGCCGCCGCACGTGGATCGGTCATGTGTCTTCGCTTGCCCCCTCGATCACGCGCCAAAGCTCCCAGATCGCGGTCTTGCGGTAGCATTGTTCGGCGGCAAGCTCGATACCGTACGCCGCCTTGAACGCGTCGCGCATCCGGGCGTGATCGTCGGCGTAGATCATGCCGTCACCGAGATCGCCCAGCGTGTCGCCCATGTCGATCGGCACGGACGCAGGCAGCGCGTACACCCGGCGGACCAGCGCCAGCAGACGCAGTTCCTCGGGGGAGTAATCGGGGCCGGATACAGGGACACTCACGGCGTCAGCCCCCGCTTCTGGTCGAGCCGACCGCAGCACGTGCACTTGTCAGACAGGTGGTCCCAGAACACCCAGTGGTGCCGGCCTAGGAACAGGCAGCGAAATAGCTGGATCATGCGTCCGTCTTTCCGCCGACCTCACTCGGCATAAACGTATGCGCCACCCGGGATGCTCTGTGCAGCAAATCGTACAGCCTTGGGTCGAAGTACCGCAGCGTCGGGGGCATATGGTGCACCGCGTCCATGATCGCCCCCCGCAATGCTGCCACAAGCTGTTCGGGGTCAACCGGGGTGTCCGGTCGTTTGCGCGGCTCGCGATCCAGCGCACCCGCCGCGATCTCCGCTAGGAACTTGGCGTTGTTGGCCTCCCGCTCGGCAAGCTCGGTAGCCATGCGGGATTGGGCAAGCCCCACCTGACTGTCCAGCAAATCGGCGTATGGGTGACGATCCGTCACGCGTCATCCTCCGGTGTCTTGGCGCGCACCACCAGCAAAGCGTTGTTGGCGAACACATCGACGTATTCCAGCCACAGCCCTTGCTCGGCAAGGTAGACGTGATTGGCCTCCATCACCGCGCCCGGGAGCGTGAACGGGGTGACTTCCTCGGTCCACTTCTCGCCGACCACCATCAGCGCCGGGCGGGTGCCCTGTGACCCCTCCAACTTGCCGATCTGCACGTCCAGCGCCGGGCCGACGTTCTTGAGGGCGACGCGCGCTTTCTGTTCGGGGGTAAGCGGTAGCTTGGTAACCATGGTGCGGGTATCTCCGTTGTCTGTCCCTGACCATACCACGCACGCGGTATTACGCAAGCGAAAAAGCGCGCCCTAGTTGCAACTGGTTGCAAACTTACTCCCCACGCGCCACGCTGGTGGCCTGCCCCGCCGCGAAGATGCCTTCCCAGAACCGCCACTGGTCATCGCTGCCGACAAGCTCGACCTCGGGGCCGTGCCCATGGGCCGCCCGCCACAGATCGCCGATCCAGCGGCGCACCTTGAGGCGTTCCGGCGGCAACGGGGTAGGGATCAGCAGTTGATCCAGCGGCAGGCCGGGGGTCGGCTTCGTGCGGGTGACGTCGGCAGCGCTGCCGCGCGGATGTTCATTGGTGGTAGCGGGCATAGTTATGGGTCTCCTCGGATGTGGGACTACCTTAGCAGGGCGGGGCAGCCCTCGCCACCCCTGCCCTGCCCCGGTGTCGGTCGGATCACGCCGCCTTGGCGAGCTTGGCGGCTGCCGTGGTGATGCAGCCAAAGCCGAGCAGCCGCACCTCGGCGGTCGCGGCATCGACGACGACGTAGCGGTTGCTGGTGTGGCACACGACGTAGACGGTCCGGCCGACGGTGGTGCGCACCTTGCCCAGCACGGCCGAACGCGGCACGCCGTAGCGCTCGCAGGTATTCTGGATGGTTTCCTCGACCTTGGCCGCCATGTCCACCGGGGCCATCACCCCGTTGGGGTACGCCTTGTCGAACCTGGCGCGCAGCACGATCGGGTTGGCGTCGTAGTCGCGGGCCACCTCGGTGATGGACTGGTCGAGGTCCTTGCCGTTGCGGACGTCCATGGTGACGTCGAGCAGCAGGTCGTTCCAGTTGATCGGGGTCTGGGTCATCGTTGGTCTCCTCGGTAATCGGTCTGGCCTGCCTGCCGTTCCGATGCCCCCTTGTACCACGCTGGCGGTGCACGTCAACAGAAAAGTGCAACCGGGTTGCAAATTATTCGTCGCCCCCGGGCGTCGCGGCGAGTGCAGCCTGCGCGTCCTCGAAGGTGTCAGCGTGGCCCAGCACGTCGAAGACATCCTTGCGGCGGTTGCCCGGGTTCGGCCGGTGCGTGCCATAGTCGTACCCGTCCGCGCCGTCGCGGCGATTGGTGGCGGTGATGAACGTGCGAAGCATGGGGGTCACTCCCGTTGCAACTGGTTGCAGCAAAAAGGGGAGAGGATCGCTCCCCTCCCCCGGTTGGATCGGCTGGATCAGGCGACGGCCAGCGCGTGGACCTGTTCTGCGGTCAGCGTGGGGGCCAGCTTCTTTTCCTCGCGGGCCAGCTTCACGAACGGCTGGAGGTACTTGTAGACGTTGTTCTTTGCCTTGAACTCGGACTTGGTCTTGCCGATCAGCGCCAGCACCTCGTCGCGCGTCATGTCAGCGGCGTCGAGCATCGCCAGCAGAATGTCCCAGCCCCGGCCGTTGTCCTTGTAGGTCTCGGCGTGGGCGACGACGACGGCGAACAGGTCGGCGGCGGGGACGATCGCGGGAACAGTGGCTTCGATGGTCATGGTAGGTCTCCTCTATCAGCGGGGCGGTGGCCTGCCTGCCAACCGCTCTTGATGTCTGATAGTACCACGCTGGCGGTACACGTCAACCGAAAAAAGCACGGGCGCACCAATTATTTTCCCGGGGTCCGAAATTCAGGCGCGCGACGGCATGTCAGTTTTTCGCACCACACTGGCGGTATGATGCAGCCACGTCCACGGTATGGGTGGGCGGTATGGGTCACGGTATGGGCGTAGTTGCAACCGGGTTGCAATACCTACCCTAGGTCGATCACCCGACGCATACGGGTGTCACGGGTGTGCACCCTCGGTCCACGTTCCCACTCATCCCGTCGGCAGTTCCACAGCAACTCGTCATTGCCGTCTGGTCGCTTGACTGCGACAGCGAAGCGATAGTGGTTCAGTGCGTATACGGTCCCCTGCACAAGGTGCGAGTTGGTTGACAGGATGCGTCCCGGCCTCTCCGGGTGTGGGTAGTCCGCGAAGTACCCGCATATCACGGGTACACGGCTATGGACGATCTCTCCGTCCTTGAAGGGGTGGGTGTTCTCCGCGCCCTCCTGCTGTGGATCGTCTCCCGCGCGTTCGGTGAAGTCGAGTTGCCGTGCCATGTCAGTCCGTATCCAGCTTCCGTCTGATCCTGCGTCCTATGGTGTTACGTGTGCTCGGTGTCCTCTGCGCCTCACTGGTTTGGCTTTCCCCCGCGCCCTGCACGTCGTTGGTCACTGCGTCAGCTTCCCCGCGCGTTTGTCGGCCCGCATGATCCCGGTAGGCGATCACGACGTTCAGCAGCGCGTTGAGCAGTCGGAATACCATCATGGGTGATCTCCCCGCGCGTCAGTCAAGGTCGATGATCCTCTTGGTGCGCTTGCGGGTGTTCTCCCGCGCGTTGCGTTCGGTCTCGATCTCCGCTTTGGTCTCTCCCCGGCGCCGTTCGTAGGCGAGCAGCATCGTGCGCAAGTGCAGGTCTGCCTTCGGCCCCAGCGTCACGTGCACGTCCAGCGTCATCATGTCGCGCTCGGTTGCGATCAGTCCCTGCGCCTCTGCGTTGCGGATGGCCCACGCGCTGTCGCGGTCACGATCGGTCATACCAAACGCCACCACCACCTTGCCGTCGAGGTAGGCGTCCAGTAGGAGGTCGGCGATGTCTATCCTGTCGCGTGATCTCCCCGGTCGGCGTTCCTCGCGCAGTTGCTTGGCGGCTGCCAGCAGGCGGTGGCCTAGCTCGTTCTCCTCGCGCTGCATTGCAGCCAGTTGCAACATTTGGTCATCGGACAAGCTCGTGGAGGGCACGCCCAACGCGGCCAACCGGTCCAGTTCTGCGCGTAGGCGGCTGCGGCCTTCGGGCGACATCAGTCTTCGTCCTCGTCTTCGGCGTTCCCCGCGCCCGGCGACACGACGGTGCAGGTGTAAACCGGCACGCGCTCGATCGTGCATTCCAGCGCGACGCCGCAACCCTCGCACACGGTCACGCTCTTGTGGTGGTCGTGGTAGCATTCCGGGCACGTGTACCGGTTGTCCCACGGGGTGTTGGTGAGTTGGTCTCCGACTGCCATCATGCGTCTCCCTGCGCGGGCAGATAGTGCCGCCTGCGCATTTCCCTGCCGTACTCGATACCGGTGGCGATCCACCACGACGCCGGCATGTCGCCAAGGTAGGGGATCATTTCACTGCGGTCGTCGCTGACCCACGTGTCCCCCGCGCCCGGCTTGAGGCTGGTCGGGCGGTACTGGTTCGCCTTGCGCTCGGCAGCGTCGGTGGGGAAAAGGCCGTTGTCGAACGAGTAGTAGTGGTAGCCCTCCCCGCGCACCAGTTCGACGCACGGCTCCACGCGCTGGATGCGCTCGTTGATCTGTTTCAGCGTCGCCATGCGTCAGCCCTCCGTTACGCGGTAGCTGGCAATACCCTCGCGATCGGAGCGCGTCGAGTAGACCAGCATGAAGCGGTCGTTCGGGTCTTCGGCCGATGCGGCGACGCCGTTGGCGTAATCGCCGATCTTCATGGCCTGCCCCGCGTTCGCCGCGCGGATCGACAGGTAGACCTCACCCATCACGGGGATGAACGCAACCTCGGGCTGGTCGGCGCCGACGAAAGCAGCGGCATCGTTGATCGCACGCTGCACGACGGTCATCACCCGGGCGGCACGGAAAAGGCTTTCGGTCTGCATCGTTGGTCTCCTCGGTCCCGGTCGGCCTGCCTGCCTGCCCGGTGAAATCACCTTAGAACATGTGGGTTGCAACGCAAGCGAAATCTGCCGGCGTTGCAACCCGGTTGCAAATTGTTGCCCGTCACGCGTGGGCGTGTGACCAGCGGTAGCTGGCCTCCAACCCGGACGGCTTGCCCTCGATCATCCAGCGCCCGTCGGTGTCGGGGTGCAGGCGGTCGTTGGCCTGTGCCATGGCGCGCAAGCTGTTCGGCGCTTCCACCTCGCAGGACCGGGTTGCCCCCGCGCCCTGCGGCTGGAACGTGAAACGGTAGCGCTTGGTGGTCCCGTTCATGCCACCGCCTCCAGACCTTCGCGGCTGGCGAACCACGCCGGGACCGTAGCACGGGCGACGGCGTCATCCTCGGGCCAGCCCTCGACGAACGAGATCAGCGAGCGCGGCACCCAAACGCGCTTCCCGTAGCGAGCGCGCTGCGGCAGCACGTCCACGAACAGCGCCTTGGCGCTTTCCTTCTGGATCGCCACCTCGACCACCACCGGCGCCGGGTCCTCGCGCTCGGGCTTGGCCGGGGCCGCCTCGGCGCGCACGGCATCAACCGTGAAGTCGTCCAGCTTGGCGGCGGCCTGCTTGCGGTACTTGACCGCGAGCTTCTGCGCGGCGGCGAACTGGCGATCGGACCAGCCGAAGCGCTGACCCTTCTCGATCAGATCGCGGGCGAAGCCGGCGTCGTAGCCGGAAAAGCCCTTGCCGTCGTCGGAGCGCGCGCCGTCGCAGTCGCCGCGAACGGCCAGCAGCGCGCGGAACGTGAGGGTGTCGGTCAGGGTGATCGTGGTGCTCATGGTCGGTCTCCTCGGGTGGTCGGGCCTGCCTGCCCGGCCGATGTCTCTACGTACCATGCGGGCGGTACATGTCAAGCGTGATCGACGAGAAAAGTGCAACCGGGTTGCAAAATGTTAGGCCCTGCCCTCCTGCATGGCGCGCACCACGTCGAGCTTGCCGTAGTGCGCCAGCGCCAGTCGCGCCGTGTGGCTGGTAGCCCTGCCGTGGATCGGTTCGCGGCCATTGACCCACGGGCCATCGGGAAGCAGCCGCACGCGGTAGGAGAACATCCCCCGTCCGCGCATCGGCGTCGTCTCGAACTCCATGCCGTTGACGGCGATGCGGGCCATGGATCAGGCTCCCCCGTGATCGCAGCCGGGGCGCAGGTTGCCGTCATCGTCGTAGTCGGGATCATCGTCCCCGTCGTCATCCTCGTCGCCGAGCACGCGGGTCGGAAAGTCCGGCTGGCCGGGCACCTCGATCTCGACCAGTTCGCAGGCGGCGGTGACGGCCGACATCATGGCGTCGTCTTCCCCGTCGAGGGCGTCCTCCCATGCCGGCGTGTTCGTCGCCTCGTCGATCAGGTCGATGACGACGCTGCGGACGCGCTCGGGGATGGCCCCCGGCCCGCCGTCCAGCACGCGCTGCCCGTAGGCGATGGCATCATGGATCGCGGTCACCGCTTCCTCGCACTCGGGCGCGTCGGTGTAGTAGTCCCCGGTCGCCTTGGCGATCAGGTTTTCGAGTGCGTCACGCAGCTTGAGGTTCTCCTCGGCGAGGTCGGGCTGGGTGTTGGTGTCGGTCATGGTCTTACGCCTCCACGTAGTCGGCTTCAAAGCCGGTGGTCAGGTTGATGCGGGCGGGGAGCTTGTAGTGGTCACGCGCCTTGGTCGTGATCCAGAAGCGGTTGCAGGTCTTGTAGGGGTTGTAGGTGTGGTCCTTGACCACGTAGCCCATCTGAACGAGCGCGTTGAACGCCAGCTGGCCCATTTCCTCCAGCGTCTCGATCGTGTCGATCACGCGCTTGGTGAGGAGGAACGTGCGGACCTCGTCGTACATCGGGCGCGACTGGCGCACGCGGCGGCCCTTGGCGTCGATCTCGTAGGTTTCCTCGGCCGGCTGGCTGATCGCCTTGGCGAGGATGGCGGTCGCCTTGCGGTTGGCGTCGCGCTCACGGGCGGCGGCGCGGTTGGCGAGCACACGGGCGGAAACGGTCGTCTCGAAGGTCATCGTCGGTCTCCTCGTTGGGGTGGGCCTGCCTGCCCGTCCCCGTTGATGTCCCTACGTACCATGCTGGCGGTACACGTCAAGCAAAAAAGTGAGTGGGCGGGGATTTTTTCGCCCACTCGTGTTGGTCAGGCCGCCTTGCGGGTGTCGGTGGTGGCGGACAGGTTCTCGCCGTAGTGGTCGTCCACGGCATCGCGGACCGCCTGCACCTCGCGCTCGGTCGGCGCGCGGGAGAACATGAACTCAAGGTCCAGTTCCATCCCCTGCCAGTCGAGGATCAGGTTGTTGGTGCCCGAGCCGTCGCCCTCGTGGTCGTAGTAGATTTCCGCGTTGCGCGTGGGATCATGCGCGTCGATCAGCGCGAACGTCCGGTTGCCCAGTTCGACCAGCGCGTGGTCGGCCGGCTCCCAGACCTTGACGACGGTGGCGTGCAGCGGGGCCAGCACCACGTCGCGCTTGAACATGGCGCGGCCGATCGGACCGGACATCAGTTCGGTCACCGATGCGTAGAGCGAGCGGGTCGCGGCGTTGCGGGCGCGGTTCTCGGCGATAGCGGCTTGGACGTCGTAAGTCATGGTCGGTCTCCTCGGTTGCAGGGCCTGCCTGCCCTGCCCCATCACCATACCGTTATGGCGGTACGATGCAAGCGAAAAGTACAGCCCGTTGCAAACCGATCAGAGCGCGAGCGGCATCACCCGGTTGGTCGGCTCATAGGTGCCAGTCCGGTCCAGCGCCGTGATCCCGCCCAGCCTGATCTTGTCCGCCGCGTCACGCCACTCGAACGGCACGGCCGACAAGGGCAGGCGCCGGCCATCCTCGATCAGCAGCAGTTCGCCGCGCATGTGCAGCGCGCGCACGAACACATCGGCGGGCACGCAGACTTCGGCGATCTCGTCGAGGTTCATGCGAGAGAACGTAGGGGTGCGTGTCATAAGGCTTCGTCTCCATGGCGCGGCTCGGACCAGTCCTCGAACCGGCCGTACTCGAACGTGTCGCGTGCCACCTTGCCGATGTCGTCCTTGCGCGCGATGGCGATGCACTGGCTCGGGTAGCGTTCGGGTTCGGGGAGCGACGACGCCGCCGCCCACCCGTGTTGCGTCCCGACGACGTGGTAATCGCCGGTGTCCAAGTCAATGACCAGCTTGGCGTAAATCGGCGCATCGAGCACAAGCGCGGTCACGGGGTGTTCCCCAGCCGGGCCACCCGGCTCGTCCCTGCAACGCGTTGCACCCGGGTGCGCGGGCGTTCGGTCAGGAACACCGCGTCGCACTTGCGCACGTCCCCCGGGCCGGGGCCGAACCGGACCGTCGTCCAGCCGCCCTTGACCCGGGGGGAGACCACGACGCCATCGCCGTACTGGCTGTGCGTCACGCGCTTTCCATAGGAGAGCTTCACGTGTTCAGCCCTCCCGAAGCGGGTCGTTGGGTTTCAGGATCGCGGCCTTGGCGTCATACGCGTCGGGGTTGGCCTCAAAGTCGTCGCCGGTCTCGAACTCGGGGATCACGTTGCGCGGATCGGACCAGCTGTGGTCGGTCCCGGTCACCCGGCCCCGGTCGCTGTCGCGGTTGTAGCGCCAGCCGCCCGCGTCCGTCACGGGGTCGTCGAAGCGTGCGCTCTCGTAGTGTGGATGGTCGTGAAGTTCGAGGCAGGTGACTTCCTTGCCCCCCTGCGTCCTATACGTGTTCCCCACGACAAAAGGCTTGGTCACACGCTGGAAGTGACGGTGCACCGGCGTAGGCGTAGCGGGGGCGGCTGCCTCGGTCGAGGCGGGGGCCTCGAACAGCCCGGGCCAGAACGTCTTCGGGTCGATCCACATTTCCTCGCGGGACAGGTTCTCGTGTTCCTCGATCGCCTCGATCACGTCTTCGATCACGGTGTCCGCGTCCAGCGCCGGGTTCTCGTCTTCGTCGGCGTGCGCCTCGTTGTAGTAGGCGATCAGTTCGCCGCGCAGGTGCTCCTCGTCCGGGTGGATCGAGAAGCGCGGACCAGACGACGTTTCGATGTGGCAGACGATCAGCTTGGGGGTGTTGTTATCGGTCATGGGATCAATCCTCCAGTGCAGTGACGTGAACGCTCGCGCTCTCGTCGTCGTTGACGGTAAATTCGGTAACCAGCGGCTGGCCGTAGTCACTGCCGGACAGGCACTCGTTGGCTTCGCGGACACGCTCGGCCAGCTGCCGGCCGATCTCGGCGGCGTGGTCTTCATCGCGTGCCCCACGCACGATCAGGTTGAGCGTCATGTCAACCGACACCGTGAAGTCGCCGGACGCGGGGTCCGGGTCAACGTCGGTGACCAGTCGGGAGAGCTTGAAAACGCCCATGCAGCGCTTACCCATCAGGGTCGGCGTGCCGTTGAGCGGCGGATAGATGACGGTGTCGGTGTCCTCGGTCAGAAACTTGCCATGGCGGCGACGGATCGAGCGCACGCGGTAGCGCGGGCAGCCCTCCAGCACGTCCTCACCGATGGCCTCGACGGTGCCGTCAACCCACGCGGCGTACTCGCCGGTGCGGGTGGTGCCGCCGATCTTGCCGTTCGGCATAACGCCCATAGCGAAGTCGAAGCAACGCACGGTGTCGCCCACGGCGATCGGCTGGTCGAGCATGTCCTTGTCGGCCGACAGGTCGGACAGGGGGATGGCGGGGGTGATCTCGGTGAAGGTGGTCACGGTCTTGGTCTCCTCGGGCGGCCTGCCTGCCGCCGATGTCTCTACATACCATGCAGGGGGTACGTGTCAAGCGTCAAGTGCAGCCGGTTGCAACTTGGCGAACACTTTTCCGCGCTTGCGGGGGCGGACCGTGAAGCCCTCCCCCGTGCGGTGCGATCCGCGCTGCGCCAGTTCGGGCACCGGCTGGAGCGGTGCCCAGCCCCAGCCGTGCCGGTCCTCGGCCAGTCGGAACGCGTGGCCGATCCGGGCCTCCGCGCCGTAGCACAGCCGGGCGTTGTCGAGCGCAGCCGCACGTGAGGCGAACCGGGCGGCGGTCAGGGTCACCAGTCGCGGCCCCGGTCGCGGCATTCGGCCTCACGGCCGGGGATGCGAGCACGTTCGCGCGGGTCGCAGTAATCGAGCGGGCGCGGGCCGAAGATCGTCCGGTGCAACGGGTGCAGCGGATGTGTGATCGGCATCGCCGGGTGCACCGCGACCGGTGCCGGACGAGCAGGGGCCGCACGCACGATCACCGGCGCCGGGCGGGTGATGACGACAGGACGGGAGACGACCGGCGCGGAGACGTGCGGCGTCGCGACGTGTGGCGCAGATATGTGCGGTGCGGAAAAATGCGGCACCGACACGTGCGCGGTGAAGCTGGCGTGAGCGGCAGTGCCGGTCAGTGCCAAGGCGGCGGTCAGGAGGGCGAGGCATTGGCGCATTGAATGGGTCTCCTAGCAACACGTGTAGGTGTACGAAAACAGGGGAGCCGTGTCAAGCTCACCTGCCCGTCTGGTGGCGCTGGATCAGTCCAGCTTGTTGTAATACTGGCCCTTGCCATCCCATGCGTGCGCCCACGCGTGGCTGGACACCTTGGGACGGTTGTCGGCACCGCACCGCACCTTGAACGGCGTGCCCTTGACGGCGGTCTCGTCGGCTACCTCGTAACCGTAGAAGCCGGGTTCCGACGACGCGGCGCGCTCGGGGTCGAGCTTGCTGCCCAGCGGCTGGAGCGTCAGTCCGTTCGGCGTGGTGGCGACCACCTTGTAGAAGGAGTTGAGGCTCATGGAATATCCCCAATTGGACACGAGGATGTCACCGACTTTGTAGGTGTGCGGCGCGGCGCGCTCGGCCTTGCGAGCGGCTTTGCGATCGGCGTCCTGCCGGTAGGCTTCAACGGTGCCGGCGATGCGCGCGGCGCGCTTCTCGGCGGTCAGGTAGACCTCCCAGTAGATCGGCTTGGCCTTCTTGCCATGGAACGCCTTGACGACGGGGCGGCCGGTGGTCTCGTGGTCGTAGGTGTAGAAGACAAGGCCGAGTTCGGTGGCCTCGACCTGTTCGAGGTTCGGCTTGTCGGTGGGGATGTAGAACTCGCGGTTCAGGGTCATGTGCATCGAATGTCTCCTCGGTGGTCGGTCCGGCCTGCCTGCCGTTCCGATGTCTCTTAGTACCACGCTGGCGGTACGTTGCAAGCGAAAAAGTGCAACCGGGTTGCAAAATGTCAGGCGTGCTGCCTGCCCGGTTCGGCGACGAAGAACTCGGCGATCTGTTCTGGCGAGAACCCCCAGCCCTGCCCGGCTTGGCCCTTGCCCTCGCGGGACAGCACGATGGCCCCGCTGGTGACCTGTCCGTGGCGCGCGTTGGTGACGTGGAACTTGTCGCGCGGCTTGAAGGTGACGAGCCGCCCGGTGCCGCCGGGCCGGAAGGCAACCGGCTTGGTGCACATCAGCACCGTCCATTGTAGGATGGGCTGGCCCGGGTCGATCGGGACCATGCTGTGCTCGAACAGCACGTTGTCGATGATCTTGATCGCCTGCGCGACCGATAGCGCGATCTCCCGGCCCTCGGTGCGACACGACACCACGCCCACGGGCCTGCCCAGTCCGCCGTCGAAGCTGGCGGCGTACAGCTTCTCGAACTTCTCGGCGGCGGCCGGCGAGACGGTGTAGCCCTTTGAGCGGTGGACCCAGCGCCCCCCTACGGCCTCGGCAAGCCATGACGCGCGGCCCTTCATGCCCTCGCGGCTGTCGAGCGGCTGGATCACCTTCTTGCCCTTGGCGTAGCGCGCGTCGGTGATCCGGTAGGCGAGGTTGGCGGCGCCGTCGATGGCGATGCGGGTCTCGGCGGTCATGCTACGATCTCCCCGGCCGGGTGGGTGTAGACCGCGCTGCCGGTCTGGAGCACGCGGCGCTCCTGATCGAGCGCGGTGATCTCGGCGGCGATGCCGGCGGCGCGGTCCTGCGCGTCGAACAGCGCGATCAGGGCGCGGGCCTGCGCGATGCGGCCCCGGGCGTTGTGGTAGAGGCGTTCGCGGCGCACTTCCTCGCCGACGGCGAGCATCAGGTCGATGTCGAGCAAGCCGATCGCGTGGGTGATGGCGTCGATGCGGGCTTCGGTGACGGTCTGGAACGACATGGTATGGTCTCCTCGTATCGGGCCGGGACTGCCTTCCCTGCCGATGACCTTTCATACCACGCCGGGGGTACGGTGCAAGCGAAAAGTGCGGGCGGCCCTAGAGCAGGCCCTCTTTTTTCGCGAGCCAGCCTTGGATCGAGACCGTCCCCGCGCGCTTGCCCCGGTAGTCGGGGTGGTCGCTCACGCCCTCCTCGTGGAAGTCGGCTTGGCTCTTGGGGAACCACATCGGCGTCACGACGCGGGCGAGCTTGAGCAGGTAGCTCCGGTCGCTTTCCTTGACGACGATCGCGGCGGCCTCGTACGGGGGCGTTTCGCGGCGAGCGGTGTAGCCTAGGGCCATGGGTATACTCCTACTTGCGCTTGCCCCGCGCCCGGCGGCGCTGGCGCTTGGTCTGGGGCACGGTGCTGGTGAAGCGTTCGACGTTGCGGTCCGCGATCGGCGTGTTCCAGCCGGTGTCCGGCCTGCCCCGACGGGGATAGCCGAGCAGATCATCGAACGGACTGTCCATCGGGACGCCATACGACGTGGCGGTGAGACCAATGGCGTAGGCGAGTGCGGGGAACATACGGCGCGTCAGTGCACGTCCTGACACATGATTGTCCGGGCACGGTGTCGCACATTGCTGAACGCATCGTCTAGTTGTTCGCGGGTCAGCCCCGACGACGACACGAAAACAACCGGGCGGGGCGGCGGGGTGATCCGCTTCTCGCATACCCATGCCAGCGCCAGCAGGGCGACGGCGACCGGCAGCAGCAGCGCGGCGAGCAGCCAGTCGTGATGCCCGAAGGCAAAGCCGGCGACGGCGCCGGTGACGAGCGTCAGCCCGCAAGCGACGCTGGTCAGTGCGGCGTAGCCCCGGTGGTAGTACTCGCCGGTGTGCTTGTCCTGCGCGTAGCCATTGACATAGGCGCGGGCTATAGGGATCAGGTAGTGTAGCGGCAACATGTGGGTGTCTCCTCGTCTCTGCCAAGAACACATGTAGCCTACACATTAGCGGGCGTCAAGCGGCTTGGTTCCAGCCCGTGCTACGATTTTCCCGGCTCGCGCTTTACCGTTGCAACTGGTTGCACCTATTCCGGCCTCGGCCCGGGGTCGCGGCGCTCCCCGCCCTGCCGGATCGTCTGTCCCGCCTCGGTCTGCGTGATGTGCGCCGCCCGGACGATGCGCGACTGGCGGATTGCGAAGATCGTGCCGCACACCGCGTCGGCGACGTCCTTCGAGTTGTGGACGAACACGCCTGCGGCCAGCGCGAAGTTTTCAGTCCCCGGCACCGTCAGGTCGAACACCGGAACGGGCTGCGAGGTAGTTATCCGCGTCACGCGAGTGCATTTCATGGTAGGTCTCCCCCCTTGGCAGGAGCGTGTTTGCGTCGGCCGGGGTACGGAACAGCCGCCTCCTCCCATACCCGTCGTGCGTGCTCGGCGGCTTCGGCCTCGTCATCGAAGTACCCCTTCGTCACCTTGCGGAAGATCACGCGCCATCGCCCTTGCGGCGCGAACCACGACACGCCGGTCCACTCGGACGACTTGACCGCTCGCCTCGTACACGTGTTGAAGTTGGGGATGACGAAGTCTTCGGGCAAGGGGTCGTCGGGGAAGTTAAGCTCCCGGCCCTGACCCGGGTAACGCGCCCGCGCCACGCGGTCGTAGACCTTGGCCGCGATGGTGATGTCTCGGTATTGCCCGTAGTGGACCGTGCCCACTGTCACGCGCCAGAACCCGGCTTCCTTGGCGGGCTTTACCCCGCGATAGCCGTGCGGCGGCGCGTCTCCCATGTAGCCACGGATTGCCACGCGTGTCCTCCCGCAGTTGACGGCGTCCGGCAGGTGGCGAAGGTTTCGCCGCCGGCAGTCAAGTCGGTCGTGGTTTTCATGGTCAATATGCATACCCGGCGGTGCCCTGCCCGCGATCAGGCTGTGCAGCGATCGGTTTTCCGTGCGCTTGCAGCTGACCCGGCTGTGCCCCTGTCGGTGCCGGATGCTGTACGCGTAGCCGTTGTTCAGGTGTAGCGCCAGCCCGTCCACCAAGGGCACGTCGGCATAGTCGATCTTGGCCCACACCCACGTGCCCTTGGGTCCGCGCACCGGAACCTCGACGTAGTCGGGCAAAAACCGAAAGGGCGGCCAGTCGATGTAGGTCACGGGTTGTTCTCCTCACCGACTATATCGTACCACCCCCCTAGTTAGTCAAGCCCTTGAATATCATCCGTTTCGCCCAAATGCTGCGCTTCCTTGTACGTGCCGTCCGTCAGCAGGAAGCGGTGGTCAGGCGTGCAACGGATTACCGCGCCGTTTTCCAGTTCGACCTCGACCAGATCGCAGGTGCGCATGGTCTCGCGCGGCTTGCAGCCGGTTGCAATCCGGGCCTCACCGTCAAACGTCACGATCTCCACGTCGGCGCCGGTCGCTGCCAGTTCGTCGAACCGCACGTCCCTGCCATCAGCGAGGCGAACTAGCGTATCGCCCGTGAAGCAGCCGTTCGGCGGGTGATCGACCTTCTGTTTCTCGGTGTTCAGTTCCAGCTGGGTCAGTTCGACCTTGAGTTGTTCGCTGTCGAGCAGCGCCAGCCGGTCCTCGTACATCGACCGGCGAAATTCCTCGTACGGCTCGGTGGTGCGGTCCATGGACAGCGCCCACGACTTGATCCCGGTCTTGTTGATCGCCTGCCTGCTTTCCGCGCTCTGGAAGCCGTCGTAGGTGATCGCGTACAGGTTGAAGCCATAGTAGGTGGACAGCAGCATGACCCACCGGCGGACCTCGGCGATGTCCAGTTCGCGCTGCGGACTTGGCTTGATCGCGCAGGCCATGACGTTGGTGATGACCGGCGCGCGCTCGATCACCCCGTCGCGCAGCACGTTCTGCAAACCCTCCAGACGCGACACGGCGACGCCGCAACAGTCGCCGGTGAGCGACAAGTCGATATGCGCGAAGTGGGGGCGCTGCTTGATGCTGGCGGGCAGGCTCTCCAGATATTGCCCCTGCCACTGCGGCATCCCCCGCGTCGCCAGTTCGGCGTAAGTGTCGGTGCAGTAGGGCCGCGTCTTGCGCTCGGTGCGGCGCTGGATCGCCTCGATGATCTTGTGGCGCTGGCCGATGAACGGGCTGATCGCGTCGGTGGCGACGCCGACGATGTCGCGCAGCGCGCCCTCGGGATCGACGATGAAGCGTTCGCGGTACTCGATCGGCAGCGTCTCGATCTTGGCGCGCTCGGGGTAGTCGATCCCCGGCATCATGCCATTCTCGATCACCTTGGTCCGGTACTCGTCCGTGCCCACGACGATCTGGAACTTCTCGCCCGAGAAGCGGTCCTGCGGCACCACCTCGTACTGTTTGCGGCGCAGGCACAGGATGCCTTGCAGGTTGTGCTTCTTGACCTCGTCCATGCGCTGGTCGAGGAAGTCGGACTTGTAGCGGGTGGACGACAGGATGCACAGCACCCCCAAGGTGTAGCCCCGCGTCGTGAACGAACGGCCCTGACGACGGGCGATGTTGTCGTAGACCTCGCGGGCCTGATCGAACTTGCCCCCGCCGCCGCGCGAACCCACGGCCTGCTTGGAGTTTTCGATGATCCGCATGAAGTTGACTTCGTCGAGCATCGACCCGGCGATGGCCTGACCAAGGATCGCCTCGATGTTGGCGAGCGCGGGCACGATGGTGACGCCCGAGTTGAAGATCAGTTCGGTCTCGCGCTGCTTGTCCCACGTCAGCCACCGCTGCACGAACGGCATCGACGTGAACATTTGCCGGAACGGGCGGTAGATGACGCGCCGGGTGATCGCCTGACTGACGCTCTGGAACATGAACACGATCGGCGTGATCGCGGCGAGGTTGTACATCAGCTGCGGGGTGTTGAAGCACTCGAACAGGTAGGCTTGGTGCGCGATGGTGACGTAGCTCAAGGTCGTCTTGCCGGTGCCGGTCGCGCCGCCGAGCAACGCCTGCCGGACCGGTGCGGCGCCGGTGAAGACGTCGGGGTTCATCATGCGGATGTCACGGCGCAGCGCGGGCCAGATTTCCTGAATGTTGCCAAGGAACTCGGGGCTTTCGCAGAACTCGTCGATGGTGACGGGCACGCGTTTCATGAAGGCGAGGTGGCGCAGCTTGTGCAGGTTGTCGCGTTCGCTGGCTTCCTCCAGCGCGTGGGCGTAGATTTTCGCCATGCGGCTGTGCGGACCGTGCAGGCCCTCGGCCTCGGACTGCAACCGCTCGGCCTCGTTGAGCAGGACATGGCGGACGCGTTCCCGGCGCTCGTTGCGCACGTCCTCGATCCGCGAGCGCAGGCGCGGGGCGACTTGGCTGTCGGGGTAGCGGGCAGCGTCGGTCATGCGCGCGTCCTCACCCGTGCCGGCGGCAAGCCGGGGCCATCGTCGATCCGGGTATCCCAGCCGCCCGCGCTGTCCTCGGTGTCCGCGAAATCGTCGCCGTCGGGGTCAAGCGTGTCACCCGGCTCCGGTTCGGCCGGGATGCCGCCGGTGTCGCCCAGCGACCGTGCCGCCGGGTCCTGCCAGCCGCCCCCTGCCCCGTCACCGCCCGGGCCGCCGCCGGGATCGCCGGGGATGTCGATGGCGTCCTCGTCGCCGATGTCGTCGATCGGGCCGTGCGCGGCGTCCACCAGCGCGTCGATGACGCCGTTGATCGCCCCGGACAGCGCGCGGACGGCGGTCACGCTCTCGTCCTCGTTGCTGGCTTGCAGCGACACGCCCCGGAAGCCGCCGACCTTCTCGATGAACTCGAACTCGTTGCGCATGACGGTCATAAGGCTGTCGCGGGCGCGGTGCTTGTCCACCTCGGACGAGCCGCCGCGCTGGAGCGCGAAGAACGCGCTTTCGCGGAGCGAGCGGAACATTTGCACGTGCTCGGCGATGACCCCCATCCCGTCGAAGCGGGTGACGGCGGCCTCGCGCATTTCCTTGCGCGCCTCGGTCAGCAGGGCGCGGGTCCACGTCAGGCCGAACTGGAAGGTCTTGGCGATGTCCTCGTCGCGCACCCCGGCCATCGCCATGCGCAGCATTTGCTGTTTGGCGTAGACGCGTGCGGACGAACCACCCTCGACCGCCTTGATCTGGCGGTAGCGCACGGCGGGTTCGGCCGAGAGGCTATCGCCGTAGATGAACGTCCCCTCGGCGGTGGGTGCCGGTTCAGGCTGCGCGGCAGCGACGTTGTCGTCCACGGCGATCACCCGCCGGGTGCGGGGCCGGGCCGGCGGGAGGGGTCGAGGTGCCTGCGCCATGGGTCAATCCCATGCGAACGGGGGAAGATAGATCACGGGCGCGCTCCCTCATACCCCTTGACGGGGATTGGCTGGACCCTACACATGTAGGGAGGCCGTTAGGGAAGTGCAACGCCGTAACTCGCTGCAACCAGTTGCAACCGGCGGGAACGCGCCGGAAAATCAGGCGAGGATTTTGCCCGGCGCGGTCTGGCCCGACGTGCGCACGGTCGTGCCCCGGGCGCGCAGTTCGTCGGCGACGCGCTGGATCGTGGAGATACCCACGCCGTACTTGTCGCGCAGCTTGGCGTACGACAGCCCGCCCTTGGTCAGGTCAGCGGCGATGGCCGCGCGGGTGTCGTCGGGGACGGTCGGCTGGCCGTACTTGGCCGCGCGTTCCTTCCAGAAGGCATCGGCGATCTGCGAGGCGAGGGCATGGGCGTCTTCGGGCGAGTGCACGCCGAGCAGGCCGTTATAGACCGCGTCCCATACTTCCTGTCGGATGATCGTCTGCTTTGCCACCATGCCCTCGTCTGATACCGGGGGCTTGGTATGTGCCGTTGACGTGGTACTGTCAAGGGGCAAAATGGGGTAAGGCATGGTAGCGCATAGGGTCGGGGGTGAGGTGGGCTGGGTCGCAGGTGCCCCCCTCACCCCCTTCGTGGGTACGCCGGGACGGGGGTCAGGCATACGCACGATCTCGCTTGAACTCGCGGGCCTCGCAGCGGGCCATGTCACGGGCCTTGGCGTTCGCGCGGCGCTCGCGGGTGCGAACCCGGGCGGCCTGCGCTTCACCGTCGATGACGAGGACGACGTTCTGGAAAGTCTTGCTCATGGGTGGTCTCCTTGTTTGCCGGGCCTGCCTGCCCTGCCCCATGACCATACCGGTTTGGCGGTACGGTGCAAGCGAAAAAACAGCCCGGGAGAAAATATCTCGCCGGGCTGCCGTCGCTCTATGTCGTGTCTGTCTAGGGGCGGGGATCAGCCCGGGCCGTCGCGGGCGTAGACAGTCACGATACGCTCCTTGGAGGGAACAAGGCGGGTGCGGCGCAGGCGTTGCTCTGCCCATTGGCCGGGGAAGCTCGCCCACTCCCAGACAGCGTTGCCGCACATGCCGATCCCGGCGCAGATCAGCAACCCGGCGGCGGCGATCAGTGACACCGCCCCGCCCAGCGCCCAGAGCACCAGATGGAGCGGCAGACACAAGGCGCGGACCAGCCCGATCATGCAGGGGCTTCCGCGTTGGTGTCAGGGTGCGCGTCAGGGCGGACATCGGCCAGCGTGTTGGCCTTGCCGTTGCCCACGGCGGGACGCCATGCCTGACTGTAGGCGTGGTTCTCGATGTCGAGCTTGACGAACACGTTGTCCATCATCAGCCGCTCGATCTCGTGGCGGTCCGCGCCGATGCCCGCGCAGACTTCCTCGATCGGCACGCCGTGGTCTTCGACCAGCCCCTTGATAAGCGTGTGCATAAGGCTGGCTTGGTGCGACCCCTTGGCGCGGTTGATGCGCACGGTGAGCATCATGCGCTCGGCGACCGAGAGCTTGAGCACGGCGGCGGGCACCCGGCCCCCCGACATCGCCGCCACGTCCTTGTCGATCTTGGTCATCGTCGAGCGGTGGAAGCCGTCGATGATCTCGTAGTAGGTCGTGGGCGCGCAGTCGCAGGGACCGGCCGGCGACGCCGGTTCGTTGTGCACCGCGCAGTCGGAGGCGTGCTCCACTTCCTCGCTGACCAGCACCGGCTGTATCCAGCCGTTGGTGAGCAGGCTGTGCTTGATGAGCTTGAACTCGGGACCGAGCACGTGGTTGGGGTTCCACGAGTTGGAGCGCAGGTCGTCGGTGTGTATCCAGCGGATGTTGTTGATCGGCAGGTCATCGAACGCGACGACGTGGATGCCGGCGTCGGCCGGGGTCAGCGCCTCGGCGGCCAGCTTGGGCCGGGCGGTTTTCGTGCTAGTCACGCATCTTCTCCTCGTCACTATCGGGGAAATCATCACCCACAAGTGTCGTGTAGGTGAAACGCCGCTCCATCGTGTGACCCTCACAGAAGTGCACCATGGTGCGGCGGTTATCGACGGCGATGCTCTGCCCCGGGGCGAGCAGCACGCGGGTCGCGTAGTCGGGTGCCTGCGCGAGGACATGAGCCAAAGCCTCGTGCGCGCGCTGTGTCAGTGGCAAGGCGTTGGTGTGGCCCCGGAACAGCGTCTCGCCGGTCTCCGGGCAGGGTTCGGCCATGGCGAACAGCACCTGCCCTTCCCCATGCTCCCGAAAGGTCACGAACTGGCGGTAGAACAGCACCTCGACCAGTTCGTCGGGCATGTCGCGCACCAGACTGACAATGTCGATCACGTCGATACTGACGTTGTCGAAAAGGCCGACGTTGTGCCACGTCACCATGTCGGCAGGCGCCGGGCGGTCAGTATCGCAGGCGAACACCACGCCGGGGGCGGGCTTGAAGAAATCCATGCGGTCGCATTGCAACCCGCTGCAACGGGTGACGGTAGCGGTACTCATGGGCGTGGCTCCTCGAAGGCGATCATCGCCCGGGTCGGGTTGTGCTTCTTGGGGATGCCCCGGCGGTAGTTGCCGTTGACGAGGTTCTGCCAGACCCAAAGCAGCGGCATGTTGTAGCAGGGCGCTGCCCCCTTGCCGCGCAGGCGCTGTCCGTCGCGGCAGGTGCGGGCCTTGTGGATCGCCTTCATCGCCAGCGCTTGCGCCACCGGGTCGGCGATATTCTCACGCACGTATTGGGTCATGCCGCCCCAGCCGCGCGCGTAGCGGGCGACGGTGCCTTCGATGTCGATGTCCTGCGCGTACCGCTCGTGGGTCAGCATTTCAGGCCACATCGTGGTGATCTGCGTGAACAGGGTCGGGTAGCTCTGGCGAAGGCCCTCCAACTTCCCCGACGTTACAAGGTCGAGTGGGGGTGTTCCGGCCCGCAAGGCGCTACCCGAATGCATATTGATGTCGTAGGCCAGCGTGTAGGGCACGCCCTCCTCGTAGAAGAAGCGGAACACGTCCTTGACCGACCAGTCGTAGATCGGCCGGGCCAAGTCCACGCCCTTCATGCCCTCGGTGTGCTTGAACACCCAGCACGTCTCGGGCTGGCCCTTCATCAGGACCATGCGGATCATTTCGTTCTCGGTGAAGCGGTGCGAGTTGATAAGCACCGCCCGGCCCTTGGGCTTCATGCAGGCGACGATCGCGCGGCGCTCATGCTCGCGCACGAACGGTTCGTTCTTCCCCAGCCCCGGCACCGTCAGCACCGCGTGTTCGGGCGGCAGGCGGCCCCACTTGTCCTTGCGGGTCTTGTCCCACAGGATCACGTTCTTGCGCTCGCCTATGACTACCATCGGCTCGACCTGCGGCGCGGCGATCCAGCACCCCTCGAAGCGCGGATCGGCGAAGTAGGTCTCGACGGTGCGGATCACCTCGTCTTCGATGAACTCCATGTCCACGAACGAGAAGCGCACCGGCCGGGCCGTCATCCCCATCTTGTCGTAGGTGCGGCGCAGAAGCTCCAGCGTGAGACCGCTGTCCTTGCCGCCCGAGTACGTGACGATGATGTCGTCGTAGCTGCGGACAAGGTACTCCATCCGGGCGTAGGCGGCTTCGAGCACGGTGTAGGGCAGGAACTCGGTCTTGCCCGCGTACGTGACCTGTTCGTAGCTCTCGCTCATTACAGCGCCCCCCCGAACTCGGCCATGAACGCGGTGATGCGCTCGGCCACGGTGATTGCGTCGGGGTAGCGCGCGGCCAGCCAGTCCATGCGGTCGAGGAACTGGAACAGGCGCGGCTGGTCGGTGAACTGGAGCGTGGTGGTCGGGGACTTGTCGATGGCAAACTTGGCCCCTGCCCCACTGCCCGAACCGCCGCCGCCTTGCGCGGCGCCTTCCTGTTCCTGCCGGAAGCGCATGAACGCGACGTCGTCCTCGGTGAAGCCAACGGCCTCATACTGCGCACGGTCGAGCGCGATGCGGTCGAACTCGTTCAGCACCTCGCGCTCGTCCATCGGGGACAGCTGCTGGATGCGGTTGTGCGCGATGGCGTAGGCGCGGCGCTTCTCGGCGCTCTCGAACTTGATCGGCAGCACCGGCACCTGCGCGATGCCCATGCGCTTGGCCGCGTAGAGCCGCCCGTGGCCTTCAATGACGATCAGCGTGTCGGCGCAAACCCCGATCGGGTCGTTGAACCCGAAGTCGCGGATCGACGCCTCGATCTGGCGCAGCTGCTCGTCGGAGTGGGTGTTGACGTTGCCCTCGTCGGGGATAAGCGTGGCGACGTCCGCAAGGACGATGGTGCCGGGGGTCAGTGCCATGACAGGTTCTCCACGTTCTCGGCGCTCGCCGGGTTGGCGCGAAGGCCGGTGGGCGTGAGGTTGCCGGCGACGGCGTCGGCCAGCACCGCCTCAAAGGTATCCCCGGACCCCTCGCCGTAGGTCGCCTGCGCCTTGACCATGAACGCCTTGAAGCGGTCGCGCTCGGCCTCGGTCGCCCAGACGATCTCGAACTCGGCGGGGGCGGCGTTGGTGTGGCGGGTCTCGGTGGTGGTGCCGTTGGTCGGCACCGGGGCATCGACCATCTGGAACAGCGTCGCGGCCGATGCGCTGTCGAAGCCCATGTCGGCGAAGTTGGCGTGGGCACCCTCGACGATCTCGCGCAGCTGCGCGGCGAGCGCGGCGAAGTCGAACGTCGAGTTGAGCGCGATCTTGTTGTGGGCGATGCGGTACAGGTCGATCATGTCCTGCGTCAGGTCGGCAGACAGCACGATCACCGGCACCGTGTCCATGCCCAGCTGCATCGCGGCCATCAGGCGGCCATGCCCCTCGACGATCACCCCGTCCTCGGTGATGCCGATCGGATCGTTGAACCCGAACGCGGTGATCGACGCCTTGATCGCCTCGATCTGGCTTTGCGGGTGGGTCTTGCTGTTGTGCGCATAGGCCCGAAGCTCGCTGACAGCGCGGGTGTCTTGGCGAATGCGCAGAACGGGTGTGGGGCTGGCTTTGCTCACAGGGCGGGTTCCTTCGTTATTTGCTACCTACATATGTTGCCTGCACGCGTCAACCGGCTTGCGGCGAATTGCGCGCCGGGTTGCGTTCCGGGGTGCGCGCCGAGTTGCCAAGGAAGGCGGGCACGTGGGCTTCGGTGTAGGTTTTCCAGCCCTTGACCCAGCGCGCCGTCAGCGCCGAGCGGACGATGTCGCGCTCCGTCAGGCGGACCACGGCGACGTCTTCCATGCGCGCGGCGTTGGCGATGGCGATCACCGCTTGCAGCCCGTTGCAAAGTTCGAGGTCGGTCTGCTCGATGTCGCCGTCGATCACGACCTTGGTGTTCTCGCCGATGCGGGTGGTGAACAGCTTCATCTGTTCGACCGTGGTGTTCTGCGCCTCGTCGAGGATCACGAACGCGTCCTCGAACGTCAGGCCGCGCATGTAGGTGAACGGCTCGACCCGCAGCGTCTTGGCGCCGATCATCGCCTTGATCGCGGCGTCCCCCAGCCGCTTGCGCAGCACCGCGACGATCGGTTCGGCCCACGGCGCGAGCTTCTGGTCGATGTTGCCGGGCAGGAAGCCGTGCTTCTCGCCGCCCGCTTCGACCGCCGGGCGTACGAGGATGATCTGCTTGATCTGGCCCGCCTTGAACATTTGCGCGGCGAGGCTGGCGGCAAGGAACGTCTTGCCAGTGCCCGCCGGTCCCAAGGCGATCGTCATGGTGTTGGTCTTGAGGCTGGCGAGGTAGCGTTCCTGTCCGGGGGTCTTGGGTTTGACGGGGGCTTGGGTGGTCTGGAAGGTCTCGGCTTGGGTCTCCTGCCGGGCGCGGCGCTTCTCGGCTTTAGTCGGCCGGGCGCTCTGACGTGGGGTCGGACGGGGAGCATTCATCGTCGTGTCCTTTCAGGGAGGCGCGCTGCTCTGCCGTCGTCTTGCGAACGTGACAGGGGATGCACAAAATCTGGATGTTTTCCGGTAGCCAGTACCGGATGTCGCGCGGCGCATCGCGCAGGCGGCGCACGTGATCGACGTGCCACGCATCGTCGAGACGGTCGGCCTTCTTGCCGCACGACGCGCACTTCCCCTTGTCCCGGCGGAACAGGAAAATGCGCGCACACTTGGGATCGGATGCGACCAGATAGAGGTCGAGGCAGCGCGCGTGCCAGCGGCGCGGGCGGCCATTCTTGCCGGGGATAGTCGGTTCGCCGCACATACGACACAGGCCAGCCGGCGCGTTGCCAAACGGCAATTCAGGCGGTCGGCGGTGGTCGGTCGTGTCGGCCATCGGTCCCTCCGGGGTCACCCCCTAGATAGGGATCGTCCCCCTAGACGTGTAGGGGTCAGTCAAGCATTTCGGGTGTGATCGTATGCGAGCCGAACTCGCCGTAGGCACGGTGGTAGATCACCGTGTCGATCCGGCGTTCGCTCCACCAGCCGCCGCGTGCCGCGTGGGCATCGCGCGCCGCCATGGTCGGGTGCTGGCGCAGTTCGCAGCCGGGGTAGTCCTTGATCTCGCGGTGGTGGCGGTGGCCGGTGTGGATGTAGACCTTGGCGCAGCGCCCCCATGCTTCGCGGAACTGCGCGGCGAACAGCGCGGGCAGGCTCTCGTTCTTGCGCAAGTGGCCGTGGTGGAAGCCCAGCAGCGTGTTGCCCCACTCGATCGCGTAGAACGGCAGGTCGCTATCGTGGACGGTGACGCGCGGCTCGTTCTCGTAGAGGCAGGCGAACAGCTTGCGGAGCCACAGCGACGAGACGATGTCGTGGTTGCCCTCGGCGATCAGCAGGATGACGTGGCGGTGCTTGGTCAGCGCCTGCGCGACGAGGCCCCGGATCAGGCGGATGGCGATCTCGACGACCTTGCCGAAGCGGCTGTCGGCATCGAGCACGTGCCCGTGGGTCGGGGTGATGGCGGCGAGGCCATCGTAGTGCATGAAGTCGCCTTGGATGTTGACGAGGCCGGTGTCGGCCGCCGGGCTGCCCGCCACCATCGCGGCCATGGCCTTGCGGGCGGTGTCCTCGGCGATGCCGGTGTCCCAGTCGGCCCCGCCTTCGCGGTGCCACGCCATCATGCCCAGATGGTAGTCGGTGAAGGTGTAGAGCGCCAGCAGGTCCTTCTTGACCTTGGCGCTGAACGGCACCGGCGCAGCGTGCTTGATCTGCTCGGACATCGCCGCGACCGCGTGTTCGAGCGCGCGCAGCACGTGCGCCGCGTCGGGGTTCTGGCGCTCCCATGTACGCTCGACGACGCCGTCCCGGTCCCGCGCCACGGTGACCTTGCCCATGGCGTAGCCCGGGGCGACGCCGTGGTTGAAGTGGCCGGGCGCGAAGCCCGACAAGGACGCCTTGGTCTTGAGCGCGCGGAGCGAGCGGGCGACCACGTCGTTGGACAAGCCCAGCGCGGCGTTGGCGGCGGTGGCATTGCCGTGCTTGGCGATGGCGTCGAGAAATTCGCGCTGCCGGGGCGAGGCGAGATCGTACAAGCGTTGCTGGTACTCGGCGGATTGGTCGATGTCGGCCATAAGTCCCTCCGGGGGTTGCACCCGGTAGATAGGGACTTATGGCTACATGTGTAGGGTTGGTGTCAACTACGCCCCGCAACTACGCCTTGTCGGCGCGGTCCTGCGCGGCCTTGTCCGAGTAGACCAACCCGGCGTAGCGCTTGGCGAGCTTGGCCTTGTTGGCACCGAGCGTAGTCTCGCGGCTGATGCCGAGCGCGGTGCGGATGCCCTGCATGAAGAACTCCAGATCGCCCAGTTCCTCGATCACGTTCGTCATGTCGAGCGGCTTCTGGTAGACGACGTGCGCCTTGATCGCGTCGAGCAATTCGCCCGCCTCGCCGGCAACGCCCGTCCCCATGTGCCACAGGTTGGCCTGTTCCGCCGTCAGGGCGGCGCGCACGTCCTCGCCGGGCTTGTTCAGCGTTGCGACAAATTCATGGTAGGGCAGGCTCGCGAGCTTGGCGTCGGTGATGTCAGGATTGGTGTCGGACATGGGGTAGGCTCTCCGGTTGGTTGGGGTTACTGGCAGGCTTCGCAGGTTTCGTACTTGGCATCGCCCTCGGGGACGAACACCGACGGCTTGTCGAGGGTGTTGTCGGCGTCCACCGCGCCCGCGATTGCAGCGCGTTGCACCGACTTCGAGCGCAGGTAGTACAGGCTCTTGCTCCCGCCTTCCCACGCCAAGAAGTGCAGCAGGAACATTTCCCACTTGTCCACGTCGCCGGGCACGAACAGGTTCACGCTCTGCGCCTGCGAGATATACTCGGCGCGCGCATTCGACATGCGCACCAGCGCGAACTGGTCGATCTCGAAGCTGGTCTTGAACACGTCCTTCTCGTCGGCAGCTAGAAATTCCAGATGCTGCACCGAGCCGCCGTGTTCGAGGATCGAGGTCCACGTCGCCTCGTTGTCGGCGCCGTAGCGCGCCAGCGTCTCGGCAAGGTAGGGGTTCTTGACGACGAAGCTGCCCGACAGCGTCTTGTGCGTGTAGACGTTGGCGGGGATCGGCTCGACGCCCGCGCTGGTCCCCCCGGCGATGATCGAAATGCTCGCGGTCGGGGCGATCGCCATGGTGTTGGAGAAGTATTCGGCCTCCTCCATCGGGAACGCCTCGGGGTCGAGGTCATGCGCGTCCTGCCAGTCGGCGCACGGGCCGCGCTGCGCGGCGAGCTTGCGGCTGGCCTTGGTCGCCTCGGCGTTGATGTGAGCGAAGATCACCTCGTTCCACTGGTCGGCGGACGAGCTATCGAACGGCACCAGCAGGCTCTGGAGCAGCGAGTGCAGCCCCATCACCCCCAGCCCCACCGAACGCTCGTTGAGCGCGGCATAGACCGCCCGCGACATCCCCGCCGGGGCCTTGTCGGCAAAGTCGGTGAGCACGTTGGCGAGGAAGCGCATGACGTCTTCGATGAAGCGCTCGTCGCGGCCCCACTCGAAGAACTTCTCGGCGTTGAGCGAGGACAGGCAGCACACGGCGGTGCGGTCGATGCCGTGGTGGTCGGGGCCGGTCGGTAGGGTGATTTCCGAGCACAGGTTGCTCGTCGTCACCATGAGGCCCAGTCGCTTGTGGTGCTTGGGGATCGCCCGGTTCACCGTGTCGGAGAACACGATGTAGGGTTCGCCGGTGGCAAGCCGCGTGTCGATGATCTTCTCGAACAGCGTGCGCGCGTGCACGGTCTTGCGCACCGAGCCATCCTTGGGGGAGCGCAGGTCCCACGTGGTGTCGGCGCGCACCGCCTCCATGAACGCGTCGGGGATCAGCACGCCGTGGTGCAGGTTCAGGCTCTTGCGGTTGAAGTCGCCCGACGGCTTGCGGATTTCGAGGAACTCCTCGATCTCGGGATGGGCGACGTCGAGGTAGACCGCCGCCGAGCCGCGCCGCAGGCTGCCTTGGCTGATCGCCAGCGTCAGGCTGTCCATGACGCGCACGAACGGGATGATGCCCGACGTCTTGCCATTGAGGCCCACCGGCTCGCCGATGCCGCGCACCTTGCCCCAGTAGGTGCCGATGCCGCCGCCGTTCGAGGACAGCTTGAGGTTTTCCGAGTAGATCGCGTCGATACCGTCGAGACTGTCGGGCACCTGATTGAGGTAGCACGAAATGGGAAGGCCCCTGCCCGTTCCGCCGTTGGACAGCACCGGCGTCGCCGGCATGAACCACAGCTGCGAAATGTAATCGTACAGCCGCTGCGCGTGCGGGCCGTCATCGGCGAACGCGCAGGCAACCCGGGCGAACATCATCTGGTAGTTCTCGCCGGGCAGCAGGTAGCGATCGTCGAGCGTCGCCTTGCCGAAGTCGGTGAGGAGCGCGTCGCGGTCGCGGTCGATGGCGATGGCGAAACGGGGTCCGAAATAGGTTTCCAACATGTGTTACGCTCCCACCTTGCAACGCGTTGCACTGGCAGCGCTGGCGGCCTGCAATCGGTCAAATTTCGCCCACACGCCGTCGGCGCCGGACCACGTCCCCCGGCTTGCGCCCTTGGAGTATTCGGTCGCGCGGGTCTCGAAGAAGTTGGCGTGCTCGACGCCGTTGAGGAGCGGCGACAGCCACGGCAGCGGGTGCGCACTCTGCCCCGGGTGATAGCCGTAGAGGTTGGCGTCGAGCCGCAGCTGCGCCAGCCGCCAGTCGGCGAGGTAGCGGATGTACGCCTTGAGGTCGTCGGCCGTCATGCCCTCGACCGGCCCGGCCTCGAACGCGAGGTCGATGAACGCGTCCTCCAGCCTGACCGTGTTGCGGCAGCATTCGACGATGTCGTCGCGCACCGCCGGGGTCATCGCCCCGGTCTCGCGGCACCACTCATGGAACAGGCGGATGATGCCCTCGCAGTGCAGGCTCTCGTCGCGCACCGACCACGTGACGATCTGCCCCATGCCCTTCATCTTGTTGAAGCGCGGGAAGCCCATCAGCATCGCGAACGAACCGAACAGCTGCAAGCCCTCGGTGAAGCCGCCGAACATCGCCAGCGTGCGCGCCACGTCCTGCACGGTGTCCACCCCGAAGGTGCCCATGTAGTCGTGCTTGGCGCGCATGGCGTCCAGCTGCATGAACACCCCGTACTCGCTTTCCGCCATGCCGATCGTGTCGAGCAGGTGCGAGTAGGCCGCGACGTGGACGGTCTCCATGTTGGAGAACGCCGCCAGCATCATCTTGACCTCGGTGGGCTGGAAGATGCGCCCGTACTTGTCGTGGTAGCAGTTCTGCACGTCGATGTCGGCCTGCGTGAAGAACCGGAAAATCTGCGTGAGCAGGTTGCGCTCGGCGTCGGTGATCGTGCCGTCCACCCATTGCTTGCAGTCTTCGCCGAGCGGCACTTCCTCGGGCATCCAGTGGATTTGCTGCTGGCGCTGCCAGAACATATGCGCCCACGAGTAGCGAAAGGGCTTGTAGGCGGTGCTCGCGGTGAGCAATCCGGGGGTCGGGGCGGCGAGATTTGGGGCGTTTTCGATCATATTGGTAACCTACACGTGTTGCCCTTGGGGGTCAAGCGAAATGGGTGTCCCTGCACCGGGTTGCAATGGGTGTTCCGCACGTGATCCGCACGTGATCCGCACGCGATCCGCGCTGACGCAGGACAGCAAAAAGCCCGGAAGGGATTGCTCCCAACCGGGCTTTCCGGGGCCGTGAGGCCGCAGCGCCGTTAGGCGACCTGCGCTTCCTCGGCACCCTCGGGGCCGTGCTCCCCTTGGGTCAGGTTCTCGCCCGCCTGCCCGACGATCTCGCCGTCCGCCGCAGTGGCAGTGAGCGTGACGCCAAAGCGGACCGCGACGACTTCGAGCATCGTCTGGAGGTCAACCGCCGTGCCCTCGGTCATCAGCGACCAGTCGTCGCAGATGTACTTGAACGCGTCCGACAGGTCCTCGGTTCCGGCCAGCGACTTGGCGTGCTGGAGGGCACGCTCGGCCGACGCCGCCGCATCGCTCTGGAGGCGGAAGTTGAACTGCGAGACGGCAACCTTTTCGTTGCTCCCCGCCGTCTGGCGCCGGGCCACCTCGTAGGACGAACGGATGTGCGAGGTCAGTTCGTCGCGGGTGTGTTCCTTGGCGTAATCGACCAGCGCGTCGAAGTCCTCGGCCAGCTTGTCGGGGCTGACGTTGCCGACCCGGACGATCTGGATGGCCTTCGACCAGCCGATTTCGCGCAGGCGCTGTTCGTTGATGCCGGCGGCCTGCACCTGATCGAACACCGAGATCAGGTAGCGAGCCTTGCGGTAGTCGATCGCCAGTTCCGCCTTGGCATAGTCGGCGAACCCGCGCTTGCCGTCGTAGCCGAGCCGCTTGTAGACGCCGCTCTCCGCGACGTAGGCCAGCACGCCGCCGAGCGTGTAGTAGGTCTCGTCGATGCGGTTGGCGAGGCTCTTGGCCGCGATCAGCGCCGCGTCGGCCTCGGCCATTTCGTCCTCGCTGACCGATGCCAGCGCCGCCCGGACCATCGCCGAACGCATGCTGCCGGTGTGCTCGATCACCGCGAGATCGGTGCCGGTCGTGCCCTCGGCCGTGTCGTCGGAAGTGCCCTCGGCCGGGACCTCGGTCGTGTTCGCGGCGGCAGGCTTGATGGCCTTGCCCGCGTCCTTGGTGCCAGCTTCCTTGGCCGCCTTGGCAGCCGCCGCCTTGGTGGCCTTCGCGCCCTTGGCCGCGCCCTTGCCCTTGGCCGGGGCCTTGGCTTCGGTTTCCTCGGTCACCAGCGGAAGCTCGTCGCCCGGCTGTTCATCGACGCCCTCGCGGCCCTCGACAGCGGGGTCGATCTGGTTGGCTTCGTCGGGCTGGATCACCTCGACTTCCTCGGGGAACAGCGTGTCGGTCTCGGTGACGTCGGTACGGGCGTTGCCCGCTTCGTCGAGCATATCGATCACGAGGCCGCCGTCGGGGTTGATCGCGCGGATGCGCACGGTGTCGCCCGCCGTCAGCAGCGGATCATCGACCTGATCGGTGTAGCCCTTGAAGCGGACCACCTGCCCGACGTTCAGTTCCTTCAGTTCAGCCATGGTATTTGTCTCCTCTGTGATGTGCTGCCAACACGGTAGCGGGGTTTGGTCCGGTAGGGTTTCTCCCCGCCGATGCATCCCTTCTACAATGCGCGGGCTACAAGTCAAGCCATTTGCAACCCGGTTGCACTTTTTTCGGGCGGGTTTTCGGGCGGGTTCGGTCTGGCGCGCTCGCGCACCTTGGGCAGCGGCAGCGGCGCGACGTACTCGATCTTGGCGAGACCCGCCGCGTGATCCTTGGTCGGCGGGGTGATCTGCCCGGTGAGCATGCCGGCGACGACGGCAAGGCTGGCGCTGTCCGCCATGTCGTCCTGCGGGAGTTCAATGCCGAAGCGCTTGAACAGTTCGAGCGCGCCCGTGCCCTTCCCCTTCGACGCCCCGCTCCCGGTGATCGCCTTGAGCCAGCAGCCCTTGGCGGCAATCGCCATCGGCACGCCGATCTGGCCGAGCGTCAGCTTGATGATGCCGCCCAGTTCGCCGAGCGAGTGCGCATGACTGTTGGCCGAGCCGAACGAATACCCCTCGATCACGATCAGCTGCGCCTGATAGCGCAGGACCTCGGTCACGATCTGGTCGCGCAGCCATGCCAGCCGCGCCAATCCGCGCAGCGATCCCGGCGCGAACCGCTTGGTCACCGCCTGCCCCGCGATGAAAATCGTCAGCGCCGTGGACGTCAGCGACAGGTCGAGACCCATCACGCAGGTCGCCACCGGCAACGCATGGTCCTGCAAGTGCGTCTGCACCTTGGGTTCGACCGGCTTGGGCGGGTGGCGCGGGGATGTCGGCATGGGAAATTCCTTTAGGTGTTCGGGGGGCCGGTGTTCGGCGGGGTTCAGGGGACTTGGAAGCACGGCACCAGCGCCGGGCATTTCTTGGCGCGGGGGCGGTCGATAGCCGAGCAGCTGGTGAGGCGCGGCGGGGGCGTGCCCTCGGCGATGGCGTCGCGCAGGCGCACGGCGCGCTCCAAGGATCGTTCCAGCACGCCAACCCACCGGGCGGTGGTGACGTCCACGTCGAACACCTTGTAGGGCGATCCCCAGCGGAACTCCTTCTTGGCGTAGACGAGGAGCACCTTGTCGTGGACGAGCAGCCCGGCCTTTTGCGCGAGGTAGCGATAGAGCAGCGCTTGGTTGATGTGCTCGGTCAGCGGCTCGGTGAGGCCGTCCCACTGGTCCGCCGTCATGGACTTGATCTCGACCGGGAAGAACCAGCGCGCGATGAACAGGCCCAAGTCGGGGTTGCCCACGATCTTGTTGTCGTGATCGAACCACGGCTGTTCGTGGTAGCGGTTGAGCGGCAGCTGGCACGTCGGGCACAGCTTGTCCTGCTTCGGCCGGGCGCCGATGTGCACGCTCGCCTCGCACGCGCACTTCCACTGCCCGTAGACCTTGAAGCCGGTTGCATCCCCGTCGGTGATGTTGTCGCGGATGTGTGCTTCGGCGGCGCGGCCATATTTCCACATCAGCCGGTGCCCGCCGGTGACCGCCTCGAAGTCGATGCGGCCCTGCACCGCGTTCAGCACATAGTGCCGCTCGCACACGTCCGAGCAGAGCGTGCTGACGTGGGCATAGCCGGGCCGCCCGACGCGGCTGGCCTCGACGCGGCGATCCTTGTTGTCGAGCAGCGTCTTCAAGCGGTCGCCGGTGAGATCGGGCATCGCCGGACGGATCGCGCCGGTATAGACCGCCGGGGCCATCGGATCGTCGTCGGTGTTGCCCCCCTGCCCGGTGCGCCCGGCCATGATGCGGATGCCGCCGGTGGGGGCGATTGCAACTGGTTGCACCTCGCCGGTGCCCTGCCCCGCCGCGACGCCGGCCAGCTTGCGCGCGGCGATCCGCGCCAACAGCCCGGTCACACGTCCTCCCGGTACTGCGCCAGCGCGGCGATGATGTCCGCGCCCGCCCAGCCGGGGAACACCAGACAGGTCTTGGGGTCGTGGCTCTGGTCGTCCACGACGATCTCCATGTAGGGGATTTCGGTGCTGCCCGCCGTGACGCTGGCCTCGACCTTCTCGATCATGTCGCGGGTGAGTGAATAGCTCCGGTTCTTGGTGGTCTTGCACTCCAGCCGGAACAACCCGACGCCGCGCACATCGCCCTTCTCGCGCCCTGCCCCCGATCCGCGCACCGCCCTGACCTTGCTGGCGGGCGTTGCTGCCCGGCCCAGCGCCTTGACCGCGCGCGCCTCGTGGGCGCGGCCCTTGCGCTGGTTGTCGTTGGTGGTGTTACCCCCCAGACGCTTCGGGTTGCGGATCACGGGCGGCATGGGTTCAGCGTACTTCCGTGACCGTGACGACAGCGGACGTGCGCACGTAGGACACGTCGTCAGGTCCGCTATCCGAGATCGAGACGACGTGCGCGTCCGCGTCGTAGATTGTGCCCATGGATTGCCCCCCGTCGATGCGCGACAGGACCACCCGCTTGCCAATCAGTCCGTGCAACCACGTTGCAAACGCTGCGTCTCGGCCCATCAGTTACAACCTCCAGTTCTTGGTATCCATGCCCATGATCCCCCGGGCGTGGCAGATCACTTGGTGCTTGAGCGCGTCATAATAGTCGAGATCGCTATACAAGTAGGCGACCATTTCTGCAAGCGATTTGAACTTCTCGTCGAGGTTCCACAGGCGGTACGGCGGCTTGCGGCCATCGTCGCCCGAGCCGGTGCACAGGCCGCGTTTCTTCGCCTCGCCCAGCACCGCCTCGGCCTCGTCGTAGGCGCGCTCGCCCAGCGGGTGGAACGGGTTGCGGATGAACGTGGTCTCGGCTTCCTTGAGGCCGTTGCCCAGCTTGTTCTTCATGCGCTTGAAGGTCATCAGGTTGTGGCTGGCCCCGCCGATGTCGAGACCGGTCGGCGAGTGGCTGTTCTTGCCGGTGACCACCTCCTCCTTGGCGAGGATGTCGTAGTGGTAGCTGGCGAGGTACGGCGTTGCCTTGCCGCCGGGCAGGACGCGCGGATCGCCGTACTGCACCATGCCCATGCGCCACTGGTTGACCAGTAGCACGGTGACCCAGTGATCGCGTTTGCGCTCGTCGAGGATCGCTTGCTGGAGCTTGCGGCAGAAGCGGCTGACCAGCTGCGCGTACTTGCCCATGACGCTGTCCTCGGTCGATGCTTCGATCTCTTTGAGCGGGATCAGGCCGGCGATGCTGTCCACCATGACGATCGAGGTTTCACGGGCGCGCACGACGCTGTCCACGAGGTCGCAGGCGTCCTCGCCGGTGGTCGGCTGGATCAGCAGCAGGTTCTCGTTGTCCATGCCGCCCTTCGCCCCCCAGATCGGGTCGTAGGTGCCTTCGATGTCCACCTTGGAGGCGACCATGTCAGGGAGCGCCTTCTGGAAGTTGGCGGTGATCGCATCGCCCGTCGCCGACTTGCCGCAGTGCTGCCAGCCGGTGAGCATGGTGACGAGACCCATCGGCACCCCGCCGAGCATGGCAAGGTCGAGCATGAAGCTGCCGGTGGTGCAGTGCCGGAAGGTCGGCCGGGCCGATGCGCGCATGATCGTGTGCGTGCCGAACCGCTTCTGGCTGGCCTTGAGCAGCTGCGCGATCTCGCTGTCCTTGTCGTCGAGCGGCGATGGCGGCGCGTCGGCGGCAAGGTCGAGGTCCAGCCCGGTCAGGTCACCGTCGAGGGTATCGGCCAGATCGTCCCCCGTGGGGCCTACACGTGTTCCTTCTGCAACGGGTTGCACTTTCGCGGCGGGTGCAGGACGGGCACGCTGGCGGACGCGGGTGGCAGGGAGCGCGGTGGCGGGCGTGGTCTCGGTGGTGTCGGCCATGGGGCAGTGCTTTCGTCAGGGGGAAGTGACCTAGATAGGTCAGGCAGGCGGCGCTTGCCAGTTGGGGGTGGTGTTGCGGGCGACCTCGCGTTCGAGCCAACGCTCGACGGTGTCGCTCATCATCGCGTAGACGCGGGCGATCTCGGTTTCCTCGGGCAGGCACGGCAGGGTAAGCTCGACGTCCACGCGCACCGAGTTGAAGTCGCCCATGTTGATGGTCTCGCCCGCCGCGAGCTTGAGCCGGGCGGGATCGGTCGGAAACGCGGGCACAAGGATGGTCTCGTTCACCACGGTCTCGCTCTCCGAGCCGTAGCGGGTCCGCTTCACCCGCAGGTAACCTTCGACGTGGCCGGCATCGGCGCTGGCGTCGAGGCTGCGCACGCGCTGGCGAATGCGCGGGGTCGGGGTGGCGGCGGTCTGGGTCATGGGGTCTCCTCTGTCATGGCCGCGAACAGCCGGTGGCGGGTTTCGGTGTGGTCGGCCCGGTAGGTCGAGGCCACGGTGTCGATGTGGTCGGCGAACACGCCGAGCAGGCGGTGCACCTGCGCCGGGGTGTACGTGTACGGCGCATGCGGATCGTCGCGCGCGGGCGCGGGCCACATGCCCTTGCCGATCACGTGGGCGACGTAGCCGCGTGCCCGGCCGAGCATCAGCGACAGGTCCTCGACCGAGTAGAACGCGTGAGCGTCCAAGGTCTGGTCGAGCGAGGCGCGGGCGTGGTTGACCACACTGACGCCGGTGCGTTCCCGGTAGAGCGCGCGCTGGCGCTGCTTTTCGGCGAGCGCAACCGACGGGTCCTTGTAGCGTTCCTTGCGGCGCTCACGGTGCTTTTCGAGAACCTTGGGGTCCTTCCAGTAGTCCTTGCGCGCCAATGCAGCAGCCCTCATGACGATCAACCCTCCATCGCCATAATCGTGGCCCCGCTCTCGCGATAGTCCTTGCAGCGGCGTGCAAACAATTTCCGCGACATATTACAGCTATCGTCGAACGGCGTGCGCCAGTAGGGGTCCGGTTTTTCCGGTAATGGGCGGCGGATACGCCCAATCAACTGGGTAGCTTTACCTCGCGGCAGCAAGTCCATGCCGGCGTCCCAGCGCGGCTCGTCGATGCCCTCGACGATCATACCGTAGGTTGCGAACACGAGTTGGCAGCGTGTCTTGGCGTGGGTCAAGTCCTCGTCGGAAATGTCCGTCTTCTTTACTTGGGTAACCACCCGCCCCCGGTCGTCGCGCAGCGGCCCCATCACCGGGCGCGGCTTGCCGTCAACCCACGCGACGCGACTGGCGAGGATATGCGCGGTCCACGAGACGATCTCGCCGGTCGCCTCGTCGATGTCGCGCTCGATGTACTCGGCTACCACGAACGTCTGGGGCACGACGGGGCAGTACCTGCCGCCATGGCGCTGCCCGGTGAACTGGCCCATCGCTTCCTTGGGTATGCCCAGCTGGTGGCAGGCTTCCATCACCGCCTGCACGTGTTCGACGTACTCGGAAACGTAGAGGCCGTTACGCCCGGCGCGGTAGTCCTGCCGGATCATGTCGGCCAGCCAGCGGTTGCGGCGCTTGTCCTCGGCCATCGCCTTGAGCTTGGCGGTGGACGACTTGGCGCGATTGGGGGTGCGCGCGGCATAGCGCACCGGGCGGATGGCGACGTCGAGCGCGGCGGCGTTGGAGCGCACCGCGATCCGGCCCAGATGGCAGAAGAAGATGGTCTCGCCGTTGTCGGTGCGCTCGACGGTCGCCGACAGACCCAGCCAGTGGTACGACGGAAACCGGAACGCGACCGGCGCGAAGAACTCGGTGCCGATCTTGTGCACCTCGTCGTAGATGACGTGGCCGAAGTGCCGGTAGAACGCGCGCGGGTACTCGCGCTGCGCCACCGAGTGCAGCATACCGACGACGAAGTCCTTGCCCTCGTACTCGCAGCGATCGGACTGGACCACGCCGATGCGCGACGGGTCCACGCCGAGCTTGTCGCCGATCTCGTCGTACCACTGGAGCATCAGCCGTTCAAGGTGGAGCAGGATCAGGGTCGGGCGGCGGATGACCTCACCCGCTTCGCGCAGGCTCACCACGGTCTTTCCGGACCCTGTTGCTGCCTTGGCGATGCCGCCGCGCTGCGTGGCGTGCAGGCGGCACAGGCCGTCGAAAAACTCGCGCTGCGCAGCGGGATCGAGCACGCGCGGATGGTTGAAGTCGGGGAGGCGCGGCACGGTGATCTCGTGCGCGCCGTGGGTGGTCTTGTCGAGCAGGTCGAGGCCCCTGCCCCGGAACGCCGTCAGCCCCCAAGCGCGCGGCACGCCGAGATATTCCCGCGCGGACCAGTCATGGTAGAGCGCGATTTCCTTCGGCTGCCCGGGATCGGAGAACCGGGGCTTGAAGGTCAGGCGAGCCTTGAGTTGGTCGCGGTGGTGCCGCGCACCGATGACCTCGTAGGGCACATAAAGCCACCCCGATAGGATCACCGGACGCGCGGAACCATTTACCGCTACGGGAGTTGCAACGTGTTGCACGGTCAAGCTACTAGCCTAAGCCATTGACTTTCCTCAAAATGGAATATCGTCGTCAAGGTCGTCGGCGAAACCGTTGCCGGTGGAGCCACCCTCGCCGCCCGTGCCGCCTTCACCCGCGCCGGACGCGCCGGACGCTGCGCTGCGGATGGTGCTGCCGCCGAAGCCGCCCGTGCCGGTGCCCGAGTTGCCGTCGTCGAACTGGTTGCGGGAATAACCGGACGAGCCGGGCAGGCCCGAACCGCCGCCAGCCGCGCCGAGATTGAAGCGCAGGCGGATCGCCTCGGCCGACGGCTTGGGGAAGGCGCGGGCGTAGTCGATCGGGTAGCAGTCCTCGTTCTCGACCTTGACCAGCTTGTTGTCCTTCTCGGTGTAGATCGCCGGGTGCGAGAACGTCTCCATGATGTCCTTTTCCGAGCAGCGCTCGACGAACACCGGCAGGCCAGTGCGCAGGCTCTGGTCGCCATTACCGCGCTTGAACACGACGTGGACACCGCGCAGCGGCGCATCGACGTGACCCGCCTTGACCTGCTGTGCGCGGATCGTGCTCATCATTTCCATGGCATCGCCCTTCAAGGAGACGAGGCGGCGCTGGTAGGCGTGCTGGGTGCCGTTCTTGTCGGTCCACGGACGCAGCACGTCGATGGTCAGGTAGGTGTTGTAGGACGGCGACAGGCCGACCTCCTGTTCGAGCGGATCGACCTCCCACTGGCGCGGGCTGGTGACGTACTGTTCGATCGGCCTGCCATTCTTCGGGTTCACCCGCTTGAAGCGGTCGTTGAACGTCAGGTCGTGCTCATACAGGCCCGGACCGAAGTCGTTGTCGAGGATGATCGCATCGACCTCGTCGCCCTTGGGCAGGAACAGGCGGTAGGGCACGCCGTACTCGGCCTGACGCTCCTCGCGGCGCTGCGCGACGTATTCCTGATGCTTCTGGTGACCTTCGATGGCGGCGGCGCCGGTGGTCATCCAGTCGGCGGTTGCGCCGGGGTTCTGCTGCGCGGGGCTGGCATTGCCGGCGTTCGGGTTCGGGTTACGCGACCGGGCGCGTACCGACGGCTGGGTCGTGGAGGTGATTGCCATGAGGATTACTCCTTGTCTCTAGGGCCATTTCGGCGTTCTTCGATTAGCCTTTCGGCTTCCAATTCCGGCACGTGCCGGTTGTGTCCGTCGAGGCCGCCGGGGCGGCTACCCAGACACTCACCTACACGTTGTAGGATACGTGCTAACTGTGGAGCAACAGTAAGCGCAAACCCGGCAGTAATCAAGCTAAAAGGGCTGATTTTGCTACCTACATTCCAAAAAAATGCGCCCTTGCCCTCCCATGCGACAAGGATTTTACCCGCGCCCTCGGGGCCTTGATCCATATCGAGCACCCGGCTCGACACGAACGCCAGCGGCGTTCCCCCCGCGTCGGGGATCACGGCAGAGCCGGTGCGTTGCAGCCGGTTGCAAAGTTCCTCGATCATCATGTCGTCGTCGGGGATGTCCACTCACATTGCTCCTCGTCCAGCCAACTGCAACCGCTTGGCCTGCCTGCGGTCCGGTCGCCACATCCGGGTTTCAGCGATCATCGTCAGGACCATGTCCCGCGTGAGATTATCCACGTCGGGCTGGACGCCCTCGGGGAAGTCGGGGAAGTCGGGAACCAGCAGCGGAACGTGGCCGTAGAGCTTGCCGATGGCACTCTCCTCGATCTTGCGCTCCTCGGCCTCGGGGTCGAACACCCCGAACGTCGCGCCGTCGCCGGCCTCGTCGGGGTCGAACAGCAGGACGGTGGTGTCCCCGGCCAGCCGCACGATCGCCGCCTTCTCGTCGGTCATCGCCGAGCCAAGGATGGCGCCGACGTCGTGGGTCTCCTCCATGCCGATCTCGTGCATGCGGGCATAGGCGATCAACCCCTCGACGAGCAGCTTGGGCACGCCCGGCCGCCAGCGCTCCGCGCCCAGCACCAGATGCCGCTTGGGCAGCCCGCCATAGTCGAGCACCTTGGGTTCGTGGCCCGGGATCACCGTGCGCCCGGAAAACCCGTAGAGCAGACCATCGGTGTGCCGGACCGGGAACACGACGCGCCGCTTCTCGGGGTCGAACACCAGTCCGAGCTTATCGCAGGTCGCCCGCGACACCCCGCGCTGGACCATGAACCGGGCGGCCTCGCGGTGCGCCTCGATCTTGTCGAACAGCCCGTGCCACATGTCCTCGTCGAGCGGTTCGATCTCGTCCTCGGGCAGGTAGACCGGATCGTCGAAGGCGCGGTAGACGCGGCTGCCGCGCTCGTTGTCCTCGGCCTCGGTGAACAGGTCCGAGTAATCGCGCTGCCGGAACTTCTGGAGCAGGCGGATCAGCTTGCCCACCGACCCCTTCTGGTGGCAGGCCCAGCACTGGAAAATGCTGGTGCCGGTGTCGTTGACGACGATGCCGAACGACGAGCGCCGGTCGGTGCCGCGCTCGTGGGTCCACGGGGCCAGCGGGCAGGAAGCATTCAGCCACGTGGCATGCTTGATCCGGTCCCGGCGGGTTTCGATGCCGCCGATGCCGAGCTTTGCCATGACCTGCCGAAGGGCTTCCTCCCGCATTGCCGATCACCCCTTACGTGCGCTTGCGCACCTTGAACTCGGGTTCCTTGGTAACGGTCGAGAGCACCTTGTCCAGCAGCGGCTTGCCGCCGAAGTTGGTGACCGCCTCGCGGCTGATCTTGCACAGGCCGATCGCGTCCTTGGGGCCGATCTCGGCGAACAGCTTCACCGGATCGACTTCCTCGGCGACGGCGGACATTTCGCCGACGTCGTAGATGGTCTCGCCGAGCTTGATCGCGAAGTTGGCGACCTTGTGCTGCTTGACGAACTTCGCCAGCGCGCGTTCCGCCTTGGTCTCGGCCGACTTCGCCTTGGCGGCGATGTCCTTGAGGCGCAGGAACTCCTGCACGTCGGCGATGGCCTTGGTCTTGGCTTCCTCGGGCGTGAGGTTGCTGGCCTCGACCAGCACCTCGACCTCGGCGATCACGGTGGGGACGAGCGTGGTGTTGCTGGTGGCCGGGGGAGCCACGTCGGCCGCCGACACTTCCGGCTGCGACGCCGGGGCGGGACGGTTGCGGGCGCGCACCCGGGGGGCCGGGGCGCTGGTGGTCTCGGGTGCGGAAGCCTTCGCGGCGACTGCGGTGATGGTCATTGTCTGGGTCTCCTCTTTTGCTGCCGGCACCCTTGTACCGTTATCGTGGTTCTACGTCAAGCGGGTTTTTCGTACTCGCCGCAACCCTTGCCGATCTGGCCCTTGTCGTCGCGGGCAGTGAACTCCTGCCACGGCACCCAGCCCTGCGGGCAGGCAAAGCCCCAGTCGCGCTCGAACACGCCCGACATGAACAGCGTGATCGCGGGCTGGTTGTCGATCAGTTCGACCCGGTGCAGCGCGGTCGCCGGGCGGCTGATGACGTCGCCGGCATAGCGGCGGAAGCTGCCCTCGGGGGTGTGCTCGATGTAGCCGCCTTCGAGCACGATGCTGGTGTTCGCCCACGGGTGATCGTGGAACGCGCGGTCGTCGTCGGACGCGCGGAACTCGTGCAGGTAGACGTTCTGGAGCACGTTGCGCGGGATCACCCACCAGCGGCGCAGATAGTCAGCCCCGATGACGAAGTCGGGTTCGCGCGACGCCATAAGCTCGCGTGCCCATGCCGCCATGCCGGCGAGATCGAGGCGGTGGTCGGTGGCGGGGGCGGTAATTGGTTGGTTGTCCATACGTGTTCCTTTCCGGTCTGTCTTGCCCCTACACGTGTTGCTCGGGGCGGGGTTGCAACGCGTTGCAGGGTTCGGGTGGTTACTCGGGGGTGGTTACGCGGTGAGCCTGACGTGCACCGACGCCAGCGCGTCCTCGGGCGACATGCTCGGGGTGAGCACCCACTGCGGATCACCCTCGACGAACGCCTTGAGGATCGCGTCCTCGTCGCTGTGCTGATACCACGTCGGCATCACCGAGTTGATGTCCTCGCGCTCGGCCATTTCGCCAAGGCTGGCCGGCGAGATTTCGGCGTCGGAGCCGAACGGCAGCGGCGCGGTGATCCCGAACCACTCCTCCAGCGGCGGGTTCTGCATGAACCAGCACAGGACCGGAAGCACGGCCTCCTCGTAGCCTTCCTCGATCTCCAGCACGACCTGATCGTGGACGGTGAGCACGACGCGGGCGATGTCGGGGTGGACATGCGCTTGGAAGCGGTAGGCCCCGATCAGGCACAAGTCCGACCCCACACGCTGGATCGGCGCGTTGATCGCCTGCCGCTCGGTTTCCGAAACGGTCGAGCGGTTGTCCGACTTGATGCTTGGCAGGTGGCGGGCCGCGCCAAGCAAGCCGCGCACCATGCAGTCACGGTGTACGATTTCGCGCATGACGGCATGCCACGGCTCAAGCCGGTAGCGATCGAAGTAGCGGTTGCGGATCGTCACCGCTTCCTCGCTGGTGAAGTCCACCCCGTAGTTGGTCTTGGCGTAGGTGCGGAAGGTCTCGGCCATCGCGCCGTAAACGAACCCGAACGAAACTGCCTTGGCGCGGAAGCGTTGCAGTGCGTGCAGCGACTTCAAGGTCAGCGCCGCGCGCTTCTCGGGGCTGGTCTGGTCGAACAGCTGCTTGGCGCCGGGCAGGTCGAGCACATCGCGCAGGAACACCGCGTCGGTCTTCCACGTCGCGAACTCCTCGGCGGATAGCCCCAACGACACAGCTGCCGTCGCGGCGTGAATGTCGCCATTCGCCCGGTAAATGTCGATCATGTTGGCTTCGTTTGCCATCCACGCGACCAGCCGAAGCTCGATCTGGCTCATGTCCGATGCGCCGAACACCTTGCGCGGCCCGGGGCGCATGATGCGCTGGTACGGCTTCGCCCAGCGGCCCCGCTTGGGGAAGTTCTGACCGTTCGGCTCGCGGCTGGCGGTGCGCCCGGTGTTGGTCCCGGTCAGCGTGAAGCTCGGGTGGATTTTGCTCTGGTCCGACAGGTACTGCCAGAAGCCGGTGCCGTGCTCCTGTTTGCCGACGTAGGTCGAAGACATTTTCTTCGCCTTCATGAAGTCGGTCAGGTCGAGCACGAAGTTGCCGGCCTTGGCGTCGGTGACGAAGTACGGCAGGTGGTCCTTGGTCGAGACGGAGGCCACGCGCTGGTGCGCGGGCAGCCGCGCAGTCGAGGGCGTGAACACGCTCGGCTTGAGGCCGAAGCCGTCCTTGGAGAACAGCACGTCGCGGGTGAACTCGTCGCGGGTGAACGACAGCGCCTTGGACAACGCCTCCTGTTGCTTCTTGGTGCCCACCTTCCCGGCTGCCGTCGCGGCGGCCATGTGCTTGCGGCGGACAGGCGCGGGCACGCGGCGGATCAGCGAGCGGTAGAGGTCGCGGGTATAGGTGTCCACTTCCTCGCCAAGCGCGGTCAGGCGCTCTTGGTCGATGGTGACGCCGGCCGGTTCGGTGACCTGCGCGAACATCATCAGCGAGGGCATCTGTACCTTGTGCAGCAGCTTCCACTGCTTGGGATCGCGGCGCAGGATGTCGCGCAGGCGCTGCGCCAGTCGGAACACCGCGTCCGGGTCGCCGCCTGCGTAGCTGCGCATGCCGTGGGTGGTGATCTTGCCCGTCTCGTCGAGGATGTCCTCGGGCGGCACCTCGATCATGCGGTCCTTGTTGGTGGTCTGGTTGAACGCGTCGGCGTAGCCTGCCATTTCGGGCACCCACACCCGGGTGCACTCGTCGAGGTTCCGCTGGATCATGTTCTCGTCCGCTTGGAACGACATGATCTCGGTGTCCATGTACCAGCCGCGCGGTTGCAACCGGCTGCAACTGCCGTCGCCGCGCCGCACGTTGACCTTGGAGAGGATGTGGTGATCGTACTTGAGGTTGTGCCCCAGCTTCTTGATCGACCGGTCCTCCATGAGGTCGGCCAGCTGGCGGATGCCCTCCTCCATCTGCGAGAACGGCAGGCCCGGGAACACCTTCTCCCAGTAGCGCTCGTGGATCGGCAGCAGGTAGCTCTCGCCGGGCTTGACGCACAGCTGCGCAAGGAAGCCGAACACCTCGTCGCTGTACCAGCGCAGGCCGGTGGTTTCCGTGTCGGCCGCCATCACCGTCGGGCGGTTCTCGATAAGCTCGTGCAGGTCGGGCACCCAGCGGTAGTTGGTTACCTGCTTGACCATACCCGACGACTGGAAGTCATTGGCGCGCAGCTTGGCGATCGTGCGCCAGTCCGCCTCGAACACCGGGCGATGCTCGGGGTTGCGCAGCACGAAGCCCGGCGCGAACATCGGCATCACCGGCACCGGGGCACCGCCCACGGTGACGCCCTTGGCCTGCTCGATCGCACCGCGCGACTTGGTGATCTGCACCGAGCGGCCCAGCAGCGCCCGGCTGGCAAGCTCGCCCGTGGTCACCACCAGCCGGGGCTGGCGCGCGGTGATGATCTCGCGCAGCGCCTCGACGTGGGCCTCGACGTGCGCCCACTTGCGCGCGGCGGACGTGAGCGCGATGTCGCCGATAGGCGGGGCCAGCCGGACGAACGCGACGTCGGTAAGGTCGATCCCGGCGGCCCGGGCGGTCTCGCGCATCAGGTGCATCGCCTCGGCCGTCGCCGGCAGCCCGGCGTTCCATGCCTCCATTGCCTTGCGGTTACTCTCGACCAGCGCGTCGCACACGACAAGCACCTTGGCCTCGGCGTTGCCCCACACGAGGTTGACGCGGTTGGGGGCCTTGGCCTGCGCCGCGACGCCGGTGATCGCGCCGACGCGCGCCGGGGTCTGGGGCGTGTCCGGGGTGTTCTGGGGGGCGGCGCTGACCGCGCGGGGGATGATCGGCATCAGATATTCCCCGTGAGGCGGGCCATCAGCTGTTCGTGCTCGTCCTCGCGGGGAAGCTCGCTGAAATCCATCGGGTTGAACAGGAAGTTGGTGTCGAAGTCGAACAGTTCACCGTCGCGGTTCTTGCCGCCGGTGTACTTGCGCTTGGTGCGCCGGAAGGTCGGGTCATCGACGTAGTCCACCGCGACGACGACGCTGGAGATTTGACCGATCACGTCACCGCCCGCGATCTGGTTCATGTCGAAGGCGACGCCCTCTTTCTTCTCGCGCGACAGCTGGAGCGACTGGATCACCGGCAGGTTGCGGTCCTGCGCGATGCCCTTGATCTCCTCGCCGACGTCGTAGATTTTCTCCCAGCGCGCGCCGTTGTTGCGCTGCTTCTTCTGCGAGCCGACGAGGTACGACGCGTCGATGTAAAGCCCGTCGGGTCCGAACTCCTGCACCAGCCGGTCGATGTCGGCGGTGGTTTTCTTGAAGGACCCCGACATCAGGTGGAACGGCGGCAGGTTGCGGGCGCGCTCGACCCATTCGTGGAGGATTTCCTCGCCGTGCATGGTGATCCGGCCCCGGCGGATGTCGTCGGGGTTCATGCCGGACGCCAGCGCCAGCATACGCCGCGCCATCTGGTGGTCGGTCATTTCCATGGTGACCAGCACCACGGGGTGCCCGGCGAGCCACGCCGTGAGCGCCATGAACAGGATCGTCCACGACTTGCCGACGTTGGGGCGGGCGACGACGGAAATCACGTCACCGGGCTGGCCGCCTGCGGTGGCCCGGTTCATGGTGTACCAGCCGAACGGGACGCCGGTAAGCTCCCCTGCCCCGTTCATGCGCAGCAAGAGCGCTTCTTCGAGCACGGTCGCCATGGCGTCGGCGAGCGGCACGGTGTCCCGGCGCCCGTCAAATTCCGACATCGCCCGGTACAGGTCGCGCACGATCTGGCGCACGCCCTCGACGTTGCGCGCGGTGATCGCGGTGTCGAGGTCGGTCATGCAGGCCGCCGCCGCCGAGTACACCGCCCGGTCGCGCAGGCGGTCGATCCAGTAGTCGAGCGGCCCCGTCGCGGTCGGCAGGTTGAAGCCGTTCTGGCGCATGATGTCCACCGACGGCAGCGAGCCGTGGCGCTGGTAGAAGCCCGACAGGAAGTCGTAGGCGGACTGCTCCTCGGGGAAGAACAGGCCCGGCGACAGCGAGCGCATGGTGGTGCGGCTGCCGGCGTCGATCACCGCGCGCAGCGCTTGCAGCGCCGTGGACGCGATCGAACTGGAGGCGGTCGGCTGGATCGTCACTTGGCTGCGCCCTCGGTGATGCGCACCACGCGGTTGTGCTGTTCGAGGGTCTGCTCGATCAGGCCGTCCCACCAGCCCACCGGCTCGGCGGCGCGGCGGGTCACGGTGACGGCGCGGTTATCGGTCACCCGGTCTTCGATGAAGGCTTCGACCAGCGCGATCTCGTAGCTGCGCAGCGGGTTCTCGTGGCCGGTCTCGAAGTCGCGGATCACGAGGTGGCGGATGGCGCGAAGCTCGGCTTCGTTCTCGGCGAGGAGCTTGGGCAGGCGGACCAGCGGCACGACGCGGGTGGTGAGGCCGACGAACAGCATGGCCCGGGCGGTGAGCATGACGATCTCGGTGGCCTTGGGGGTCGCGCCCCGGAAGTCGAAGCCCAGCCCTTCATCGCGAATGCGCAGTGCGTGGTCGATGATGAACTTCTTGAGCGCCGCGCCGGTCTCGCCCAGTTCTTCGAGGCTGCGGTTGTGGAACGACCGACCGATGCCAGCGTCGGCGAGCGCCTGAATGGCGTCCTCGCTGCGCTGTTCGCTGTGCGTGCCGACGTACCGCTGCTCGATCACGAATTGGTTTCCCCGTTGTTGGTGGTGGCCTTGCCGAAGAAGGCGCGATCGGCGTCCGCCGCGCTCATTCCCGTCCGTGCCAGTAACTGCCTAGCAACACTTGTAGGCTTCTCCTCGCCGCGTGGCAACCCCCTTTCGGTTGCAACTGGTTGCAACGGCGCGGGGGCCACCGGGGCGGGACGGGTCCGCACCCGCGCCTTGGGTAGCCGGGCCGCTTCGCGCTCGGCGGCGGCGCGCACCTTGGCCTCGGCGACGATCTGGATCGCGTTGTCCTGACTGTAGCCCTTGGCGACCAGTTCCTCGACCTGCGACAGCGAAAGGTCATCCAGCGCCCGGGCACGGGCCTTGGTCATGAACTCGTTGTGGAAGTGCTCGAAGAACGCGCCGAGAAACCCGATCTTGGGCAGCGTCGGCGGCGGGGTATGCAGGCCCGAGAGCTTGCCGGTCACCGGACGCCAGTTGGTCACGGCGAACGTGAGGAAGTCGCAGAACGCGCCGTTGACCTTGGGCCAGCGGGCAAACAGCGCCATGGCCTGTCCGCGCTCCTGCTTGCTCCACAGCGGCGGCCGGGTCTCGTCGCGGAAGGCGTCCGCCCATGCCACGCCCCAGACCAGTTCGAGGTCCGCGCCACGGATCACGCCGGCAATCGTGCTGGACTTCTGACCCGGCGGCAGCGGTGCGGCGCAGTTCACGCGGTTGATCGCGGATTGCAACCGGGTTGCAACTTTCTTGGCAGCGGCAGCGCGGTGCGCTTCGACGATTTCACGGACGGATGGTTCGTCGGATTTTTCAGCGCGAGCCTTGTTCAGCTGACTTTCGGCGAAAGGCATTTCGATCTGGCCTGCCCGTTCGTCTTCGGAAAACTCGTCCTCTGAAAATCCATCGTCGAACAAGGTGGCAGGCACGGCGGCAGCCGTGACCGGCGCGGCAGCGCCGTGGTGAGAAGTATCAGTGAAGGTACTAGTGTAGGTATCAGTATTATGTGGTCGCGTGGCGACCAAGGGTCGGTCGCGTGGCGACCAAGGGTCGGTCGTCTCCTGACCTAGGGTAGGTCGCGTGGCGACCACCCCTGCATTCAATCGCTTAGGGGTCGGAATGGTTGGCGGCACGGCGGTAATCTCCCACGGGGCGAGCACGAGTTCGACGTTCACGGACAGCTTCAAGCCGATCATGCAGCCGGTTTTCTGGTCGTAGCGCAGCGTCTGGTTGACGATGCCAAGGTCCACGAGCTTGGCGAGGCACGCCTTCACGGTCGTGCGGCCGATGCCGATAGGTGGGGTGTTCCACTGCCCCTTGCCAGAGGTGCGCCCGTCCACGATCTCGCCGATCGTCGTGTCGATGTGGTCGAAGCCCCACTGTACGGTCATGTCCTGAATGCGCAGGAACACCGCCCGATCGTTCGGGTTCAGGAGCGCGCCCCATCGCCGCTCGATCGCCTGCGGGACCAAGACTTTGATGGACACACCCCCGGGGTCCGGGGTAGCCGGGTATAGATCATCATCCGCCGGGGACATGCCTCGTCGCTTTGCCAGATGCCTTACACCGTCAAGCGGGCCTGCCACGGCCTTCTCGTCGGGACCACTGGAATCAGTGGTGCCAGTTTGGTACGATTTTACGTCTGCCATGTCCAGCACTTATCAACAGGTTTATGCGCAGGCCGCCTTGACCTGCGCTTGGGATTTTCGAGGTGCCTACACGTGTTCGGGCGGCCCCAAAGCACGGTGCTGCGCACACGTGTGATCCCGGTCGGTGCGCCGGTGCTTGGGCATCAGCTGGCATATCCCTGACCGGTTCCACTTGGCGGTGCGTTCGCGCACGATCGCGTTGTGGAGCAGCTGCGCCTCGGAATACTTGTCGCAGGTGAAGCCAAGGAAGCCCCTCACCCGCTCCTGCACAAGTTCAGGCGGCAGGGGCGCGTCCTCGCCCTCGGGAGCACAGGGTTTCCAGCACTGGCAGCTGGCGCACGTCCAGCCGGTCGGGTCAGCGCCGGCCATCAGAACTGGCCCTGCAAACGCAGCGCGTCGAGGTAGGCGATCTCGGCCTTAACCGCGTCGTCGTACTCGGCGAACAGCATCGGCCGGTCGTCCACGTAGTTGGCCGCGCCCACGAAGCCTTCCGGTTCCACCGTACCGACCGCCTCGATCCAGCGCCGGTAACTGACAGGGCCGCGCCCCGCGTCCTGCAACACGTCTATGAACCACGCCTGCACATCCTCGGCCCACTCGATCAGACTAGCGCGCTGGATGTCGGCCTTGCCGAACTGGCGCAGGTCCAGCCCCTGTCCCGGCTTGCGTTGCAGCCCCGAAACAGTCCCGTCAGGGGCCACGGAGATTACTTGGGTCGTCATGGGGTCGTTTCCTCTCGTCTTCGCGCTGACGCGCCCTGCCACGGGCAATGGGGGCAGGTTTCCCCGCCCCCGTCGGGTTACCACTTGAGCGTGTTGTGCTCGGTCTCGCCCTCGGTTTCGATCGAGTGGTACTCGGTCTTGAGGGTACGGGTGGCGCTGATCGAACCGTCCGACAGCGCCTTCTCGATCGCCTTTGTGGCATCAGTGCAGCCAACCCCGTTGAAGCCGACGGCCTCGACGGTGGGCAGCCCGAGCGGGCTGATCGTGATCTTGATGCTCTTGCCGTCCATGTGTCTGGGTCTCCTCTGGCTGGCGGGTGGGGTTAGGCGACGCGCACTTCGAGTTGCACGTTGCCGTGCTCGTCGAAGTAGTCCCGCTCGATCATGTAGCCCTGCGCGGTGGCGGCGTTGATCGCGGCGAAGCGGGCGTACTGCTGCCCGAACTGGCCGATGGCCCACAGCGCGCGCTCCTCGGCCGTCTTGGGGACCGGGCAGCTGGCGCCGACCGCGCGGGCAACGGTGCCGCCGTACTCGTCGGTGATGACGTTGTAGGTGCCGTCCGCCTGCTTGACGAGGCCGACGTCGTAGTTGGCGTTTTCGAGCTTGAGCACGAAATCGCACATCACTTCCTGCTGGCGGTAGTACATGCGCGGCTTGGTGTTCTCCGCGAGGGAAATCTTGACCCCCTTGCTCTGGAGTTCGGCGACCGCGCGGCGGATCGCGCCGACGTCCTTGATGGCAAGTCCGCGAATAGTTGTAGTGTGGCTCACTGTTTGTCTCCTCTTTGCTGCCTAGAAGTTTGGTATAGCATAATTACGTTTCTACGTCAAACGGATGGGAAAACCCCGCCCTACGCCAAGTCCCCCTACGACAGGTCAAGGCTGCGCTTGCTGCGCACGCGGGTGACTTCGACCGCCTGCCCCTCGGCGTTCTCGATCGTGCGCTTGTCGAGCACCGGGGCCGCCGCGATCTCGGGGGACAGGTCCTTGGGCGTAATCATCGCCCGCGCCGTCACCGGGTTGAACTGCTTTTCGTGCAGCGGGTTCACCCGCACGCCGAGCGCCTTGGCCTGCGCCAGCGAGAGCACGTCGAAGCGCCCCTCGACATAGCCGTTGCGCAGCGTCGCCCGGTTGAAGCCGGTCAGCGCTACCTCGTAGCGCCGCAGCGCCGCCGTCGCCCGGGCGCGCAGGAACACCGAGCCGACATGGGGCAGGCCCGTGCCGACCTTGCGCATCGCGAACAGCTTGAGGATCATGCCCTCGGGGATCGCGTAGTCGCTCTTGGTGAAGAAGCCGGCGTTGGTGTCGCCGTTCTCGTGGGCGTTGATCCGCCCCCCTGCCCGCAGCGCCGAAACCCCGTGCAGCCCGGTCTTGGCGGCAGCGAACAGCTGCTGCTCGCCCATCGGGTTGGGGAACGCGTAGCTCGGGGTGTAGAACAGGTAGACCTTGGACTGCATGCCCGGGAAGTTCTCGCTCCCGCACATCGTCTCGATCATCGTGGTGGTCATCGTCTCGGTCTCCTCGTGACGGGGTTGGGGTGTTAACCCTGCATACCACAATCACGGTATAACGCAACAGGCGGGGGCAGGTGCAACCAGTTGCAACCGGCTGCAAGCCCTGCCCCCATACCCGGACTAGCTGTCGAGTTCCAGCGCCCGGCCCGCGACGCCCACGGCTGCCCGGGTGCGCTGGCGCGGCCGGGGTTCAGCACGCGCCGCCTCGTCGATCGCGGTGCCGTTGGCAGGCCGCGCATTCTGTTCGGCCCAGCGCCGCATCGAGGCGAACTGGTCGGGGAACGCCTGCGAGAGCGGCGTCATCAACCGGAGTTGCCGCACGATCATCGCGCCGGTGAGCGTCTTGTCGGGCGCGTTGAACGCGGTGATCTTGGCGTCCTTGACGGCGGCTTCGAGTTCGGCCGGAACATACCCCTCGCTGGCCTCGATCGCCTCGTCGAGGTTCACGGTCGCCGGGTCCACCTTGCGTTTCTTGAGGTGGATGTTGAAGATTTCCCGGCGCTCGGTGGCGTTGGGCACGCTGACCGAGAAAATCTCGTCGAGACGCCCGCGCCGGATCAGTTCGGTCGGCAGCTGCTCGACACGGTTGGCCGAGAACACGCAGAAGATCGGCGCGTCGTTCTCTTGCAGCCACGTCAGGATTTTGCCGAGCACGCGCTTGGTGACGCCGCTGTCGCCGCCGCCCTCGTGGCTGCCCCCGAGCGCCTTGTCTATTTCGTCGAGGAACAGCACGCACGGGGCCATGGCCTGCGCGGTGCGCAAGGCTTCGTCCACCCGCGCCTCGGACTGGCCGACCAGCGAGCCGAACACCCGCGACACGTCGAACTTGATAAGCGGCAGCGACAGGCTCCACGCGATGGCCTTGGAGACAAGGCTCTTGCCGGTGCCCGGCGGGCCGGCGAGGAGGATGCCCTTCAACGGGTCGATGCCGTAGTCCGCCGCGTCCTGCCCGAAGCACGCGCGGCGCTCGATCACCCACGCTTTCAGGTTTTCGAGGCCGCCGACTTCCTCCATGTTGCCCACCGGCATGACTTCGAGCACTTCCGTGCGCTTGACCGCCTCGACTTTGACCGCGAGAACTTCGGCGGTCATCGTCTCGATCGGCAGCCGGGGCAGCAGCGCGCGGTTGGCGATCAGTGCCCGGCTGACTGCGCTTTCAAATTCGTGGCTGGTCATACCGCCGCCCGCCGAAATGATCCGGTCGATGTCGTCGTCGAGGTAGTGGGGCCGCTTGGTGCGGTCGAGCGCTTCCAAGGTGCGGTGGTAGACGTCGCGCAGTTCCGCGAAGCTGGGAAGGTCGAAGTCGAGCACGGTGATGTCGTTCTGGAGTTCGGGCGGGAGCACGAACCCGGGGATGGTGAGGATCACCAGCCGCTTCTTGGTCTCGGGCAGCGAGCGCGCGAAGTCCTTGTAGACCTGCGTCAGCGGCGGGGCCTTGCCGATCCACGGGTGCGGGTACATCATCACGTAGACGCCGCGCCCGAAGCCCTCGATCGCCTTGGCGGCGCCGAGCACGTCGGCATTGCCGTCGGCGTCCGGCTGGGTGCCGGGCTTGGTGCGGTCGAAGGTGTGCCAGCCGCCCGCGATCGTCCAGTAGCGGAACGTCGCGTCCTTCTCGGCGAGCGTGTAATCGTACAGCGTGTCGATGACCCGGTAGGGTTCGGCCGCGCGGATCATGGTCACGCCGACACCGGCCTTGTCGAGAATGCCGAAGCGCTGGCGGAAGGTGTCCGCGTTGAGGGTCGTGCGCTGTTCGCGCGTCATCGTCGTCATGGTGGGTTGTCTCCTCTGTCTGTTCACAACTGCCGACGCCTTCCTAGCACAATCGGGCCGAGGGTCAAGCCATAGGTGTAGGCTACACGCCGTGCGTGTTGCAGCCGGTTGCAACTGGTTGCAACTGGTTGCACGGGGGTTACCGGCGCGTTACAGTCTGGTTACCTCTCGGGCGCACCAAAGGAAACCCCCGCCGGTTTCCCGACGGGGGTTTCAATGTGGCAGTTGCGGCATCTGGCGCGAGGGAGGAAACCACCCCGCGACCGCGCTACCTTGATACCTACACCACGCAAACGGCGCAAGCGTTTTTTTGCCGCGACTCGCGTTTTTAGGCGGATTTCTTGGCCGGGGTCGGTGAGTCAATCGCCGCGCCCGGTTTTCCCCGGTTTGCGCACCACTTGGCGGCGGCGCTTGCCGAATTGTCGCGCTCGTGTGCCCAGTCGGCGAAGTCGTGGAGCCATGTGAGGAAGGCCCGGGTTGCGGTCGCCTCCATCGCGTCGCCCGGCGCAAGGATGCCCGCGCCGTCCGGCACACGCGGTTCAGTGGCGGGCGGGGTCGTCACCTCCAGCGGGCAGTCGAGCGGCTTGGTCAGTTCCGGCCTGCCCTGCGATCCGGCGCAGGCTGTCAGCACCGATGAGAGGGCGAGGAGCGCGAGGAGCGCCCGGCGTTTCAGGGTAAACATGGCTGGTCACCTCATTGATGACGCGCGCGGCGTCCTTGGCGATGGCAACGCGGCTGGTGCAGCGCGCCGACTGGTTGGCGAACGAGGAAGCGTTCTGATCGTGCTCGGCGGCGCGCAGCGCCTTCTCCTGCGTCAGGCTGACGCGGGTGTCGGCCAGCTGGCGCTTGGCGTCGGCCAGTTCGGACACGAGGCCCGGCACGTGGAGGACGCCGACGTGGACCCCGTCGATGCGCACGGTCTGCACGGCAAGTCCGAGGAGCGCGGCAGCGGCGATGCCGGCGGCGATGCTGGTGGACAGCGGGGGCGAGAAGCCGAACATTACGCCCCCTCCCCCTTGAGGTCGCTGGCCTTGAAGAACGCCGCGAGGAAGCTCGCCGCCGTCGCGGTCAGCACGAGGCCGACCATGACCGACTTGAGCAACCCGTCGTTGGCAAACGGGGCAAGCGTGGCGATCCCCGCCGAGACCGCCGTGCCCACGCCCGACAGGCCCGCCACCAGCGACGCCTTGAAGGTGCGGCTGGTCATCGGGTGGGCGATCGGCGCGGCCGAGACCGGCGCCGGACCCATCGGCACGGTAACCGGGACCGGGGCAGGTGCGGGCATGGCGACCAGCGAGGGCGTGGGCGCGGGGAGCACGATGCTTGGCGCGGGCAGGTTGACCGGCGGCGCCGGGGTCGGGATCATCGTGGTCTGGATCACCGTCACCGGCGCGGGGACCGGCGTGTGCCACAGGTCGATTTCCTTGCGGCGGCGGTTGACGAGACCCTGCACGCGCACGCCGTCGTCGTAGACGAACCGTTCCAGCTGGCCCGGGACTTCATCGAGCCGCCCGGCATTGAGCAGCGCCACGATCTTCCACGTCGAGACGAGACCGCAGTTGAACACGAAGCTGACGAGCGCGGCGTACTGGTTGTCGTTGAGCGCGGCGATGGCTTCGGGTTTCACGCAGGCCGCGATCTTGCGGTAGGCGTCGGCGAGGTCCATGCGGAGCAGCTGGCGGCCGGTCGCCTCGTCGATGGTCTCGCCGCGCACGACGTCGAGCTTGGTAACGGTGCGGGTGTGGCCCCAGCCGATGGTCGGCACGCCGATGACGTCGCTGGTCGTCGCGTACTTGGTGCGCTTGGGCTGCTTGTCGTCATAGGCAACGGCCCGGAATTGCTCGCCGCTGGTGATTTCATCCAGTCCGGCGTCGTTGATCTCACGCAGCTGCATGGTCTGTCTCCTTAACGTGTTCCCCAGCGCTCGCGGCGGTGCGTTCTAGCAGCGCGTGGAGTTGGGCTTTGAGTTCGTCCTTCGACCCCTCGTTGAAAAATTCGGCGTCCACCGGCGCGTTCGGCCAGTGGAACTCGCTTTCGTGCAGCGGCTCCCAGCCGGCGGCGCGGGCGAACGAGGCGAGCAGGTAGGCGGCTATGCGTTGCAACGCGTTGCCATGCGCGCGCCAGCGGTCGAGGTAGAACGGCATGCGCTCGACTTCGGGGCGGCGCACCATCCACAGCTGGCCTTGCATGCGCTCGATCATCGCCCATTCGTTGGGGAAGCGCACGTCCTCGACGACGACGCCCCGGATCGGCTTCTTGGTGCGGGTGCGCCCGGCGATCAGCGCGATGATCTGTTCCTGCACCGCGTTGACCCAAATGTCCTCGCCGATCATTTCGCGGCCCCACTCGGTGCCGATCGTCATCATCGCGTAGCGGGGCGACTTGCCGCACAGGAACGCCGACGGCGCGGCGCGGTGGGCTTGCGGGCCGTAGAGGTCCTGCTTGGTCAGGCCCATCGCCTTGAGCGCGTCCTTCAACGGCTTTGCCATGGCGATGCGTACGAACCCCTCGGCTTCGAGCATTTCGGCAAGGGTGGTCTTGCCCGCGCCCGACGCGCCGACCAGACCGATGACGGGGAAGTTGGTGAACATCGCGCGTTCTCCTACTTGGTGTGGACGTGCAAGGGCGGCGCGAGCAGCGCGTCAGTCAGTTCGAGCCACAGATGGTAATGCGTAGACGTGTTGCACAGCGCGAAGTCGGCGGGGATGTCGCGCCAGTGGTATTCGCTCTCGTGGATACGCGGGTGCCAGCCCAACATATGCGCCAGCTTGTCGAACACGGTGCGCCGGGGTGCCTCGCCGTTGTCCACGCTCCACACCCGGCCGCCGAGCGCGTGGATCATCGCGCCCTCGTTGGGAAAGCGCATGCCGTCGATCACCAGTTTGCACCCGGTTGCAAGTCGCGCCACGATCCGCTCGCGGACGGCGTTGACCAGCAGGTCGGGGTGGACCATGTTGCGCGCCCACTCGGTGCCGAGCTTTTGGGCGACTTCGCGGGGGGACATGCCGCCCAGCCGGTCCTGCGGCGTGGCGCGGTGGCGCTGACTGCCCGACAGGTCCGCCTCGGTGAAGCCGAGCACACGCAGCATATCCTTGAGTACGCACGACATCGGCAGGACGGCGTAGCCGTGGTCTTCGGCGAGCATGCGGGCAACGGTGCTCTTGCCAGCACCAGAGGCACCGATCAGGCCGATCAGCTGGGGGTAGTTGGCAAGCGTCATGCGGGTTCCTTCTGGAGTTCCCGGCAGGTGGGGCAGGTCGCGTTGAACAGCGCCTTCTGCATGCGCTCCAGTTCAGCTTCGAGCGCGCGGATGCGGTCTTGGTAGCGCGCTTCCTTGGCGTCCCACTCCTCGGCGTCGCGTTCGCGGTCCTCGCGCAGCCGTGCCAGTTCTTGGCTCATCATGTTGAAGCCAGCCTGCAACGAGCGGTTGAGGTTGGCGTGGGCGTTGGTAACATCCTCGGCGGCCGGATCGGGCTTGGCGCGCAGCTTGGCGATCAGGACGTTGGCGGTCTGGGTGACCACCGCGCCGGCAAATGCCCAAAGCGGCGCCGACTGCAAGATGCTGGAAAGGTCCATGGCACGCTCCGGGGGTACATGTCTATCGGGGTAGGCCCTACATGTGTAGCTTACCCCGACAAAACAAGAGCGTCAGGCGGCTTCGGCACCCGCCGACGCCGCTTCCGGCACCCATAGGACGTCGGTGGTGGGAGCGCCGTCGGCGGTGGGGGCGTCGGGAGCGTCAAGCGCGGGGGCGTCGGCGGCCGGGCGCAGATCGGTAATAGGCGGCAGGCTCGGCGGGTTCATCGCCGCGCGCAGGTCCGCCAGCGACACCGAGAAGTCGAACACGATCGTCTCGCCCTGCACCGACAGCGTGAGGCTGCTGGTTTCAGCGTCGCCGCGACGCGTCACCACGTCCTGCGGGCGCAGCAACACGCGGTTGCCGTCGGCGCCGGTCAGCGCCAGCATGCCTTGGCCCGCCGTGGCGGCGAGCAGCGCTTCAAACGGGGTGTTGGTGAGCAGCACAATCGTGCCCTCGGGCGCGATGACGCGCACGAAGCTCTTGGCGTCGGGGAACGTGGTGTTGTGCAGGGTGTCGAACGCCTGCGCGGTGACGATGCTGGTGGCCGGAATATCGTAGCCGCTGCCATCGACCAGTTCGAGGTTGGTAAGGTTCACGTGGGTTGCTCCTCTTGTGGGAGCGATCATCGTACACGTGTAGGTATCATGCGTCAAGGGACGGGTTGCAACATCGCATAGTTGCAACCGGGTGCAACCCGTCCCCCTGCGCCGGGGCTTACTTGGTGGCCGGGGTGTCGCCAGCCGGCGGCGTCGGCGTGGCGCTCGGGACCACCGGCGCGGGCAGCGACGAGGCCAGCGCGGTGACCTGCGAGATCAGGGCGAGGCCGTCGTTGGTCAGGATCAGCACCATCCGGTCGAGGCGCTGCGCCACGTCGAGGTCGGTCGCGGCGTCCTTGGCGGCCGACAGCGCGGCGATCTGCGCCCGCATCGCGGCATCGGTGCCGAGCGCGTCAGCGACCGGCTTGAGCGCGGCGTACTTGGCCTTGCGATCGGCTTCGGCCTGTTCGTAGTTGGCCTGCGCCTGCTTGGCCTGCAAGGCGGCGAGCGTGGCGGCGTCGGCATCGGTGAAGGTGGTAGCGGGCATGTCGGTTCTCCTAGTGTCGTGGTGTGGGTCGGGGGGGGGAACTACAGGGGAAATTCGTCGGCAGCCTCGCGCAGCGCTGCGTTGGCGCAGTGCCCTTTGCCGAAAACGTCATCGACGAGGCCGGACAGGACGACACACCAGCGGTAGCCGTTGGCC